TAATTATTAATATATATTATATATTGCCAACTCAAATTCACAGTTAATATTAAGTATATTGCCAACTCGGAACTCTATGACGCGCTGTGGCAATCTGCGCCCCTTCGGGGCTTGCTTGCAATTAGTAAGATGAATAGAAATTAATATATATTGCCAACTCACAAGTACGGGTGCTCAAAATCACACCCCCTCCCACCCCGGGAGTGGGTTATCATATTATATATTGCCAACTCGGATGCTGGGTGAATATTGCAAGATTTGTGTATATTGCGGATACGACAGTCGTGTTACCCTTCACACCCCTCACCCATGTTTGGAGAAAATCAAAAGATTTATATCATTTGGTTTTGCTTTATAATATTCATTTTAAAATTATTAGCTTATGTACACTATTTTATCAAACGGTTTAGTTCGTGTTAATCTTACAGGTTGTTATATCACAATGTCAGAATATAAAGAACTAATTGCAAGCGTATAAAATTAAATTAAGAACGGGTAAATAAGCCCGTTCTATATTGTTTCACTAATAAATTATTAAACTATGAATTTAGCAGAATTACAAGAAGTTAACAAGAAGTTACCGAAAGCAAGCAAAAATGAAATTGCGGCAGCTTTAAACCGTTTAGGTGTGAATCCTGATTCTATCAAGGTAGGCGACAAATTGAAGTTTCCCGCTGAAATTAACGAATTTAACGGAACAATCACAAAGGGAGTTGTAAATGGCAATACGTTCTTTCAAGTTGCCGTTGAGGTCAATGGAGTGGCAAGAAACGTATCTATCAATTCTTTGTTCCGGTCTTTCAACGACCGTGAAAACAACAAACGTATTACACCGGTTGACATTCTCCCAGAGGCGGACAAAAACAAATGTATTTTCAATATGTTTGAAAATAAGACAATAGCGGAATGTCTTGCAGATTTACAAGGTACGGAAGTAACCGCAAAGGCGATAGAAACGTTTGAAAGCGTCGCAAGGGACGGCAGCCAAATGAACGTAAATGTCATTGCATATTGCAAGGAATAACAAAGTACTTCTTATTGAAAGGCACATTTAGAAAGTCTATTTGTGTCTTTCTTTTTATCATGCTTATTCAGATATATTTGTTAGTATGTAGTTAGCTGAATAGTGAAATGAAAGCGAAGAAATCAAAATTAAGAACTGTATTTGGACGTAATCGGAACGATGCAATTCATGCAAATAATGGTATAATGTATAAACTGACAAATCCTCTGTTTGAGGAAGCAGTAGGCTATTATTTGCTTGAACAAATCTCCACTTGGAGTGGGACGAGATATAAAGTACTAAAGTACGTAGTTCAGACCGTTTGAATGTGTAAAATGAATATTATTAAGAGTATGTAGGTCTGTGATAGATATGCATACTCACCTTTTGTTTGAGTTGACAATAATACTATATATTTATGGACTACATCGAAGACGATTTCACAGATGCTCTGATTGACGCAATTTGTGGAGAAGATTTGAGTAATAACGATTAAAACCTCATGGTGTATAGGTTAACCATGCGCACATTTATGGTATTCGAATACATTCATCCAAGCGGAATTAAACTACGTCCGGCTAGACCTTTAACTAACAGCATATTATACATTTACAATCCAATTGGCAACGAATGGATGCATTTGTGTAAAGAGGATATACATGGACATCTAGAGCTATTGACATGCTTTAGTAATGGTGCTACTATGTATCAGGTAATTGAAGGTCTTAAGAAAGTAGTAGAGTATTGGGGAGATGACTATCTCGTAGGTCGCAGAGACTTTTACAAAGAGATTATAGACATCTATTCCTCGCACCGATAACATCACAGGGTTTAGCTCTTCTAAGTAGTTGCAAATGCTTGGAATCCTTTACGTGCAAAATGGACATAATGCATGTATTGCCCAAATTAAGACGTTCCTGCTTCACGCGTTAAAGCAGGAGTCCATTATGGTTGTTTTAATTACATTAATCTTTAAGTTTTAAACAGCGTCCTACATTGTTTGTGGGTTTTGGTATGGCTCCTCTGCCAAGTAATGCGTACAAGAGCTATGATAGACTCACAAAGAAAATGTATTTGTGAGTAAACAATGGTGAAACCACGTTGCTTTAAGTAGTAATGTGGGGACCATTCCGCCCTATTTGCAATTATAAACTGCATAGTGACAGAGACCTAAGAGAGGGAAGCAAATGAGCGTTGACTATCGTAGCGAAAGCTGCGTTCCACCATTGTACGTAGGGGTGTGTGGGTAATCGGCTAAAGGAACGTTCTGCAACTTGTGCCTCACAAACATGAGTTGTGCGTAGAGTTTGTGTGGCAGCCTGGAAAGACAGGCAATTTAAAAAACTCAATAACATCCCAAGACATTGAGGGCACCAGTTTCTTATATTAGCGTAAGGCTTACAGAAGAAGTCATAGTTCCTATATGGATGAAAAGATATACTCGGAGTTAATAACTCAACGTTATGACAGTATGCAGCTATAAAGATATAAGTTTTAGGTGTAAAATGCAATCTTAGAAACCTCACACTGAATAGGTAAAGTGTACATAGTTATGAGTAAATACGATGATTGCCATAGAGTTGACAATAGATATACCACAGCTATAGGAATGAGCGTGTGGAGATTCTTTAACATTGGCAAATATAAGAATCAGAAAGTAAAAGACGTCTGTTACTCCAATCCATTCTATGTAGCGTGGTGTCTGGAGAACTGGCAAGGATTCAGTCTTACTAGCTATGAACGTTCCAATTACATGAAAGGATTAGAACGTCAGTTAGAGAAAGACCCTGAAGACCAAGAACTCATCTTAAAGGTGAGTAAATGTAAAACCATTGTATGATTATTTTTACAGAAATGATATAATCATCCACCATAATGGGTACGCCCGGAGACTAATGCAGAGCATCTCTTATACCAAACAGTATCTTCCTTTAATACTGGAGAGATGTCTTATCGTGAGATAAGGCAAAGGAGTGTGGCACAGGAAGGTGGATTCCTTTACTTGTAATAATATTTTTGTTCGTTTTATTACAGCATATCCTCCCGTGACGGGAGTGGCATCATGACTAAGCCTTTACGTGGCGATGCTATAAGTAAGTCAATAGACTGAAACTAATTAGTTCTTTATTAACGTTTCACTAAAACCTCGTGAGTGTATAGGTAACTCATTAGATTAATTATGAAGACATTAAAATCATCTCTCAAGTTCAGTGTAGTAGAAATCACACCGAAAGATGCAGAAGTACTATTGTCAAAGTATTTGCACAATCGGCCTATTTCTAGAGACAATATCAACAAGTATGCTATTCAAATGTCTGAAGGTAAATGGCATTTGAACGGTGAGGCAATCATTATAAATGATAAAGGTCTTACTGATAACGGCTATCATCGTCTAGCAGCGTGCATACAGGCAGGTGTTCCATTTCAAACTGTGCTCATAGAAGGTGTTAAACACGAAACTTGGACTACCATAGATACTGGTAAAACAAGAAGTGCAGGTGATGTGTTTGGAATCATGGGCATTACTAATCCTACCCAGAAAGCTTCCATTGTGGCTAAATATTACGCTTTGACCAAGGGCTTGAAAGGTTTGGCTGAGGCTGGCGCTCTTCACAGACTTAGAGGGACTGGTCTGACTCGTCAAGATTTGTTGAACATGTACAGAAAGTATGAAACTACCTTTGATGAGGTTACAGGACTTGCACTCAAGTACAAGAAGTACACTAAAGGATTACTCCATGCATCTATGATTGGTGGTGTAACAGCTTATCTTGTTCTTGATAAGAAGCATAAATTAGATACTCTTGACGACTTCTGGAACAAAGTATCTACAAGCACACTTCCGTTGTATACGAGTGGTCGTAATCGTTTGCTGTCTGTGCGTGGTCAGGACAAACAAAAGGTTGTGACTGACCTGTGGAATAAATATATCTCTTCTAAAGAGAACATCCGCGTTAATATCACGTCTGCAATAATCTTTAAGTAACCAAAAGAGTGTGAGATTTCCATATTTTAGAACCTGGCAGTGAGTAGGTTAACTGCCAACTTATCTATGACTAATGAATTAGCAGAGGAATACAGAGAGCTTAAACGTAACTTAATACCCATATTGTTACAGATATGTGGTAAAGAGCGTTTATGTGATGCTGTAGACAAATGGTTATTAGTAAAATCCGGTATCAAAGTAATATCTAAATCATGGTATGAAGGTGGATTGCCTGGTAAAGAGTATGTGGTAATTAAGGATACTTCAGTACTTGCTAGCTATCCCTCTAAAGGTGCTAATTATGAACATCGTCTTGCGAGGTATAGAGCCTACACTAAGGCATTTAACCATGTAAGAGAAGAAGGAATACCTTTGGCTCCTATACAGGTTGATAAATTTACCAAAGTACTTGTCAATGGAGTAACACTATGCCTTATCGGAACTTTTGAAGGTAAATCAGAGAATGACTTTATCAAAGAGATATCTGGTAAGGTTTACGTAAAGGCAGGTACTGATTCGGTAGATGTTATTAATCTACAAACTAGAAGAACTAAAAGATATAAAGTTCAGTACACATGAAACTATACTTTAACTATACACAGAACTTCATCCTTGCAGATTGTGAGGGTGAGGTTATTGATATGAGAACTGGCCAGCCTTCTGATGCCAAACTACAATCTCGTCTTAATAGCTACAAAGATGAAACTACATCTAAGTGGATTCCTATTAAGGACTTAGGAGATTTGTATGATATGTCAGATAGTGATGTGACAGTTTCTGGCAGCTTAATCACGATGTCCATTGACGGACACAAGGTTACAGCTAGACATAAGGTGTCAGCAGGAGTTAATTATGTACAACTGACTGGACACTTCCCTCGCTACTTCTGGAAAGGATTTGCTAACTTATTAACTAAGTAACAATGTTATCGCAGATACAATTTAGGAAACAGAGAATACCATGTACTCTCAATCATCAATCTATTACTTCTCGTGAAGGTAAATTGCTTCTTGGGTTTGGAACTAACCAGCCCATGATGCAGCAAGCCGAAAGACAAATTGCTAAACATCAGGTTCCTTATGAGACATCTGATTTAAACGGCATGCTTTCAATCATTATCGATTATTCTATTATCAGCAGTGTAACAACAATCTAACCTTTAAACAATGGATATAAAGAACAGCCCTATAGTTAAACATGCAATTAACAATGACAAATCTCTTCTTCCCGGAATCATCGCTTACAGCTGCAAAGAAGCTATGGTAATGGCTAAGAGAGAATGCGGTGATTTTATAGACTTCGCCAAGGAGTGGATACAGTCCTCCAAACAACTTTGCGAAGAAGAGAACATTCCATGGGAACAGATTAGGGCAGCAACTGGAGATTCTATTGATAATTATATGTCATAATCTCCTTTCCGTCTAAAAGAGAGTCTGATGAGTCGTTGAAAATTACGACGAAACTTCACTGTGATTGGCATGTCACGGTGGAGTCACTCTTAACCAATATTAGTAATTATGAAACTCACTAAGAATAAGAAAGACAATATAATAATTAGTTCTGCTATTGGAGCATTAGTAATTATTAATATCATGTTGCCTACAGCTGGCGATTTTACATATGTAGCCGGAGCTATAGGTATTGTTGCGGCCATAGGAGTCTGGTTCTTACCAGACTAATCAAATAATTAATAAATCAAACTCTTTAAATTTAGAAGGAAATGAAGAAATTACAAGAACGCCTGAAAGCTGGTATTGATTTCAATCCAAAGAAAGACCCATGCTATGATTCTATCGTAGAAGAAGCTGAAACTATTCTTGGGCATGTGCTCGATGCCGCTGAAGGCAAAGAAGTTCCTTACAAGAACTTCACTGTTGGTGGCGGTTATGACGAAAGGAAAGACCGTGAAATCGTCATTGTTCGTGGTGACGGTGAAGACTTGCTCGTTATGGAAGTTAAAGACGAATCTATTCGTGTTCAACCTCATGAACGTCATGCTGTCACTCTGAATGAGGATGACGAAGCTTCTGCCCGTGAAATCTTTGACATTCTTATGAAAATGAGAGACCAAAGACAAGGCTCTACATTTAAAGTCGAAGAAGGCAAAAAAGCTTTGTTTGAGTTTCTGAAGGATATATCTAAGGCTATCGGTGCTGATGTTGAAGGTGTTGAAACGCCAGAAGAGCTATTAAAAGCTCTCAAGGCTAGAGAAGAAGGCAATGAAGGAGCCATAGAAGATTTGATGCGTGAACAACGCATTCATCTTACTATGTACATGCTTGACTGTTCCCGTGAGAAGGCAGAGAAGATTGTAAAGAACTTTGAAGAAGCTGTGAAGCGTTAATAATGCCAAGAGAGGATTAGTTCAATGGTAGAAGGCTAGTTGCGAACTGGCGGAGGGAGTTCGAATCTCCCATCCTCTCCCAATCATTTTAAAGTTTTGTATAGTTTAGGCTTGCCCCAGTCATGTTGTGAAACACACTTGGGCTTTTAATTAATAAGTGTATGAATCAGAGTGCAGTTAATTCTTTAAGGAATGCCAAGAGGCATATTCTTATTAGCGATGTTGATAAGTTCAATAGCCATTTATTGTATTACATATTAAATGTTATATATGGAACGCATGACCATATTAAATTAAATACGATACGTGAAAGACTTGAACGTGAGCTTAAATGGTCATTGGACGAGCATATTCCTGATAAGGATGTAATTAGAGAATGGCTTGACAATGATTACCCTCTTATATGCATAACAGAGTTATCGTTTGACAGTTGTATTAAACTTGCCAACGATTTCCCAGATTATGAAATTGTAGTTTATAGTTGGATGAAACATGAAGGGAACTTACCATTTTAAATGGAATAAAAATAACTCCTAGGCTATTAAGTCTGTAATGGGTACGCTACTCAATGTAGCACAGGAAGATACTGATAGCTTTTTTGTTCAGGTTTGAGAGACCTCCTGGCATGAGAGGATAATCATGCCACTTATGGGCCATACATGGAATTGATTCATGATGACTGGGTAGTAAGACGTGTAGAGTTCGTACCAACTCTTTAATAATGATACAGCAATTTAAGTGGAAACACTACTTACAGAATGGCAGCCTAAGCTGCTGGCTTAATTAGTGGACGTCATTGATTAAGTCGGGTTAATTGGAGAGACCTAGAAACAGAAGAGGTGTGGGAAGAAGCATATAGGGCAGCCCACTTAACTTGAAAGCCAAAGGTTAGTAAAGCTGAAATCTCCACTACCTATCTATGGGTTACAAATAGAAACGTTCTCCAACGTAAATGGAGTGGTGGAGCGACCGTTCGGTCAAGCCCAGTTTGGTAGTTTGTGAACAACTAAGTCGTAGCCCTACGAGGGAGACGTAATTGGTGAATTAACACTCGGCTTCTTAGTAAAACTACCTACATGCTGAACTCAACAGCTGATGTAATAAAATAGAGACACACGTAATCTTATTATTTAGAGTTGTGAAGACCGCGGTTCGAGTCCGCGATGGTCCACTATTATTAACGTTTAAATATCAATTTTATGGGATTATTTATTATTGCAGTGATTGTTTTACTTATTTGTGTATGTCTTTCGCGAGTAGGGTCTAAAGACCTAAGAGAAGTTGCAGTGGCAGTTGAGATTGTATTCTCAATAGCAACAGTTGGGGCAGCGATTTCATTACCATTCGCTATTACAAGGAATATTCAAATTATTGGCAAGCACGCAGTGCTCAAAGAAACATTGGAGGCTACTGATAGGAAGAATTACTATCTTATATCTAGTGATGTCTTAAGGCTTAATTATACTATCATGAATCATAGGAACTTTGTAGACAACTTCTGGATTGGGATATGGTATGATAAGGACGTAGCTAAATTGGAACTATTAAAATGAAAGCAAGGTTATTAAAGAAACTTCGCAAAGAGTCAAAGAAGCTGAAATTAATAAGAGGTGAGGATTATCAATATATAGTTACTGATAGTCCTCATGACATATTAAGACCAAAGCTTGATACTTACTACAGTGGCACATACTACTGTGGTCAAGAATTATTATTTGACGAAGATGTAATTGCATGGTTACATCAATGCAGACGTAATTGGATTCTGTCCGAGGTTAAACGAATGCGTGTACATCTGCGTAAATCTCGAATTAGAATATATAAAGAGTAATTGTTTCACTAAAAGTTATTGAAATTATGGGAAAGAGGTCAATATCCGATGATGACATCGTTCGGATTTTTAACACGGTAAAGGCAATGAATCCTGGGCCTTTTAAGATTACAGATGTAGTCAGGGATTTAAAGAAGAATGGCTTTCCAAGGCCAGAGAACTTCATGGCTGTTTTGCGTAAGCAGGGAGTGATTGAACCTGACGGTGCTATCTATACTAAAGGATTTATGTGGAAAGAACATGGCCCTTTGTATAAGACTAGAGTCATTGAATTGATAACTATCAGCAGGAAAGAAATGGCTAAGATACAGAGAGATGCATATGCTAAGAGAATGGCTATTAAAGCTGGCACTTACGTAGCACCTCCTAAACCTAAGCCACAAGCTGAAATGGAAGCTGTTACAGAAGCGGAAGAAGACAAACATCTGATTCCTATTACACAGGCTGAAATGGAAGCAATCAAATTCCTGAAATCGAGAGGTTATAGAATCACTAAATTAATAACAGTTGAACAGATAGTATGAAGTTTACAGTACAAGGGAACACGCCATTCAGTGCACACATTTGCCAATATCTATACGATTTGGAAAGCAACTTTGCTAAGGAGAAATTATCATTGCCACTTAGTCAGATTATAGCTCATATCTTATATGGGACTAAGAGAATCAGACTTGGTAATGAAGCTATTCCGTCCGAAGCAATCACTATTTTGGAAGAATGTATTGAAGCTAATCAGCCAATACCAATCAATTGTGTCTTCGGTAGTTCTGAATCGGAGAAAGACTATGTTGATGTTGCTGAATTTCAATCTCTTCAAACGTTGAAGGATATAAGCAGGAGAGTTGCTAAATTCTACTATCCAGGCTTGAACATAAGACTAGATGTAGTAGGCGATTCAAAATATGTTAGTAAGGTGATGAGACTAGCAACAGTCCTAGGTGGTTTTACCATAGGCACACACCAATCAGCTATTAATGTATCATTCGCTCACTACCGGCCAGCACACTATTATTATAAGTCTATTCCGTCTCGAAACATTCTACGAGGTGGATATGTTCCAGCTTGGGACGGTAGAGGTTATTTATACTTAGAATCCCCACATGATATTGTGAGTATGATAACTACAGCTGACAATCCTGACATTCTTTCGACGACTGTGGTGTTAGAAGCAAACGAAGAGACGGTAGACCTTCGTGTGGACTATCTAATACCGTAAATCCACTATTGACGAATAGTGGTAGCAAAACTTGGTCTGAAGAACCAGTAGACATATTCCGGAGTATGTCTATGACTTAAAGGCTATATCAAAGAGTTGAAACCTGTATCTATTCGAACAGTAGGAGTTCACCTGATTAAGCATCAGAAAACAGTAGTGCAAATCTACTATAGATATTGTGTAAGAGAGAATCTACACGGTCTGCATTATATAATCAGCATGCAGATAGGTCACCAAGCAAACCTCTTTCCTGCCTGGTCAAGTGTGCATTACGGTCTGTAAGTGGCGAGCGGGTTAACGTATGTCCGATTGCCGTAATGCCGCTTGTTTATTGTTTAGAATAAAGAAAGACTCTCATAACAATAAATTTAAACAAAGAGATGGAAATGAAAGGAGCACAAAGGCCAAGGAGGCCTTACCCTAATGCCGCACGTCAAAGGCGGGATGAGAATAAACCTAAGTTTGTGGATAATAATCAGTTATTCATAGACCAGTTTGTTAATCTTAAGAAATGTCTTCAGCCACGTACCTACGTGCAAGTGGCTAAAGATATGTATCCTTTATGGAAAGCTAATCCATTACTATGTACTAAGTTTACTGCATATACGAGAATGATAACTCGTAAATGTAGAATAATTACCCCGGAAGGAGTTATACAACTTGATACACAGCAAGGAGAAGGTTTGAAGAATGAAGGTATAATGAGAATGTTGTGGTTGGCAATCTATCATAAACCCACATTCCATGCCAACATTGCTTATTTTGCAGCAGCTGGATGCTGGAAAGATTTCATTACTATGATGGCTTTAGATGTTCAACTCCATGGCTTTAAGCACAGATTGGATTGGGACTTCTTCAAGAAAGTCATATTCGCAGGTCTTGCCAACGGTCAGACATGTGATTTAGTAAAGAAGTATCTTCCTCGTGTTCGTTCCAGTGTTGCATGTAAGACAGATGAGGCAAAAGCACGTAACACAGTAGCCAAATTCTTGGCGGAAGGCCTTTATGGTAAACCTAAGGATGAAGGAGACTATTCAACCTATCGTAAATATAGGAAGATGAAGAATAGCGGGAAAGCAGCCCAATGGCAGCAGTTAATCAGTCAAAAGAAATTCTTGGAAATCGATTTTGACACTGTTACTGGAAAGGCGCTGGCACAGCTAGTAGGCTCTAAATTCCTCAAACATCAAGGTCTTAAAAAGAAGTATCAGAACTGGTTGAAGAACCGTAAGAAACCCTCTAATAGCGGATTTCTACATACTCTGTTCAAACCATACGGATTGGATAAAATTGCCGAAGAGATTCCAGAATTTATGGAAACTTCTATTAATGCAAGTTTCAATGTATTTGTTGATAATGCTAAACGCAATAGAGTAGCTCCGTTGTTGGTAGTAAGAGATATAAGTCATTCTGCTAATGGTGAGATAGAGAATAGCGAAACATCTGCTTACAGTTTGGGTAAAGCATATGCTTTATATCATTCTGAATTACTTCCTACAATATTCAAGAACTCCTATGCCGTGTTAGAGGATAACATGGTTCTACGTAAGTTCAAAGGTCAGAATGTCATTGAGAAATGGAAATCTGACAAAGAAGAAGCATTATGCCAGAATCCTTCTATTATTAATATAGCAGAAATGCTGTGTAAAATGAAAGAAGATTATGGTGTGGATGAAGGAGAGTTCCCTAGAGGCTGTGTGGTAATTACTAACCATACATATTTTACCAAGTTGAACAACCAAGCATTCGTGGAATTTAAGCAAAGACTGCTTAAAGCAAATTTCAGTAAGGAATTTGTAAGAGCATTCAAAGTTATCATTTGGAGAGTTCCTTTAGCATATAAGGGAAGACCTAATGTGGCTTTGGTTCCAGGAGTGTCAAATTGCTTCTTAGTAAATGGACTTAATAATTCAACATCCTCATTTATTACTGGAGAGAAGAGGTTCCAGGTGCCTAAAACCACTAGAGACATCTTTAAGCATGCTATGAATCAAGAGTTGCTTAATATGATGATTCTAGAAAAGGATGTTGTCAAGAAGAATGCAAGCGTGCAGAAGAAGCCTGTGAAGGTCTAAGTATTTCGCGCACCGTTTATTTAATAGTTGAATTAATGTTCTGATTGGATAGAAGATAGATTTCATTATGCATGGAGAAGAGCGCATATTTGGTATAGTAATCTTTGTGCATATCTAGTAACACTAGGTGGGAATTTATTGGATGATTCCATAGGGACTGGATAGAGATATAGTTCAGTGGTAGAACAGCTAAAGTCAATCTTTAGAAGAACATCAGTTCGAATCTGGTTATCTCTACACCATTTTATTAATATGATTCTTTCAACATATGCAGTGTCATTTCTATCTCGACTCATAGTCATTATTACGAGTTAAAGTATCTGCAATTGTTGAATAACTACTAAGCTCATCGGTTCGAGAGAATATGTGAGCTTAGTTTAATACCGAGCAAACTTCTATCGTATTTAATACATATTAACTTTTACATGTGGGGAAGATTCATTACCTTTGCACTCACAATTCACAGTTAATATGGATTGTGTGATTCGGGCACGTAACCGGTAATTGGTAGCCGCGTAGACTGTAAATCTACTCCTTAATTGGACTGGAGGTTCGAGTCCTCCCGGGCCCACTCACACTGCGATAATTAAATACAATATCTGTTGAGGTCAAACTCGACAAACCCTTCTATGGTTCGAGAGAATAGTAGAAGTAAACTGCGGGATTCGTATAATGGTTATTATAACAGCCTTCCAAGCTGAAGATGACAGTTCAATTCTGTTATCCCGCTCATTATTAATAATAGATGAGATTATGAAAGAGACATCATTTAAGGCAGGTGTTATTGGTGGATTATGTGGAGTATTTACCTTCTTGGCATTATTTGCAACCACAAGTAAAGCATCAATTAATGAGTCTGCTGCTACTAATGGAGATTATAAAATCAACAGAGTGCAGTATGAATTTATTAACGAACTAACCATTTATAAGGTATCAGGTCCTGGTATTCCAGGTATTAAGTATGTGCTTAGAGATTCCGAGAAAGGTGGTTTATGTGTATTGAATCCATGAGTGAACACTGTCTTATTAAGAAGAATACTCCAGAACTTCGTAAGAAACTAGAGGATGCTGGGTTAAGTGTGTGTATATGTACTACATTTGAGGATGCTGATTGGCTTAGTTGCTGGGGTTCTCATATGTCATATGATGTACATGGTGTGTATCCGGATGACGTGGACGATTTGTCTAAAGAAGCCTATCTGGAGATGTATCTCAAGGAAACGAATCCGATTATATGTGAATCGGATGATGAGTTTATTAACATGTGTAAACAAATTAAAGGGAAATGATTATGCGGTAGATTACTTACAAGCCACCATAAGATAGTTGATTATTAATTAAGGCAATTTATTTATTAACTTATTAACAATTAACTATCATGGCAACAATTAAACAATTTAAACAAGAAATCGCGAATTTAGTAAAAGCACAGAAAGCAGCTAAGAATATTAATGACTGCTCATCAGTTTATTACAACAGAGGAAGATTACATGCAATGTATGTAGCTTATTACATATTAAAGCATAAACTAATCGGAGAAGCTATGAATGAGTATCTAGCTAAAGTTATCAAAGAATGGAAATCACTTGAAACTCAAGGTTGGTGTGGTTATTCTAAGATGTATAGTGGAGAGAAGTATTTCCGAGAAAGAGTTGATTCACTGATTGATACATATTCTGATGAAGAGATTGTATGTGCTAATAGACCAGAAGCTTGATGCAGTTTATGGTTGTGTACAAGGAGGTCATGCAGTAGCGCAGTGGTTATTAGAACATCCTAATCAAGAGTGGAATAATAACTACTTAATCTACTTATATGCAGACTTGGACAAATGGAAAGTAAGACTGGACTTAGTAAATAAGGACTATTCTTCATTCTATGAACCAGACCTTGGTAATCAATTAACAGCAATCGCATTACAAGATGACGGTCGCATGTTCAAGAAACTTAAATTAGTAAGAGAATGATATACAAACGAGATTATTATGTTAGTGTAGGAGATGACCATGTAGTTATCACTAAGAACCCTAATCCTCATTTAACCACATTAGAGGATTTAAAAGACCTCAACAAGAGGTATCTTTACAGAGAAGGGCAGAAGATTCTAACTCCTTTTGGCATCGAAACCATTAAGGAGATTATTAGAACTCATAGCAAGCAACGTGGCTACGAATGGTTAATCCTTGTAGAAGAGAATGGAAACCAATATACTCCATTTGAACTAAATGGCATAGTAGTCAAGGAACTTACACTTGAACAGTGGAATCAAATTATCGAATAGTTGATGAGTTGTGGGTAATCTCGTAAAACCCTCTGTCGCCCCATTACTTCAGTGGTAGAAGAGCAAATTCTAAACTTGTATGGCGTTGGTTCGAGTCCAACATGGGGCACTTGCGGTGGTGGAGCAATGGTAGCTTACTGGGCTCATAACCCAGAGACGACGTTCGAATCGTCCGACCGCAACTACAGTCATTGTACATTTGCATTTTCAGAATGCTAAGAAGACAAACAGCAATTTCCTGTATGTTGGCATAAGTAAATGAATCTATTGTCTTCTGATGATGGGTGTATAACTCAGGTGGTAGAGTAACACGCTGATAACGTGTAAGTCCTTGGTTCAAGTCCAAGTACACCCACAATACAACAATTTTCAATAGCTTTGAATAAGAAGTCTTACAGCACGAAAGAAAGTGTTTCATATTTTATGATTTTAATTAAACTAAGAGACTTCTGTAGTTATGGGTGTAATTCAGTAGGTAGAATGCTAGGTTTGGGAACTAAACTTTAGAGTATAACATATGGATTATACAAAATCTAAAGGTAACATTACAGAACTAACCTGCCTTATGGGATTCATGTCAATGGGATTTGATTGCTCAATTCCTTATGGTGATTGTGCCAGATATGACATGATAGTAGATACTGGCGATGAACTCCTTAAAGTTCAGTGCAAGTCGTCTAGTAATCCTATTAGGAATGGTGTACGAGATTTAGATGCATTTCATTTTAGTACAGTCACACAGACTACCAACACCAAAGAGACAATTCGTAGGAGATACGATGATGAGCAGATAGATTACTTTGCAACCTGTTACGATAACAAGGTTTACCTTGTTCCAGTAAGTGAGTGTTCAACTGACAAGACATTAAGACTCAAACCACCTGCTAACAACAGTGGTGCTTATAACAAAGCAGAGGATTACCTGTTAGAGAACATGCTAGGACATAAAGTATCTAATTCTTTTGTTAGGAGTTCAGAGGAATCTGAGCCTTTACCTAAAGTTTATATCTGTTCTCAGTGTAACACTAACAAAGTCTCTAAGGCTAATGGTATATGTGTAGAGTGTGCTTCTAAGAATGCACAGAAGGTCGAGAGACCTACAAAAGAGCAACTAAAAGAATTAATTAGATTTAAACCATTTACTCAAATTGGAAAGGACTTTGGAGTCTCAGATAACGCTGTTAGAAAGTGGTGTAAGAGCTACAACCTTCCAACCAAAACGTCAGATATTAAATCTATTAACTCTAATGATTGGATAAATCTCTAAAGCATTAGTTCCTAGACCTAGTTGTCGCCAGTTCGAGTCTGGCTACCCATACTCCCCGTGGCATCCAAGAGAGGATGCTGATAATCCCATAATAGCAAATATGGACAACTACTCAGTTCGTGAGAATAGAGTAGTTTTAATAAGAACCATAATTAACACAATAATATATAGTTTCACTAAACAATCATCAAATCAACTCAACAATCAACCCAACAACTTTTAATTTATGATTTGATTAACCTGTTTCATAGTTAAGCCCATAAGTCGTATTGATACGTGGGCTTGCCCGAGAGGTTTAGGGGCTGGTCCGCAAAACCAGTTAGGACGGTTCGATTCCGTCAGCCCACTCTCGATTTAGTGAAACATAAGAAGGCGTACAGCACTAATCATTGTACAGTTTACATGTTTTTGATAACGCGCCTTCTGCGGATGATTCCGTAGCTCAGCTGGTTAGAGCACGATACTTTTAATATCGGGGTCCTGCGTTCGAATCGCAGCGGAGTCACATATGTACTAAGATTGTACATGATGTCAAAGAACGAGTTTAACCACTCAGTCTGTGAAGATAGAGTGGTTTATTTAGATTACTTATTTATTGACTAAAACTGATGTATTATGAGACTATTTAAGTTAATTAAGAAAGCAGTTCGTTGGTATTTTAGAATAGCTGCAAATAGCTATGCTTGGACACCAACAGGAGTAGTTCCTTACCATAGGGATTAACTCCGATGCAATCGGGATAGGTCAATTAAACATTATGGCAAGTTAGCTCAGTGGTAGAGCAGTTGGCTGTTAACCAATTGGTCGCAGGTTCGAGTCCTGCACTTGCCGCATTATTAACATTAAATTATAAGATTATGCATAGTTTTGGTGCTTACATTGTGGGAGCTATAGTGCTAGTAGTACTGTATTATATCTTTAAAGATTCCACAATCTAAAATTGATGCGTCCTTAGCTCAATCGGTAGAGCCCCTGTCTCCAAAACTGGGTGTGTTGCATGTTCGAGTCGTGCAGGGCGTGCTTATTAATTGGAAGTATGGCAGAGTTGGTCGATTGCACTGGTCTTGAAAACCAGAGGTCCTTCGGGGTCCGGGGGTTCGAATCCCTCTGCTTCCTCAACTAATTTGAATGTACTATGAAGTTTAAAGTGAAATTAAGGAGAGTGTCTACGTTAAGTAGAAACCAAATTTGTAGAGTGTACGAATCTGGAATGCGAGTAATGGTGAAACGTCCCACATTAGTTAGAGTCCTTCTTAAGGATTACAAAACTAAAGAAGATGTTAATGCTTTACTTGAGCAATTAAGCGAAGCAAGTAGAGCCGCTGAACAGGATTTATATGCAGAGTACCCAAAGTTGCCCAGAAAGGCTAAGAAGGAACTCAAGAAAAGGTTGAATGCAGTCAATAATGCCTATTGTGTTGGTATTACTTTATTGCTGGCTGAATCAGATAGCTTATAAATTCATACCTACTCGATATGTAGACAATAACTCCAAGTTGTTGGCAAGAATTTACTTAAATAGGCAAAATTCTCGCCGAGTGGTATTACGAGGATACTATGATTTTGATAAAGAGAAGTTTTACATTTCATCTATATCAAAGAAGGCTAATACAAGGTCTGTGATGAAGTTCTTACTAAAGACTATAGAATGTAGTAGATTTCATTGGGAGTATTCAGGGAACTATGATGATAAGCTCTATCAAGAGTGGTTAAAGGAACATGCAGTATTTAATAGATTGTAAAATTATCGTATGAAAGGAATTAATTTAACAGGATTGGACATGAAGAAGTTTGTTGGAACCGGCTACAACCCGTCTCAAGACATTATTAACACTAATGGTAGAGACGATGGAAGAACTAAGAACGGAGAAACTGAAGGATTCACTAATCCAAAGAAACAAAAGGTGGAGGAACCTAAAGAAAGACCAGAAGTATATTACTAGGATTAAACTCCACGCTGCCTACTGGTATAATCCAGATAAAACGGCAAGAGGTAGACATTGGACAGAATTATATAATTCTAAATATACGTTTGCCTATAAAACAACCAGTACTCCTTGTAGTTGTCCTATATGTAAAGGAGAACGCTATAATAGGAGACAGTTTAAGAAAGAGACAAGAGAATTACTTAATCTAGAATAACTGAATGGGTAATATAAGAAGGCATCAGCACTTTTACTGTGTCATGTAGTTCAATTTGCCTTCTGATGATGCTCCAATAGCTCAGTGAATAGAGCAACGCCCTTCTAAGGCGTGGGTCGTAGGTTTGAATCCTACTTGGAGTACTAATAGTGGTTAACATGATTGGGTTCATAGAGTATTTAATTAGTAAAGGGTATAAACCTTATCGCAAGGTAATGTCTAAGAAGGGTTCTACATATGTAGAGGATTCTAATATAGGATTTTATTCTTCTATGTCAGAGCATATTGACCTTCGTCTTATTAAAGGTAAGAAGGAAGTAGTGTATGGATTACATGAGAGAGGACATTCTCCTACTCTTATATATCCTAGACCTAAATGGGTTAAATCTGATGCAGATATGGATAGACTATTTCTGAATTATTCATTTGAAGAAATTGCTGAAATGATAGGTTTAAAATAGTGCACAATGAGGAGGGTATGCATGTAGAGTTCTATAACATGCTATGGGTTGGAGTCGGAGACTGACAAGAACAGTTGGGGCATGACTAAGTAATTGTGCATTTTATAGGTTATCAGACCGGTAGGTAACCTTCCGTAATCAGTCGGACGTTGGGAGCTGATAGCCCTACGATAGTGTGGCTAAATATGGGCTGTGTAGTGTAAATGGCTAACACATCACTCTTGCACAGTGAAGTTGGAGTTCGAGTCTCACACGGTCCACAGATTGTTGAACTTAAATTGAAAGGTAATGAATCGAGAAGAATTAGAAGATTTGAAAATAACCAAGATTAGTGAAGAGGAATATGAACGCCTTAAAGATTCAGACGAAGGAGAAGCTATGGAAGTGTCAATTGACTCATTAAAAGCTGAACAAGAGAAGCTAAAAGAGTCAGCATCATTACTTGATGAAGCAAAGAAGGCATTTTCAGCTTATTGGTTCTTACTGTCCCTCTTTATAGGACAGAATCTATGTTTGGGTGTTGTATTGTGTCAAATCTATTCAGCATGGTCTAAAGGAGAACCCCTCGGATTTATGGTACTATGTGCCATATCAATAATAGTGGCTGCTTCATATTCATGGAATGCAATAAGACCATATCGAGAACGATATAAGAACTATAAACAAGTTCGCACTGCTTATAGTCGTCTGGTTGAAGCTAATAGAGCTGTGTTGGAATTACTGGAATATGTAGAATCTAAGCCCAAAGAAGAAAGAGCTGAAGAAGCCGAAGAGTTAGCAGAGCCAGTAGTTATGGCTGTAGCTGAACTATTCTTTGCTAGAATGGCATATACTAGGGCACTAAAAGAAGGATTAGAGTTGCAATAACTCAATATGGTGGCATTAGCTCAATTGGCAGAGCATTAGGTTGTGGTTCTAAGGGTTACGAGTTCAAGTCTCGTATGTCACCCAATTCTGCTGTTTAGGTATAAACGTATCATAAATCTTCCTGTTTGGTTTGACTTATTCAGCAGAGTTATATTTTATCTTGAAACGGAATGCCGAGGATGTGGTTAGGTGAAAATCCTAAAGTGGAATGTAGGGTACGTTGCGTGACGAAGTAATGGGAGTAGGTGCGATGGCAACTTAATTAATGTTGAGGCCTCGTTAATATATGTATAGCTGTACAGCACCGAAGGATTTAGACTGTCCAAAGCAACTGGCGTAATAAAGCATAAAATCCAGTGAAGACGTATGTGTAGGCAGTATGGGGCGGTAGCGCAGGTGGTCAGTTCGCGCTGGACTGAAAATCCAGAGATAATGGTTCGACTCCATTTCGCCCCACTTTAATAGATTAAATAATTATTAGTAAGATGGACAATAACTTGTATTATATCTTAGGAGGCATCGCCTATGGTATATTTATCCTACAATTCATAATATCATGGGTTGCTGGGGAGTTCGATGTCGATGTAGACTTTGATGGTGATGCTGATTTTGATGTCAGTGATGTTGTATCCTTTAAAGGATTTATCCATTTCTTCATGGGATTCGGAGGATGGACATCTATTAAGCAATTATTAGGTTATGAAGTAACCTGGATTGATTGGTTAATAGGATTCTTTATAGGTCTTGTATTTGTATTTATGCTGTATCATTTATATAAGTTCTGTATGAAATTGCAGAACCTTCCTAAAGACGAACCGAAGACTAACTTAGTTGGCAGAACTGCTACTATCTATGTACATTTAGGTGAAGGGCGCCATTTGGCATCCGTGAACATAAGTGGAGCATTGAGAGAAGTAGAAGTTGTATCTCTTAATAAGAAGATATATCCTGTCAATGAGCCAGTAACGATTCGTAAATACGAAGACAATAAATTATACATAGATTAATACTAATTTCAAGATGGAAATGACATCATTAATTATCGTTGGTGTAGTTGTACTAGTTGCAATCATCACTATCATTGGGATTCTATCCCGCTACCGTAAATGTAAATCTGACGAATTGTTGGTAGTTTATGGTAAAACAGGCTCTCACAAAGAGAAAGTTAGTGAACGCGACGCTAAAGGTAATCTGGTTGACAGAGAAGTTGAAATTAAAACTGCCAAAGTTTATCATGGTGGTGCAGCTTTTGTATGGCCGATTATACAGGGTTATGAAGTAATGTCAATGCAGCCGATTCAATTGAATCTTGTATTGAAGAATGCTTTGTCAGCTCAAAATATTCGTGTAACTATCCCTACCACTGTAACTGTTGCTATTAGCCAAGAACCGCTGATTATGCAGAATGCTGCTAATCGCTTACTAGGTGCTGATGATGACGTTAAAGAAAGTTTGATTTCAGATATTGTTTATGGTCAGATGAGGCTTGTTATTGCTTCGATGACTATTGAAGAGCTTAACTCTGACAGAGACAAGTTCCTAGCTCAAGCTAGAGACAATATCAATACAGAATTGAACAAACTTGGTCTTTATCTGATGAATATCAATATCAGTGACATTCAAGATGCTGCTCAATATATTGATAATCTTGGTAAGAAAGAAGAGACTAAAGCAAGAGCGCAATCACAAGCTGATATCGCAGAAGAAGAGAAGAAAGGAGCAATCCAGATAGCTCAAACTACGAGAGAGAAGGAGATTGCAATTGCAGCAGCTACTAAGGAGCAAGAAACTATAGTGGCTGAAACTAACAGGGAGAAAGAAGTTGCTATTGCTAAGACCACTAAAGAGAAAGAAACTCAATTGGCCGAGCAGCATAAGGAGCAGCAAATTGCTGTTGCAGAGCAAAGAAAGGAACGTGAAATTGGTGTGGCTACAGCCCAAACTGAAGAAGCATCCAAAGTTGCCGAGCAAGAAGCATTAAGAGCTGCTAAGATTGCAGAGCAGCAAGCTTATGCAACTGCTAAAGAAGCAGAATTTACTGCCAAAGCTGAAGCCGCTAAGGCAGAAGCAGAAGCAGAGAAGGAAGTTCGTATGGCAGTAGCAGCACAAAACCAAGAAGCTGAAACTGTTAAAGCACAGCAGGAAAAGGAAGCTAAAACTGCACAGTATGAATCAGAAGCCCGTCAAAAGGCAGCTGAAGCAGAGAAAGCAGCAGGAGTAGCTGAACAGAAAGCTACTATTGAAGTTTCCAAAGCTAAGGGAGAAGCAGAGAAAGCTAAAGCTGAAGCAGAAAGAGTAGCTGGTACTTCTAAAGTTGAAGCTCAAATGGCAGTTGCTAAAACAGAGCAAGAACGTCAGGTGGAAGTTAACGAAGCTAAAGCTAAAGCTGAAGAAGCTAAGCTTAAAGCTGAAGTAATTATACCTGCCGAGAAAGCCAAAGAGAAAGCTAAAATTGAAGCAGAAGCTGTTAAGAGTGTAGCCATTCTTGAAGCAGAAGCGGAAGCAGCTAAAATCTTGAAAGCAGCAGAAGCTAAAGCAAATGCTACTAAGATGCAACTGGAAGCAGAAGCTGAAGGTACCAAGAAGAAACTTCTTGCTGAAGCTGAAGGTAAGAAAGCATCTTTAATGGCAGAAGCTGAACAGAAACAGGCAATGGAAATGGCTCCGGCTCTTGCAGTTGAACATATGATTAAATCAGGTATGCATCCTGAAGCAATCGTTCAATATGCAATGACCGACAGGTGGAAAGAAGTTGCTGAAGCCAACGCTAAGGTGTTTGAACATATCCAGCTTGGTAATGTTACTGTGTATGGTGATTCCAATACTGCTGGGCAGTTCATGGCTAATATGGCTAAGAATCTTGCTCCAAGCTTGGAAATTGCTCGCAATTTGCCCATTGCAGATTCGCTTAAGCAAATAATCACTGGCAAGAAGCCAGAAGAATCACCAGCTAAAGGTGATAATTTTCCTCCTGTAAAGTAATCCTTTTACAGTGAATTTCTAAGAAGACTTACAGCATTGAGGTAATCATAAGCGATTGATATAGCATAAATAAGTCTTCTGTGGATTGGAGAGTTGGGTGAGTGGCTTAAACCAGTCCCCTGCTAAGGGACCGAACCTCAAAAGGGTTCCGCTGGTTCGAATCCAGCACTCTCCGCGCTGGCTAATAAGAGTTTGTGAAAATCATTATTAACCTAATTATTAGAATTATGGTGAAGGTATTAAATTCAAGAGAATTGAGGAGTATAGATTTAAAATCTATTCCTGATGCAGTTATCTTAGCTTTTAATACTTTAATAGTTAAGAACTGGAGTGGTAAAGCTTCTGAATTTAAGCAATCAGATGTAATAGCCTATGTAGCATCTGAAGGTTTAACCGAAGAAGAGGTAATTAAGAACCATTGGTTAGATGTAGAACCTCTATATCGAGAGAATGGTTTTGATGTGAAGTATGTAAGATGTCCAGAAGGCAATAAGTTTGTATTCTGGAAAGCTTAATAAGGTATACTGGATTCGACTAGTGGTTTAGGTCGACGCACTTTCGATGCGTAAACAGGGGTTCGAATCCCCTATCCAGTGCATTAGTAATGAATTAATAATTACAGCTTATGAAAGAATGTAACAAAGTATTCTTTGGCGAGAAGGGATTAACCCAAACTTCTGCCAATCACCTGGCTAATATAGCTAAGGAGACAGTGGAATCTAATAGACAAGCTTTAGATTCTGTAGGGTTTGTGAATGTCAATATTAGCTTGTTAAGTGGAGGTAACTCCAGGACTGTAAAGACAGGTAGAAATGAGGCATATCTTGATAATGTACCTACATTACTTCAAGAAGTTGCTAATATGAATGCCTTCTGCGCATGGATTCGTGAAGCTATTAAGGCTAGAGAAGAAGAACTTGAAATTATTAACAGGTACACTTGGGATGTATATGCTACAGATGTAGCTGGATTCAAGTTGGACACCCCGATTAAGGGTCATATCCTTACCGAAGAGGAAGCAATTGCTTCATTGAGCATTGCAGAACGTATGGAATATTACAGACTAGAAGCAGAAGCATCTGCTATTGGTAAGTATATTCATCCAATGCGTCCGTTTGCAAACGCCCGTAGAGCTTTAATGGATGCCTATACTAATCCTACTAAGGTTGAAGGTTCTGGCACTGACACAATCGTGTACTCGTATGACCCGTCTGTTAGTAGTGATAAGGTAGAGAATACATTCTTTGCATTGCAGCAGAAACACAGAGACATATCAGCTAGACTTAATAAGATTAAGTTCAAAATTGATAAAATGGTAAAGGATTCTGAATATGAAGTCAATCAGGCTTATAAACAAGCTGTTGATAGATTCAATTTGGATGCCAAAACCCTGTCTCAACAATGTGAAACTTGGAAAGTTGAAGAACGTAAGAAACTATTGGAACTTAAGATAGTAATTCCTAATGAGTTACAAGCAACTTATGAGTTACTAACTAAGATTTCCAATCCAGATAAATAGGTGCTATAGTCTTGAATCTCATTGGATTCTAACATAGCTTTGCGTGAGTAGTATGAATTGCATCAAAGACTCTAGTCGATGCATTTGTCGACAAATTAATCGTGTTCTGTATTCCATACAGGGACGATTTCCAGCATAATTAAGTATTATTAATTCAAACCCTGTCAGTCTATTGCGAAGTTACAAAAATTCCTTTGACTTTGCCCTAGATAGCAATAGGCTGGTCTTTGGCTTTAATCTTAATTTTGTCATAGTTGCAATTAACTACTCACGACTATTTAACACGCAGCTATCTACTAACTGGTTAGGTAATATGCCTCTCAAGCATAAAATACGGGTTCGAGTCCCGTTAGCTGTACCTCGTACATAATCCTTCCAATCAGGTAACTGGTTAGGCAATAATAATCATGTACACTCTAAGGCGACGTAAGGGATAGGAGCTTAGACGGTAGCTAGCGCTGTAGTACGCAATGGTGGGATAGAAACGGCTAGCACCCACTTTTTATGAATTGCCATGTCCCATTTGGCACATCTGAATAGTAATTGTGGGTTGGACACACGATTACAGTAAGAGAATGACTCAGCTAGCGGGAAGGGACAATATCTGAATAACTGATTGCCAGTCCAAGCATAGGTTTTGAGGGTAGGTTAAGCAAGCTTCATGGTGCATTCGTTCAGTGATTAGGATGCCTCACTGTCTATGAGGAGACCACGGGTTTGAATCCCGTATGCACCGCTTTCTTTGATTTACAAAGGAGATGTCAGCACACTTGGTAACATCGTCTCCTGTTTATGCCGACTTCGCATAGTGGTTGATTGCACGTGACTTGTAATCACGAGAGGAAACTCCACGTCAGTTCGAATCTGACAGTCGGCTCGATTGTAATCCTAGATGATTACAGTTAGATTATAAATTACCACACAGAGATGCTTATTGAATTTAACATGTTAAATGTAAGTGTAAATGAGCAGTTTTAAAGAGAAATTAAGTAAGAGTGGACAAAGTGTACTTGATGCAAGAGCGCAGAATCTGTATGAATTGGCTAAAATCGAGGAAGACAGATTTGTTCAGGATTGTAAGTTGAAAGTACTCCGCATTCAGGGAGAAATCAACAAACACAATGACCTGGCTGTTAAATCAAGAGACTCTTTGAATCCGGGAGAAGGACTGAATCCGGCTGAATGGGTAAGAACAAGACATGAATTGGCACGTAAACTGCGTGTTGCAAAGATTGAACTTGCTCTAGCTATGCAAGTCGATGCAGAAGAATTTCCCGCTGATGCATCAGAATCCATTAATTTGGATGACGTGAAAGATGACGCTGCTGCAACTGTAAATGAATAATTTATGGGAGCAGGTAGTTATTCTAGAATTGCTTATGATGTAGAGGCCGGCAGTAGGGGTTTATATACCTCCACTAGGGATGAACTCTTTAAGAGCCATGCCATTAATGCATGTAATACTGCTGCATCGCTTAACAACAATGTTAGGCAGTATAACACGCAGATAAGGCAAGAAATGGTTAACGTGGGTGTTCGTGAATCTCGTGATTCTAAAGAACACCCTTTCTCTACTCCGATAATCATTGCGCTAGACGTTACTGGTTCAATGATGGACACACCTTATGAAATGATTAGAGACCAATTCCCTAAGATTATGGACTCTCTCATTCAACTAGGTGTGCGTGACCCACAAATCATGTTTATGGCAGTTGGGGACCACGTTTATGACCGATATCCAATTCAAATTGGTCAGTTTGAGTCTGATACAGCTAAAATCCTTGACACTTTACAGTCATTCGTGATTGAAGGTGGAGGAGGAGGTAATAGAGGTGAAAGCTATCTACTATCTCACATTGTGGCAGGTTATCATACTGAAACTGATTCCTGGTTTGAAAGACACACTAAGGGATTCTTATTTACTATTGGAGATGAACCAAATCTCGATAAGGTAGAGGGATGTTACTTAGAACGTGTTCTAGGGTATCAAAAAGGTGCTAAAACCATTACTTGTCAAGAAGCTCTTGACAAAGCAAAGGAACAGTACCATGTATTCCACATTCACATTACTAATGCCAGTCATGGCTCAAGGGTTGCTGAATCTTGGAAGACTTTACTTGGACAGAATGTATTAACATGTGCATCTGGAGAAGTAGACAAGGTGATTGTCACCGCAATTAAAGAGAACTATGAGGAGCCTGTTGAAGGCTTAGCTCCTAGTGCTTCTGTTAGTCAGGAATGGCAAGACGTGCCGTCTGATAGTAATGACAAATTTTATTAAACTGAAATGATTAGTATTGTATTAGGAACAGTACATGGGTAAGAAATTGACCGAGGAGGAAGTAATATCTAGGTTTAGAGATGTTCATGGAGACAAATACGACTATAGTAAAGTCGTCTATGTAGATATGAACTCTAAAGTAACCATTATATGTCCGGAGCATGGAGAGTTTGAACAAACTCCCGCCAAACATATTAATAGGAAGCATGGATGCCCTAAATGCAAGGGTACTAAACTAAGAAACCACTTCTCTTCTACTACCGAAGAATTTGTAAGGAAGGCTGTTAGCAAACATGGCGACAGATATAACTACTCTAAAGTAGAGTATGTTAATTCTAGAACTAAGGTTTGTATCATGTGCAAAAAGCACGGGGAATTTTACGTAACTCCAGATAACCATCTGAAAGGACGTGGATGTCCTAGATGCAAACAGTCTCGTGGAGAGAACATGATTGAAGCATGGTTACAACGAAGTAATATTCGTTATGAACGACAATTCGTATTGATTAACCAGGAGATAGACAGGCCCTCACATAGATTAGTTATTGATTTCTTTGTAAAGCATAAAGGACGTCAGTATTTCATAGAGTACGATGGGGAACAGCACTTCAGCCCAACCTATAGATTCTATGATAGCATGGCTGATTTCCAAATGCAACAACACAGGGACCAGCTACTTAATGATTTCTGTGATAGACATAAGGATGCAGTTACCTTGATAAGGGTGAATTGTAGACAATGTGAAGCAGAGATAACTCATACATTAAGTAGCACAATAGCATAATTTTATGATAAATATAGTTTTAGGTAGTTTCTTCGGCGATTGCGGTAAGGGACAGACAGTTCACAACTTATGTAACAAGTACATAGGTAAGCGAGAGTCTGTGTTAGTAGTCAGGTTTAGTGGTGGACATCAAGTAGGACATACTGTAAAGCATGGAGACATGATGCACACCTTTAGTAACTTTGGCAGCGGAACCTTACTTGGAGTGCCGACGTACTGGTCCGAATACTGTACTGTAGACCCAATTACCTCTATGTTGGAGGGTGCAGACTTAGCTAAAATGGGAGTTCATCCCATTGTTCAGTATCACCCTCACTGCCAAGTTGTAATTCCCTTCGATGTCTATTCCCAAGTTAATAACGAAGAGAACTTACGACATGGTACTGTAGGTACAGGGTTTAAAGCTTGTTTGGACCGGGTTAAGGCAGGATACAGCTTAACAGTTGTAGATTGTATGAATCCTTACATACTGCGTGAGAAACTAAATGCCATAGTGGATAACTATTACAACATGTCTAGTAAATATCCTTCGATAGACCTAGACAACTGGTGTAGGTTAGCACATGCTTATTTCTTACATACAGGTACGGTTAATGAAGATTGCTTGTTGAATTATGATAACCTAGTGTTTGAAGGTTCACAGGGAATATTGCTTGACCAAAGATTCGGCATAATGCCTTATTGTACTCCGTCTAATACAACTTCACAAAACGCTTACGAGCTGTTGCGGAAAGCAGGTATACGTAAAGAAATCCAAACTTGTTATGTAACTCGTCCTTATATAACAAGGCATGGTAACGGCCCGTTTCCTTCTGGAATGTCTGTTAGGGATGTCGATGACCCTAATAATAAGTTCAACGATTTCCAGAAGACGCTTAGGGCTATTGATTTCGACAAAGACCTATTCGCACACAGTGTACGCATTAACCGTTCATTTAAGGTTCCTTATAGGAATGAACGAACGGAGAAATTGTACGTATCACATTGGGATGAAGCATCTGACGCAGAGCGAGAAATGCTAGCAAATTTATGGATGTCGATACAGCCCATGATATTCGATAAGTTAGTTTAGGAGTCTTCGGACTCCTTTTACTGGGCTATGGTGTAATGGTAGTCACACAAGGTTTTGGCTCTTGTAGCCCAGGTTCGAATCCTGGTAGCCCAACTACTAATTATTTCAGTTTAAAATAGAATTTATCATGAAGTCACTAACAACACTACTCTTTGAGAACTGTTAATTGTGAGTAAACATGGGCGTTCGGGGCCCGTATCTCAATCGGTTAGAGAAACTGACTCATAATCAGGAGGTTGTCGGTTCAAGTCCGGCCGGGCCCACACAGTTAATAGTTGAATCGAATGAGTAAGGTAGTAGGTAGCATTGACGGCTACGATGTCATTTATGTGGAAGGCAAGAATATGATATTCTGTAAGAATACTATATTACCCTTTCCACTCATTAAAAGAATTATCAGAGGAGGTTTGTGTAGGGAAACAATCGAAGAGAAGAACCTGACTATCACTCAAGACGGTTCTATTATTCAACTTGGTTGTTTAACTACAACAAGAGAGAATTGTGAGGCAATCATTAAAGAAGTAAATAAGATTAATAAACCTAATTAAGTAATGGCAAAGAACATTATTCCGCAAGGAACTACAGCTGCTATTAAGCAGAGAGTTAACAAGTACGAGGAAACTCAGAAACAGAGAATGATTGAAGTGCTCCAAAGCAATGTGAAGTATGCTGATGCTCTGGGATTCATCGAAGGTGAAATCAAACAGTCCAAGAAAATGGCAAGTTTCAAATACTCGCTGCTTTGTTGGAAACCAGACGGTGTATATCAGTTGAACAGAGCAATCAATGAAATCTTCGGTTCTGCCGTTAGTAAGGAGGATAACAGTCCTTCTGGAAACAGCAACATTGATACCGTAGACGTTGTTCTGGCAGACGGTTCTCGTACCAAAGTTCCGTTTGGTAAAATTAGCCTTGAAGAATTGGGAGAAGATTCTGAAATCAACATCAACTATGACAATGACCGTCATTTGCTCCTTATTAAAGGACAATGCCAGTTCAAATACCAGTCATTAATTGATGACATTGTTGACAGAACTAAAGAGCTATTAGCATCAGAATCTATCTACAAAAACCAGGCTTTGGAAATCAGCAATCTGTCTGAACCTACTATCATGACACTTGCCGGCATTGAGAAACAATTCATGGTTCTTTCTAAGAAGACTGAATTTGAATTGCAACCGCTACGCTCAAGAATCTTGTATCCAGAGAAATGTCTGGCTAAAGGTATTCCATTGAAGTATGGTTGTTTGCTGGAAGGTAAATATGGTACAGGTAAGACCTTGCTGGCATTTAAGCTGGCTAAAGATGCTGTAACAAACGGCTGGTCATTCGTGTATTTGAAGAATCCTTCTCTTCTTGCAGAAACTCTGCGCATGTGTAAAGTTGTTGACCGTTCGGGTCATGGTGTTGTTGTATTTGTTGAAGATATTGACCAAGTAACTAGAGGTAACAGAGATGCTGCTATGCAGGACATCCTGAATACTCTGGACGGTGGTGATACCAAAGACATGAACGTAATCACCTTGTTCACTACTAATCACATTGAATTGATTGAACCTACCTTCTTAAGAGGTAAGAGAATCGGCTCTGTGATTACCATGGACTGTCTGGACGCTGAAACTGCGGAGAAATTCATCCGTTCTACCTTCACCGCTGAAGAAGGATATACAATCGACGATGATTTGAGTGAAGTATGTAACTACATTCAAGAAGCTGAAATTGCTCCGGCATTTATGGCTGAAATCGTTGAATCAACCAAATCCAAACTTATCTTTACAGAAGAAACCCATGTAACATCGTTCCATATCAAAGCTAGCGTTGAATCTTATCAACGTCAACTTGGACTTGCATCCAAGAAAGCTGTTGTGGAAACTCCGGCTGAAAGATTGGTAAATGCTCTCAAACTCGTTCTGGGTACAGAGAAGCTTGAAGCAATTACTCAGATGTGTGAGTATGAGTGGGAACTTGACCGTAAGGACTATTCTACGGAGAAGAAAGACAACAAATAAACCTTGGAGGGCGAGAGCAATCTCGCTCTCCTTTTATTAACAACTAAATGAAACATTTATTGATATTCCTATTAGTCTTATTAATGTCTGCAACTAAGGTGGATAACACACCTAGAGACTTTCATGTAAGTATAGTAGGAGAAGAGAAAGTAGAACAATTTGAATCCAAATTCCCTCAAATAGTTAAGGACGAAGCCGTGTATATTGCATATCTTCAGCGATACTATAGAGGACATGAAGATGAATTTATCAATTTGATGAAGTAACAATGGGGTAGTGCTGGAATTGGCAGACAGGCTTGGTTTAGGCCCAAGTGCCTTCGGGCGTGTGAGTTCGAGTCTCACCTACCCTACTAGATTATTAACTATTAAATGTATTTAATTATGGTAGAAACTTTAAGTGAGCTGCTTGAAAATGCAGCTAACGTAGCAGAGGACAACGGTGGTAAGCTTTCAATAGCAAGCGCAGCAGTATTAATTGCTGAAGCTTACGAGTTAGGAATGGATAAAGCAACTAAATTACTGACAGAGGATGCCAACAATTGTTGATATGAGACCGTCAACTAACACTTTCAGACATGCAACTTTGATAGTAATATGGCTGGTGGTGTGCTTAGTAGGACTAGGAGGATGTAAATCTAACCTAGTTAAAGAAACCTGTATTGACAAACCTGTGTGGACTACAGTAGTTGCTAAGGACTGTTATACCGAAACAGTTAATCAACAGACGCATACTGTATATGAGCTTACACTAATAGCTGACGGTAGAGACAATCAGTTTAAACTACGTGTAGACAAACCAACCTATGATAGAGCTTTTATTAACAACAAGCCTAATAGGCTTAGCTTTAATCTCAATAGAAGTGACTATGGAACTGGTTGGGAACCACTAATTGTTACATTATACTTCATTATGCTCGTTGGCGGGCTAGCATGTGTGATAATTGAAGGTATAAAATACATGATTGATATTAAAGAACATTTATCATAGTATGGAGAAATTGAGTGCAGATGCGTTACGTTTAGCCTTAGTAACAGCATCTATGGAGTACTATAAGAAGTACGTAGAAGGCAATCAAGACTTTGACAATTCCGAGCAAATCAAAGAGGAGCTTGGTAAGTTGGAAGCAGCAGGTCTGGGTGGAACTAAGAATGCAGATACCCTTAGGACTATTCTCGAGTCTAAGAAGTATAAGTCAGCTTTAGGTCCAGAGAAATTAGACCTGAAGAAGGTTAACGAAATAACATCCTGGATTAAAGAATCGTATCCTGATGCACTGGTTGTAACTTACGAGGATTTCTTTGCAATCCTGAAGAAGTACAATTTGTATTGTGGTCCAATATCGACCTTCAGCGGATTCATTCCAAGTGAGAATGTGTCACAAATAGCAAAGGCTTCTAACGCTTTGAACTCTTTAAATCTTAACTACGTCAGTTGGGTTGAAGCTGCGAGAATAGATTCAAGAATGTCTAAGGACATGACCAAACGGCTTGTTGAGTATTTCTCTAGATTCCCATTTGTATTCAAAGGTATTGACCGTGGTTATCAGTACATGAGGTCTATAGGTGGAAGTTATAAGGAGGAAGATTACCTACATCTTGGCACCTCATATTTAGACCATAACACTTGGCTAATTGCAGCGCCTTATGATACTATGGAGAATAATATTCGCATAGAAATCTTCTCTAAAGCTGAAGAAGACCGTAAAAGAAGGTTAGAAGACCCAATAGTATTTAGGGCTACCAAAGTAGGTATTGTTATCGTGTCTATGTGGGGAGAAGAAGCATCAGACAGCATGTTCGATAAATACCGATAAACATGTAATCCACCACTTAAATGTGAGCAGGTGTAGAAATGACTATAGGGCTATTTCAGTTTAGCAGACGTGCTATTCCATAGATTAGCTGACGTCAATAATTGGTAAGGCAGCTCGCAGCCCTGCCAGGCGGATTATTCATATATAAGAACATAAGGAGACAAAGCCAGACTAGCCGGCAGTGAAGCAAACGGGAGGTATTAAGGTTGCATTGGTAACGATGTAGACGCGATGAGCTTTATGTTCTTATTAATGGCGAGATAGCTCAACTGGCTAGAGCGTGCGACTCATAATCGCAAGGTTGGGTGTTCGAGTCACCTTCTCGCCACATTATTAGTTAATACTTAAAGATTATGTTTGTAAAATTTGTAAAAGATGATAAGGTAGTACAAGAGGTGTCAATCTCATCAGAAATGATTCCGTTTCCTACTGATACAGTAGTTCTAGAAGAAGGCAAATTTACTGTAGAGAGTAGAGAATATGACATTCTTGACGGAACTTGTACAGTTATATTAGACCAACAAATTACCTGGACAGAACATCCTCAAGAGTATAGTGATGCAATGCTTGCATGCAGGAAGCGTTGGAATAATACAATTGATTTGTCATGTGAAGACTTCTTTAAGATGAAACAGTTTGTACAGACTGGTTCCAAACTGCAAGCAATTAAGCATGTAAAAGAATCTGCTAAATGTGGTTTAAAAGAAGCTAAGGATTTTGTTGACACTTATTGCGATTACGTATTATGAGGTGGTTGTATCATATCCTAATTAATTGGATAGACTTAGTAAGAGATTGATATGGAAACAGCATTAATGATTACTGTAGTCATTGCATTTGTGGCTGCATTAATAGCTATGTTACTAACTATATGGGATTGTGACTTTAAATGGGTTAAGATATTCTTAAGTGTAGCTGCTATAAGTACTATAGGAATGATAATTGTAGTTACAATCAAGGTCATGATGTCAGTATAAGGGTATGGCTTGATGGCGAAATTGGTAGACGCCCCAGATTTAAGCTCTGGTGTCCAGAAATGGACGTGTGGGTTCGAATCCCACTCAAGCTACTAATAATTAAAGGAAGGAGGATTTATGAAAGAACTATTAGAAGAATTAAAGAAACAGTATGAGGGCAATAGCATCATGGAAGCTGTTGCTGTATCTATAGAGAAGGCATATAAAATCGGGTATTCTGAAGGTTTTGCTGCTGGTGAAGAAGCAATGAAGAATCTAATTGACAAGTTAACATCACCTACAATATCTAATTAATATGACTATAGAAGAGTTCCTGCGCAAAATAGTTGAGATTGATTTAACTCAAGCTCAACACGTGTTCCATGATTGGGATGCTGCTCTGGAGAATTATGCTATTAGGTATAAGAAACACGGTTCACCCAATGTAGTTAGGTTATTAAAGATTGCTAACTCATTGGGTGAACTTGTTGATTTATATAGGGGAGTAGTGCTAAGAAGATATCCAATGACTATAGCTTCGTTGAATAGTAAAACTGTCAGATATAATGAGTTGATATCTTACTATAACTACAAGAATGGGCAAGAGTTAACCTTGTTTGAAAGGATAAGTAATGGCTCTACCATGGAAGAGAGATTAAACTTTGTATATTTAATGTCTAAAGCCGATGCATTACAAGGAGAGACTATTGACCGAAGGAAAATCCTTCAGAACCTCAGAGAAGGGAAACTCTATGACTCCTCTAATCAAATCTGGCCAAGAGCATGTCTTGAGTCCTATAAATCTTAGCGATGTAGAGGTAGGTGATATAGTATTCTGCAAAGTTAAAGGTAGATACTATACTCACTTAGTCAAAGCTAAGGGAGACAGAGGAGTTCTTATAGGCAACAATCATGGTAAGATTAATGGGTGGACCAAATCCGTATTTGGTAAAGTAACTAAAATACTATAACATGAGTGAACGAAGACTTAAACTTGGTCATAGGAAAGAGTATAAACGTAAAAGCAAGCATACTCGTAATCCAAGCTACTATCCTAGACACCTTACTAAAGTGACGCTAGCTGATTTTGATGCTGATTTCAATTTGAGAGTATCTAAAGAAGTGGCAGCGCAGAGAGGATATGGTAGAAAGGTATTAGACAAAAGTTGTCATATAGCTTGGGACCACGGCTATGGATACGTTAAAGAATCTAGGATTGTGAAATTCATAGCCAAGTATGTAGGTAAGCCTTATAAAGAGCTAGCCAAAGCCTGGAATGAGTGGATTAAGCCAATTAAGAATACTGACAAAACTAAATACCTAGACGACTACTTCACTGATTATAGGTGGAGACAGGCGTTCTTTAGAGTTGATGATAATGGATTAGTACAATCTGTTGAGCAGACTCCTAGAGGTCGTCAATACAACATTAGTACTAAGCAATGGAAGGAGAACAGGAATCATGCTTTGCCCAAGTTTGGTAAGATTGCTAAACCTCATAAAGCAGCAGACTATTATGATTACTGTTATGGATTTGCCAATTCTAATCCTGACTCCAATGGAACAGACTCTGACTTTTATAGACCGAGGTTGCTAGGTCATTATTGGTGTATGGTTAATGGTACTCCAGTTGAGTTGCCAGTATATCATGTGCGTGATGCTCGTGACTATATAAGGTGGTGGTTAGACGGCAAGCAAGGCAGACTTCCTGGGACTAGAGAAGTAGTTAAAGTCGATACGTACCAGCAACTCTTTAGACCTGGAACTCATGCTTATGAACAAGCTGTTAAGTTTGATAACAACTGGGTTTATCTTCCGATTCCATGTAGCAAAGGAGGTTATATAGGTGAAACATCTAAGCATTTTATGCATTTAGAGACGGAGCAGATTCCTAATCCTAGATATGCAGAAATTCAAAGTAGCTTAGATGCTCTTACTAAGAGTGTAGAAGATATAGAAGCGGGCATAACTGTTACATTTAGTGACGGAGTAACTCCTGTAACTATGGAGTATCTTACTAACGAAATTAACAATGCTCACTATCGTCTGTCTATAACATCTAGGTGTATAACAGTTAATCACGGCTATGGGCAACTATATCCATTAGTAAAACGAATTGATTATGAAAGAACTATTCAAGAAATGGCTAGAGAAACTAGCATGTAGGCATGAATGGACTATAATAGCAAAAACTAGCTATACTGATTGTAACAGATACTTACTAGTATGTTCCAAGTGTGGTAAGCTTAAAAGGAAACGAGTATAGACCAGGCTGGAATCTGGGTTAAATAAAGTCCAGCGATGACAACTAAAGCAGAGTTGAGCGTATGTAATAAGACGTGCAGTTTAGCGCTGACTGTGGGGTGGTTGCAGAACACCTCTTTAGGAATGACTATTAGTGTTTGACTATTAGTATTCTAACCACTGCTCCATGCGGTTGTAGTGTAAAGGAGGGCACATCACTAATTTTAGTATGCGCACAAGTGATAGATTGGGTTCGATTCCCGACAGCCGCTCACCCTGAACCCTGTAATTCTAATCCTATAAGATGTTTGGAAAGAAACAATCAGCCGAACCGGCTAAAGTAACAAGTACCTCACTAGCCGAGGAATCAGCTAAGATTATTGATGTATTTGAGAAAGCTGTTACCAATCTTAAAGAGGTAGCATCTAGAGCTCAAGCAGAGAAAGAGGTTAGAGAACAAGAGATTATCGAATTACAAACTGAAGCTGCAAACCTTGAAGCAGTTTCTAACAAAGCAACAGCCATGGCCGAGAAGATTGGTGGGTTGCTATCATAACATTATGGATAAAATCAGAGACGTATCAGAAATTGATTTCAAAGTGGAGGAAGTAATGAAAGCTAAATCTTTCAATGACTTCGTAAACGGAGATGTAGAGAAGGCTTTCTATCTGGGCTTCTTTAGAAATGAATTGCAACAACCTCTATCTGTTGCTATGCAAATTAGAGGTGATGAAGGCATAGCCTTAGTAAAGAGTTTTGACGAAGCGATGCAGAAGGCTAGACCTTATGTAGAAGAAATGTCTGCTATAGCTGACGATGCTATGGCTAAAGAGGAGTTCACAATGTTAGATGTAGTTAATGAAGTCTCTGACAAGGTTAACTACAAACAGGAGGAAGACAAATTCTATGTCATCTTTATCTTAGGTATGTGGGTTAAGCATCTTATTGATGAGGATGTCATATCCGAAACTGAAGAAGATGAGGATGATGAGGATTTTATTGAGAATCCTAATGCCGACGCATAAGTACAGAATATACTGTGATGGTGCCTATTCTCCTGCGAGAAATCAAGGGGGAATAGGCTTTGTCATTTTAGAGGATGACAAGAAGATATTCCAATACAGTAAGATGTATAAGAACAGCACCAATCAGCGAATGGAGCAAATGGCTGCCATAGTTGCCCTGGAATCCATAAAGGAACCTTCTGAAATTACAATAGTAACAGATTCTATGTATATTGTAGGAACTCTTACTAAAGGGTGGAAGAGGAAAGCCAATACTGATTTGTGGGAACGTCTTGATAAGGCTGTGAACAGGCATAAAGTAGTGTCTGTTGAGTGGTGTAAAGGTCACGCAAGTGATGAATATAATAAGGAAGCTGACAAGCTTGCTTATAATGCTAGTAACGAAATAGGATAAACCTATGAAATACAAGAAGAAAGTACAACGTCTTAAAGACCGACAGGCTTGGTGGGATAAGCAATCTGATTCATTTAAGAGAGCTACTACCAGACTAGGTTCAGTTAAACAAAAGTAATTATGAACAATTTTAGTCCTTCTACAGATACGTCTGTAGGCACAAAGAGATTCACAGCCCAAGAAGTGCAATTAGCTTATACTCTAATGGCTGTAGAGTACATGAAGACTATTAAGGGTCTGAATCCGAATCATCAACTAGTTGATAAGGCTGTCAAACTGAAAGCTTTAGGATTTACTAATTCTAAAGAAGTAGGTGATGCTATCACTTCGGAAGAGGACCTTAAAGTCTTAAAATGTTATAGCTTTTTGCAAAGACATTTCCCTGGCTCATTGATACTTAAGGAGGAGGATTTCATTAATCTGAATGTTAAGTATGGATTAGTTGTTGGAAGACTATCAGCTTATAAAGGTTCTGTGCCTGACGAGAACATTGATGAAATCTCTAAGGTAATGGCCACTGCTCAAGCACTTGAAGCAAATGAGTATGTTAACTATAGCGGAAACGGTTCACCTTTACGGTATGTTACTGGTATGCAAGTTGCTACTCACCCTATGCCTATTGATAGCATGTCCTATCCGGTTGGAAGGTACTTCATTAGGCAGGAACCTTCCCATATTGGACTTACGTATTTGAGTAGAAATAAGGCTAGAATGAATGCATATCCATTCTTTCATATCCTTAATAAAGCCAAGGCACATGATGTGAACATTGCTGATTCAAAAGAATGTAGCAGTGCTGACTTATTCATTGCCGCTCCTATTGAAGAAATGAATGAAACGATGCAGTTTACAGTTCCGGAAAGGAAGATTATTCCTATCAATAATGACCCATTTGTGTTTCAAGTAACTCCAATAGGGGTAATGATTCACTCTAAATGGGGAGTAGAAGCCGAAGACAATATATTCGACAATATTAAACCTTTATAAGATTATGGAATTTGTTAAGTTTAAAAGAGCAGTCCATGCGCAGTTTAATCAACTAGCTGCTGGTGCAGACATGCTCTTTCTGACTAATGTAGACAAGGATGCATTATGGGATTGTTATCTTAATTCCTTTCCGGAGGAAGAGAGACAGTCTCATAATTGCAACAATTGTAAACATTATATCAGACATTATGGTAGAGTTGTCGCCATTAAAGACAATAAAGTAGTAACCATGTGGGAGAACCTACAGTTGGATGAACCTTATGCTACTGTAGCTAGAAATCTCGATGCATTAGTGAAATCAAAACCAGTTGTAGATGTTTTTATCACTCGTGATTATGAACTAGGAATTGATAGAAACAATGCCTATATTGACAGTTTGCAAGGTCCTAAAGTAATTACCTGGAATCATCTCTATTATCATATGCCAAATCAATTGGTGTATACAGGAACTGAATCCGTATCTGCTGTAATGGGGACTTTACGCACAACTAAGGAAGTGTTCAAACGTGCACTGGAGGAATTAACTATCGATTCTATAGAAACAGTTCTGGACTTAATAGGTCAGAATGCTTTATATAGAGGAGAACAGTTTAAAAATGACTTAAGTGTATTCCTGGGTCATAAAAGACACTATGATTCGTTATCTGATGAAGAGAAAGACAACTGGTGTTGGGCAAACTTTAATCGTGTAGGATGTGCACGCATTCGTAATACGGCAATTGGTACATTGTTGGTAAATATATCATCAGGACTTGAACTAGACGATTGTGTGACCGCATACGAACGTATCATGGCTCCAGAGAACTATCAAAGACCTAAGTCAATTGTTACTAAAAGAATGATTGAGGAAGCACAGAAGAAAGTGCAGGAACTAGGTCTTATGGATTCTCTACCTCGTAGACATGCTGCCTTAGAGGATATAACAGTCAACAATGTTATATTCGCTAACCGTGATGCCAAGAAGGTAATGGCCGGAAACATATTCGAGGAACTGGCCGCAGACACTAAAGTTAATCCTAAGAAGTTTGACAAGTTAACTGAAATTAGCATTGATGATTTCATTGCTAATGTGGTACCCACTGCCACTAACATAGAAGTGTTAATGGAGAGTAGGCTGTCTAATAACTTAGTAACTCTTACAGCTCCTGTTAATAAGGATGCTAAGAATCTATTTAAATGGCCAAACAACTTTGCTTGGACATATAATGGAGGAGTAGCTGATTCTATTAAAGAGAAAGTAAGAGCTGCTGGTGGTCAGACTGAAGGCTTCTTAAGATGTTCATTAGCGTGGTCTAACTATGATGACTTGGATTTGCATGTCGTTGAACCTAATAATCTTGAAATTTATTACTCTAACAGAATCGGCAGAAGTGGTGGTAAGCTAGACGTGGATGAAAATGCTGGATATGGCAAAACTCGCAAACCTGTTGAGAACATCATATGGGTTAACGAACGCAAGATGCTTGAAGGTAAGTATGTTGTGTATGTCAATAACTTTCATTGTAGAGAATCTGTTGATACAGGATTTACATTGGAAATAGAACACAATGGAGAAGTCCGACAATTTGTCTATGACAAACCCGTTAAACATAAAGAGAATGTCATGGTTGCCGAGATTACTTACAGTAAATCTAAAGGTATCCAAATAAGAGAGCTAATACCCAGTACTAGCCATTCGTCAGTAAGCCTATGGAACATTGATACTAACAAGTTCCATAAGGTGAACGTGATGATGCTGTCTCCCAATTATTGGGATGAGCAGGGTATTGGCAATAAACATTACTTCTTTATGTTGGATGATTGCAAGAATCCGGAGCCTGTTCGTGGATTCTTTAACGAATATCTTAACAGTGAGCTAACTCCTCACCGTAAGGTATTTGAGGTTCTAGCTGATAAGATGAAGACTCCTTACCAAGAACATCAATTGAGTGGATTAGGGTTCTCATCTACTATGCGTAATTCCGTTATTGTTAAAGTGGACGGAACATTTAGTAGAACTTTAAAAGTCAATTTCTGATGTTTAGATTTCTAAAACGCAATGATTCTGAAGTTATAACTCCAGAAGTGGTTGACGTGCCGGTGATGACTATTCAGTCCAACATAGCTATGGCTCTTGCTTTATGTATGGAGGAATATCTACGTTCTGTTTCCAAGACATCAGTTGATATTCCTAATAGAGATACATTAGTAAGAGAATACAACACGTTGGTTGATGCTGGACTGGGCAGCTCAAAGAATGCTAGGTTATTGCAAGCTAAAATATCGGAATATAATCAGATAGCTCTGGATGCCATGCGCGCTAAGAACTTGTTTAGTTTCGTAAAGCGCGCAAGAGAAGTGTTCGGAGAGAGTACTCTTCTAGTTGGTTCTAAACAATTTGATGATGTTTGTAAGAAGTATAAACTTGTCAAAGGTCTACTAAAACAGTACACTGGAGTGATTCCTGACCGTAATATTAGAGAAATCTTAGAAGTTAAGCGTAAACTTAATGGTGAAGGACCAATGTTCTCTGATTTAGGGTTGGAGTATGCTAATGGGGCGTATTATTATGTTACAGGTATTAACTACGGATACAGTGACAGTGAAACTATGTTGAACAATCTGAAGAAATACATAGAATCACACAATCACATAGTTATTGGCCCTGATACAGAAGGCACACTCAGGCTGTCTAGTATAATTAACAAGAATCCCGGCCTTCCTGCTGATGTAAAGGCTTTTAGCTACCCTAACATAGTTTCTTTTGATTCTGTTAAGATAAGCAAAAATGAGCTGTTTGTAGCCTGTCCTCCTGGTCAATTAAACAACCCAGAGGTTACAATCACTAAGAAGGCAGTAGACCCTATTGTGTACCAGCCTTGTGCTTATGGTATTCTCATTCACAGTATGTGGGGAGAAGAGTCAGAGGACAAAGTGTTTGAAGAATATAAACGTATTAACAATTTAATGCTATAATTATGTTTGAGAAAGCATCTAGAATGAAATTGCGTTTTAACACGCAACGTGGAGTTCTTTCTGTTGAAGACTTGTGGGATTTACCCTTAATTCAACTTGACAATATTGCAATTGCTCTTAACAAGAAATTGCAAGAGTCTAAAACTGAAAGCTTCATCAAAACCCGGACTAAGGACACTACCGAACTTGAACTGAAATTCAATATTGCAAAACACATTATTGATGTTAAGTTGCAAGAACAGGAAGACCGTCTACTTGAAAGTGAGAAGAAAGCTAAGCGTCAGAAGATTCTTGACCTTATGGCTAAGAAACAAGACGCTGAACTCGAAGGCAAATCTCTGGAAGAATTAGCTAAAGAACTTGAAGCACTTAATTGATTATGAACTTTGAGAAAGAAATAAAGAAATGGCAGAAGGTGAACAGCTCTGAAACTAAAGCCCAGCTCTTTGAAGCAGTAGATTACATCTGCGCTGATGAGCCTAATGGATTAGTAGGAGTGACTGGTTTGCTATTTGATGCCGATAAACTCAAGAGGAGTATCAATGCTGCGCTTTCCATGAGAGCGGAAGCTAACGTGGTTACACGTAGATATGGTTTGCGTCAGCAGGTGCTATACTTGATGTACTATGGCGAAGAGTGACTATAAGTGCTCTTGCGCTGGAAGAGGCTAAAACTTTAAAGGAAGCATGTAAGTAATACTGTGAGTTATGCTGACAGACCGTCCACGTGAAAAGCCCAGTACGTGATACTGGCAAGGGCGGCCGTTAAATCGGAATTGCTTCCTGTATGGTCCCATAGTTCAATGGATAGAACGCTGGTCTACGGAACCTGAAATGGCAGTTCGACTCTGCCTGGGACTACTAACTTAATAAGGAAAGAGATGACTAACTTAGAAATTATTAAAAGATTAAAGACTGCTAAAGACTTGTACGATAAAGATACAAAGCCAGGTAGTGATAAGAATGGTGGTATGTGCCACTATATGAAGCAAGCATTCAACGGAGTGTTTAAAGAAGGAATACCTCCCTCTTATAATGAATTAGTGGCATTAATTCCGGAGTTTAACCCAGAGTTTCTAGGAGGTAATGTCAAACAAGAAGAAGTAGCTAGGCTGGTCTTTTGGTGGCCCGTAGATGAGAAGAAACACAGGCTTATAGCCTTCGATAAACTCATCCATTGGTACACAGAAAGAATCAATAAGCACACTATCTTACTAAAAGCTAAGAAGCTGTTTGAAGACCATTCAGAATACTGGGGAATGTGTTTCTGCATTGAACATGCTATGGCTGGCACAGAAAGAGGAATCAACATCTATGATGAACGTGATGTAGTTGCCATGTTCCCCGAGTTCAATAGAGAGTTCTTAGGTGCACCTAAAGACAGGTATGGTAAGGCATTTTGGTGGACTCCCGATGACGAGAAGGGTCACAATGCTAGGATTGAAGCATTTGATAAACTGATTAAGTATTACGAAGGAAGATGAACTGGATAAAAAGAATCATGAATAAGTTATTTATTGATAATGAGTCCTATAACATTGAAGAGGACAATATCACTATCTCACAAATCAAGCGTAAAATTTACGTAAATGGTAAATTAATATCTGAAACTAATAAGGATAGTGTACATATCAGTTTTACTGGTAACGTAAAAGAGCTTAACTGCAACACATGTGATATTGACGGAGACGCATTTGCTGTACATGGTAATAGTGTTAAAGTTAAAGGCAATGTGGGAGGTTCTATAGAAGCTAACAGTATTGAGGTTGGTGGTAATGTACAAGGAGACATTGATGCTAACTCTGTTAAAGTAAAAGGCAGACACACTGGGAGTATTAACGTATAGCTTTCAAGGCTCAGTAGCTCAATAGTATAGAGCATCTCCGTCCTAAGGAGAGGGTTGTGGGTTAGAGCCCCACCTGAGTCACAAACCAATTATTAGTTATTATGAAGAATATCTTTAATTTTGGTAAATTGTTGGAAGGTGAATCTATGAATGCGGACGAGGCATATTCAGTTGCCACTTACAATGAAGTGGTGACACAAGAAACTCTAATTAAGAGGTTTCTAGATACTACTGACCAACTTATTAAGGCTAAGAGTGAGAACAATTACTTTAGTCTTGTTATGGATTTGAATGATGATGTAGCTAAAGCCAAGGATGAAATCCTTAAATACTACGAAGATAAACGATTCTTCGTTAAGGTTATTGATAAAGAAGGATATCCTGGCTTAGTTGGAGAATATCTATTCATATCCTGGAAGAAGTGAATTTCTTTATTCTAACATAACCACAGGCATAATTGAGAGTGAAATGCCTGTTTAAGCAGTCCCCACTGCTGTAATGGTGATTTGATTACCATACATTATCTTAAGCCCTTGAGGGTTGGTGTGAATAGACTATTCACATGTTCTTAACATTAATTGTTAACAACAATGACATTCGATGAACAAGACTCTCTTATAGAGTCATTGAACGCGGCTTATGATAAAGCCGGAACTATTACAGATGAAGACATCAAAGAACTGTTTGCCAAGAAGAATGCAATCGCTGATGAAGACGAGCAAACTTCTTATGAGTTCGATGAATACTTTGCAGAAGTAGTAAGTAAATGGGCGCAAGACGGGCTGACTGATGAGAAAGCTCAATTACTGCTCAATCTTATTGATAGCGCTGACGGTAGTGTGGACGATTCTGAAGACGCAATGTTGGAAGAATTATCTATGGCTGAACTGACTGGCGTGGACATATCTGAAATATTAAAAGATAAGTTCCCAGACTACTTTGAATAGTTCTTATGTATGGTGATAGGTTATGGAATAGACATTCCAGCCAAAATATCACTAGGGGGGGGGTGTAGGCTCTTCTTCGTTGCTCCTAGCAACACACCTAATGCCAATCCTTGGTATTATTGTTATCATCTATGATAACGGACTTTAGGCTACGTTATATTTAATGTAGTGCTAATCGCGCAGAACGATATTCGTACTGCCGTTTAGGGTCAAATTCAGATTAGTTATTAGATTATTCTTTACTTCTAATGAGGTAAGGTCTACTCTAGTGATTGTCTGGGTTTGGCCCTTCTTTTTTAACTTTAGATATGCAGAAATTTAAGTACGAAGACAATGAATTAATACCCATTTTACAGGTAGGAGACCTTATCACTGTAAACGGCAGTCCGGTAGAAATCGTTGACAGTGGTTGCGCGTGCTTTGGCTGTTACTTTAAAGCCAGTGACTGTACTATGGAGTGTAGATGTCCACTTGACGAAGACTTGATATTTCGAAAGGTGGAAAAGAAGATTAAACAAGATGAGAGGGTTGAGCAAACTAAAAGCATGGCTGAAGAGGAAGGGATTTACTTCTACTAATTATAAGGGAGATTCGGAGTACTACACATTGAACGGATTCTCTGCTACTGTGAGGTTAGCAGACCATGTAGGAAGAGAAGGAACTGAAACTGATAAATATATAAATATCATTCCAGACGGAGTTGATAGATATGTATTTATTTATGACAGAATATCTACTTCTATGAGCCATAAGGAACTTATTAAGGCATTAGATGCTTTAATATATCTACATGGTAAGATTCCCAAGTATTTCGAGAATAGAGACCTTATTAAGAAGAGATACGAAGATGCTGTTTCCAGCGTCCAATCTCATTTAGCTAGAAGGACGGTAGACCAACGAGCAGTGTTGGTTAAGGGTGTTAGTACCTTAGAACCCGTCATACTCGAGTTGCAGAAACTATGTTGTCAATTTAGAGTAGAGAAAGAGAAATTGTGATTGTAATATTAATAGTGCTCGCACTGTATGGTGTGTCTTACTTACTAAACATTGTACTGAACTACATGCTTGCATACTACGACTTGGATGAAGAATACTTCTGGGAAGTCGTAGAGGAGGATGTAGGTTGGTGGATGACATGTCCAGTCATATCACCATTCTTATACTTATGGCTAATAGGTAAGGTATTAGAAGAACAATCAGATTAAACTAATACTAACTTTACGGATAATCAAGTATGATTATTGAAGAAGCTGACTTTAGAATGGAATCTGTAGGTGACAATTTACACTTCTGGGACCTATCTATACTAAAGACTATTAAATCTAAGGACGGAGAACGTCAGGAGTTTAAAGTAATTGGTTATGGACTTCCCATATCTGCATGTCTTCAAAGAATAGCGGATTATAGAATAGAGTGTAAGCACCCAGATGCCATGTCTCTGAAAGAATATATTCAAGATTACAAACAAGAAGTAACTAGATTAGAAGAGTTAACTAAAGGAATTTAAGCTATGGCTTCACGTAAGAAAGGTACGGCACCTCATAAGCCGAAGAAGGTGTATGAATTTGTTAAGTTAATGAATTGTGCAAGGTGTGGTAGAGATACTACTCACACGCTGTTCGATTATGACAACAGGCTTTATAAATGTAATGTCTGTGGGGCAGTTTATACCAAACGTGGTAAATAACTAATATTTAACTCATTAAACTTATCAGTAATGAAGAAGGAAACTATCAAAGAGACTCCAGAGGAGAGATTCAAAAGACTAAGAATCAAGGATTTGACCGATGATGCTTTCATGGTGGCAGAGCATTTAAGACAGCCGTCTGTAACACCACGTGACCCAAGTGTGTGGAGTAAAACTCCTAAAGAACGTAAGTTGTGGAAACGCTATAGACGATTCCCCGCTCCAAGTTATCAATGGCCGGCTCCTGCCAAATCTATTCCTATTCCTGGAACTCTGGTCGTGTATGTAAAGGGTGGTAACTTTACTACTGGTAAAATGAATCCAAAGACCAACAAACCTATACCAAAGAACACATTTAGCCATAAATGTATTCAATCTGACATCCCTTTCTTATTAAGTAAATATAAGACAGAGAAGTCCCAGGTTACTAAATATTCTTGGAATGGCAAAACCTACGCCCCCGACTGTCTACCATTCTGGGGACGTTAAACTAACAGTATATCCTTCCTTTCTATATGAAGTACAACTATACCTCATTAGGAAGGATAGGGTAGAATGTGTAGGTTCTAAGTTCTATACTACTGATAAGCCTATTAAGGTAAGGGAATCGCAGTTTATTAAAGTCGACGATGAGATTACATGTGCTAAGTATATTACTTGGCTAGCAGCTCCCCTAGATTATTTAATGAACAACAATTTTAAAGTGTTAGAACGTGAGAATGCTAGACAAAGACGGAAATCCAATACAGGAGAAGACAAGCGAAGGAGTTCAAACCGTAGGCGCTGAACCTACTATGAAGTATACAGAGCAGGTGATTGATAAGTCTAGACGTGTTTGCCCACTATCAACTGTAATGGTTGAGATGTTGGTAAAACAGATGTCAGCCGAACTTGCCAACCATGCTCTGTATATGACCTTTGCCAATTACTTTGAAGTAGAGGGTTTGCCAAAGCTAGGTATTTACTGGAGAGGTCGTGCTAAGGAAGAATATTTGCATCATTCTTGGATATTTGAATATCTAACCACTAACGATGCTCTGTTCCAATATCCGCCTGTTCCAGCCATTAATGTTGAAATCACTGATAGAGTCATGCCCTTTGCTGCCACAGTAGATAGGGAGATTGAGACTACTCGTGGTATTAATAAGATTGTAGACCAAGCTCAAAAAGAGAGTGATTGGGCTACATTCCAATGGTTGAATGGAGAGGATGAGGATGAAGGTATGTTAGTTAAAGAGCAAGTAGAAGAAGAATCTATTAGTCGTACTATTCTTGATATGGCTAAAGAACAGGCTACTTGGCTTCGTAAAGAGAATGCAATACTTGATTTCTATAATGGTCTAGGTCGCAAGTAATTGCCTATAATCAGATTAACTTATCTAGAGAGATTACATTTAGAAACATTTAATCTACAAGTTTATGAAAGAAAGAGTTGAGTATAGAGTTGACAGTTTTGTTGATTTTACTGGCATGGAACGTAAGTTCGTAATGGTTGCATTGTCACAAGAAGTATGTGCTGAAATTGACCCAGATACAGAGAACTGGGATGAAGATGCACTCTTAAGTGATAAATGTCTGTCTATTGGCGTATCTGTATGTCAACCAGAAGATGAGTTTGATGAGAATATGGGAGTTCAAATAGCTCTTGGTAAAGCTCGTAAACTACATAATCATGCTCTGTACAGTACTGACCCCGGATTGATTAACCGTGGTGTAGTTAATGCTCTTCTTGACCAGGAAGTAGCATTCTTCAAACAATGCCCTGGCAAGTATCTGAAAGGATATGATACAGCTAAGGCTATCTATGAAGAAGGACGTAAAATGGTTGAACTAGAAGCATCACTATCTGATGAAGAACGTACATGCTTGGATACCTTATTAACTTCTAAGAATGATAGAGTGGATGTTATCTATGATATCTATAACTACTATCAGTCTCAGAAATGAAATTTAAGGATGCTTTCGTTGGAGGTGTGATTGCTGCTGCTATATGCCTTGGTATAGCATGGGCTTGCAAGGATAGAAACACAGTAGTTATTCCTGACAACACTAAATATGAGCAAGCTATAGACTCGCTCAATAAGGAAGTAAGGAAGTTAGAAATTACTAACGACAGTCTAATTAGTGTCATTACCAATTCTAAAGGTAAGATAGACACTATTAATAATTGGTATGAAAAGGAGCTTATTGATATTACTAATCAGTCTATTGCCGCTGATGCATCTTTCTTCGCAGAATATGTATCCCAAGCTGGTAGATGACTCTTTAGTTGTGATTACTCCACAGCAATTAAAGGCTAGTAACCTTATATTTCTGGAGCATAAGAAGCTTAAGCTAGAGAGGTTTGAACTCAATAAACAGCTTACATCTTATGAATTACTAACTGCTAACTATGCTAAAACTGATAGTATAAGACTTCAACAACTAGCACGAGCAGAATTGCAAATGCAGATGTATGATGAAGCTATTAGTAAGCAACGGGAGCAGATAGCTAAGATGAGCAAAAAGAACAAGAGATTAACTACATTGTCAATAGGAGGATTTGCTATCAGTGTAGGCTTATTATTAGCCTTACTGATTAAATAGCAAATTCTTGGCAAACTACTATTCGGAACATGGCGAACAAACTATCTGACAGTTTTGATAAGGACAGAGATGGAGTAAAGTACAAATACCCCGAGAGAACTTGCAAAGACTGTTCTAGATATCCCTGTTTCAGAGGTATTGAGCGCAGTGTTTGTGATTTCGCCAAGTATGGTTGTGTGCATTATAAAGACGGTGGGGTTAATAAACGACAAAATGAGCTGGTGGGCTCGGAATGATGATTCAATATACCATACGCGTTGAATTACTAGCTAGTAAGGAAGATGCTGGTGGCTATATAGTCTATGCATTCAAAGATTTGTCAAACGGCACATATAAAATGTGTACCCGATGTCCTAACTGGGAAGGTCCATTCTTAAGAGTTGGTGACATCGGGTATTTGAAATGTAAGGAAGTATATGCAGGGGAAGACACATGGTATAATCCCATCACTGACTCCTTTGAGAAGTATAAATATACCGATATATATTTCGAAGACTTTGTTTATGAGAAACCACCAGAAGGTGAGATTATACTGTAAAAGATTATCTAAATTAACGAGATTAGACCATTATCTAAAATTAATATGATATATCTATGTTCAGAGAGAAATTGGCATCAGCTATCGATAGAAAGAATAATGACATCAACTCTTTCATTTGGAAGGGTCGTAAGCAAGAAGTAAATGGAGCTTTAGTACAAGAGGAGAAACGCTTGGTTGATTGTACTGAAGAAGAACTTCGTAATTTCTATGCACATTGTGATTCTATGCTCTATAATACTAACAAGGACTATCCTGGTCGTTATGTTCTATTGGACATTATTAAAGACCAGCGTCAGCGTTGTAACGCAGAATTGTTCTTGCGCTGGTTAGAACAGGAGCAGCATATGCCAAGGTTTAAGTTCCTAGAGGCGTTAGTCTCTTTCTTGGATATTAATAAGGACGGTATAGACCCGAAAGAGTATCCAATTGAAGGAACTATGTGCGGCTGTCCTAAAGAGTTTGGAGACATTCCAACAGAGACAGTACGCGAAGGTTGTTTGGACAGACTGGGAAAGTTCAACAAACAACACATTACTCTTACATTTATTCTCAAGCAAGGTCTATGGTTCACTGCTCAAGAGAGCAAGGACTTAGTGGAGAAAGACCCTAAGACAGGTCAGATAAGAGATAAGATTGAAGTGGCGAAGGAAAGACTAGGTCTGAAGCCCACAATGCCTCTTTATGTTACTCCTAAAGGACTTAGCTATTCACAGCTTCGTTCTATGGTTAATTTGAAGAGTAAGAAGTATACAGAACTAACTACTGACCAATTAAAGGTTCTTAGAAATAGAATCTTGTATTCTTTGGAAGATGAAGTGAAGTTCCATATATCTCAGTGGGAAACTCGCAAGAACCAAATTAAATTAGTATGTGATGCTAAAGGCTATACTTTATAATGTACTCTGGATGCTGACCACAGTTAATCCAGATTACTATGTAGTAGGTATAAGCTGCTTAACGTAACTTGTGAGAATTTACTAATATTAAATAACAGGGTTCAAGGTAATAGATTCAAATGAGTTATTAATTAAGGGCTTAGCCTATAACAAGTGGCAGACTTATTCGGAAACGTAAGCAGAGATGAACGCCAAGCAATTGGTGTTCAACGTTGGGTAGATAATAAGTTGCGTGGTTCTTTAGTCTATTGTACCGGTTTCGGTAAGACTAGAACTGCCATTATGTGTATGAAAAGATTCTTGGCTAAGAATCCTGGTAGAAGAATTATAATAGTAGTACCTACTGATGCACTACAGAGACAATGGCTTAGTGATTTAACAGAGCAGCAAGTCCCAATGGTGTACGAGGTACTAATAATAAACTCTGTTGTGAAACATGAGTGGACATGTGATTTGCTAGTACTTGATGAATGTCATAAATATGCTTCCGACCTGTTTGGAAAGGTATTTGAAGTAGTCAAGTATAAAATAATTCTAGGTTTAACTGCAACTATGGAACGACTAGACGGTAAGGATAGTTATATCAAGAAGTATTGTCCAGTAGTTGATAGAGTAGATGTTAGTGAAGCTACTGCTAGAGGCTGGCTATCTCCTTACAGAGAATACAAAGTCATGGTAGAAGTAGACAATCTAGACAAATACTATGAGTTAAATAGAGAGTTTTATGAGCATTTTGCTTTCTTCGGTCATGATTTTACACTTGCTATGGCTTGTGCTACTAAATGGCAGAAGAGAATTGAGCTAGCTAAAACTATGCTTCCCGACTTTGACAAGAAACCAGATGAATGGAAAGCTCTTAATAAGACCATTCTAATTCATGCTATGGGTTTCAATAGGACTTTACAGGCAAGGAAGAAGTTCATTTATGAACATCCTAAAAAGATAGAACTTACAAATATGATACTTGAGCATAGGCAAGACAAGAAATGTATTACTTTTAGTAAGACAATCAAGATTGCCGAACAAATCAAGTATGGTAAGGTACTATCTAGTAAGGAAACTAAGAAGAAGGGAAGGATGACTTTAGAGGAGTTTAAATCAGCATCTGTGGGAGTACTTAATACTTCTAAGATGTTAGATGAAGGAGCTGACATACCAGGACTGTCAGTAGCCGTTATTCTTGGATATGATTCCAGTCCTACGTCTAAGACGCAGAGAATAGGTAGAGTTATTAGAAAGGCAGAGAATAAAGTAGCGGAAGTCTTTACTTTAGTAATCAAGGGAACTGTTGAAGAAGAATGGTTTCGCAAGAGTACTGGTAGTAAGGATTATATCACTATAGCCGATTCTGATTTATTAAATCTACTAGAAGGGCGAGAATTTACTCCTAAGAAGAACAAAGAAACTAAAATGATATTTAGGTTCTAATGTTTAGAGTGTTATATTGCAACATAGGTGCTGAAGGGCAGCCTGATAGAACTTCAACAGTATCTACTGATGTTGATGCTGTTAAGCTATTAGAGCTGTTAGAGAAGCATTCAGAGCATCGTATTTGCATGATGTCTGTGCATTTAGAGCGCAGCCCTCTAGATGTGCAAAGTCTTATTACGAGCCTGAAATTTAAGTAGATTCGTTTTGAAATGTAACAAGATTATCGTATCTTTGTAATCCTTAACGGTCAAAATTACATGACAACTGAAAGATTGCTTGAACTTGTAATGCTTACTAACACGTTTGATAGTATCATTCATGCTAGTGGTGTCAACGAAAACGGTGAAATTGAATTTGAAGGTGGAATCTATGACGTCAAGGCTATGGTAGCAAGGCAGACAGAACTCTTTAAAGAGTTTATAGCTCCTTACGAAGTAGCAGGCGAAGCTTATGTGATTGAGGACACTGAGAAATCAGAATAACAAAGTATCACAGCTGATAGATTAGTAAGTTATTTACTTATTAATCAATACGCTTGGAGAAATTAAGTTTAACAATAGAGAATCAGTTGTTAATAATGGAGCAGTATAGGCTTACTGCTGAGGAGTTGTTAATGATTGAGTTGCTATTCTTGGCACAACCAGAAGAGGGACATAAAGACTCCCTCATCCGATATCTGGGAATGCCAATAACTAAAACCCGCCTTAGAGACGTATTATTAAGTCTACAGGTGAAGGGAGTCATTACTAAGAAGTATAAAATTCCCGCAGAGGGTCAGACGTTTGACCCTGAATCTGTAATCTTTAATGAAAACTTCATTAAGAATTATAGAAAGTATTCCGGAGACCTGGGAGGAGAGTTCTGGGAAGCATACCCAGATATTGTCATTATTAATGGTAGGGAGTATAGTTTAAAGAACTGGTCTAAGAAGTTTAACACTTTGGAAGATATGTTCTTTAGATATGGCAAGAATATAGGGTGGAAACTTGAGAATCATAAAAGAGTGATAGAGTTAGTCAATTGGGCTAAGCAGAACAAATGTAATCTGATAAATGTCAACATTGCTGACTTTATAATGTCTAAGGCTTGGGAAGGCATCGAGAAGTTTAAAGATGGAACATATGAAGAATTAGTGTTTGATACTATGACGGAACTATGACATATACTAGCAGACTAATCGAACTTATCAAAAGAGGCAGAGAAGGTGACAATCAAGGATTATCACTTGGAATGCCTAAGCTGGAGCATATAATTGACGGATTAACTCAAGAGACCTATTACCTGATTGCCGCAGGAACTGGTAACGGTAAGACTAGTTTCGTGCTTCACTCCTTTATATATAAGGCTCTACTGGACTCTGATTCTGATAAGGATGTTCAGTTTATTATATTCTCTTTGGAGATGAGTGCTGAGCAGTTACTTGCTAAATTGCTCTCTCTTCATATATATGAGACATATGGTAAACAAATATCTTTTAAAGAGTTATTGTCTAGAGGCAAGGACTCTACACTCTCTAATGAGGATTATGAGTTAGTACAGGAATGTATTCCATGGCTAGAATCTATAGAGGACAGACTAATAATACATGACGGCACTCTCAATTCAGAGAAGTATAAGTCTCTAATCATAGAGGATTTAAAGAAATTTGGAACCTTTGTTGATGAAGATACTTATGAACTTAATAATCCGAAACAAATTATCGCAGTAATTACTGACCACTTAGGCTTAGTGAGACCACAGTTGGGTCGTAGCAAGAAAGAGGAGATTGATACAATATCGGCATATGGTGTCTCATTTAGAAATAAATGTAAGATATCTCCAATCAATATTATGCAGTTCAATAGAAATGCTAATAATGCAGAACGACTAAAACAAGGCTTGCAAGAACCTGATTTGTCAGATTTAAAAGAGAGTGGTTCTCCGAGTGAGGATGCCAACGTAGTATTGGTATTATTTAATCCATTTAGAAGCAAATTGTCTACATATAGAGGATATTGCATTAAAGAGCTAAAGGATGGTTTCAGGTCATTATTGGTTCTTAAGAATAGATTTGGTGCGTCTGATGTAGCCATTGGTGTAGGATTTTATGGTAGGTGTGGTATCTTTAAAGAGCTTCCGTCTGCGTCTGAAATCAATGATTATGACAAGTATAAGAATCCAGATTGGACTATTATTGATTTCCCAGACAGGGAAGTCGAGATAGAACGAACTAAGAAAGATGATTTACGCGTAACCATAACATTATGATTTAATGAGCCAAATTATAGGACTTGGAGGATTTTCGGGAAGTGGTAAGTCTAGTTCCCTACAGTATTTAAACCCAAAGGAGACATTTATCATTAGCTGTACTCCTAAACAATTATCAATTCCAGGATTTAGGAAGAATTACAAGAAGCTAACTCAGGACAAAGACAAGAACTATGTTGGAAATTGGTATTTCAGCAATGAATTTGCCAAAGTGATGAACATCATGAATGTAGTTAATGTTAAAATGCCAGAGATTAAGGTCTTAGTAATTGACGATAGTAATTATCTTCTTTCACAAGAGGTGATGTCTAGAAGTGCGGAGAAAGGATATGATAAGCATATTGACTTTGCAAAGCACTATTATGATTTAATAATGAAGGCTATGACTCTTAGAGAGGATTTAATTGTAGTGTTCATATCTCATATTGTAAATGACGGTAACGACTATGACCCTAAATATAAGTTATTTACTACTGGAAAGATGTTGGATAGGTCTGTTAATATAGATGGACTGTTTAATTATTTGCTGTATGCAGAGAAGATTGTAAATGATGAAGAGGTTGACTATAAATTCAGAACAAGGTCACTTGGTCCAGATACTTGTAGAAGTACCGCAGGATGTTTCCCTGATTTATATGTTGAACCTAATATGAAGATGGTGATTGACACAATCAATAAATTTGAATACGGAGAATGATAGTTAAAATGCTGTTAACTTTGGACTTTGACCCAGCTACTGGAGAGTATAAATCTCTAAAGCAGGAAATTGTCAAAGAAGAAGTAAAGACTAGAACAGTCAAGGAAGAGGTTCCGGAGACATCTGAACCGCAAATTACCCTAGACCCTAACAAGTACATACTTAATAAAGCAGCTGCCCAATTAATGGGAGTTGCTTGGGAAGATAGACTTAGTATTAAATATCAGAAAATTGACGGAATCACTTTCCCCGTTATAGGAACTGATGAAGCCTTTGGAACCAAAGGTGGAAACAAACTTACTAAGAGCCTGTCTGTCAGCTGTAGAGGTAAAGCTAATGACATGCTACGTCAGTATGGCGATACATTTACAGTAACTACGATGAAAGGTCAAGACGACCTCTTCGTATTAGTCGGTAATGCTGAAAGGCCGGAAGAGCCTGAAGTAGATAACATAGAGGTATTAGAAGATGAAAGCGACAACATTGATTTGCCGTTAGACACAGAGATTGGAGATGAGTCAGCTAAAGAGATTGACCCATTAACTTTTGAACTTTAATACTTATAAACTATGTCAATGAATTTCAACTTAACAAACACGAACGGTACATCATCTATTAAACCAAGACTGAAACCATGGGAAATCCACGATGTTATCTTCAAGGGAATAACATTTAATGAGTTTAAGGGTAAGAAAGACCCTGACGCAGTGTACAAAACCATGAGAATTTCATTCGAGAATGAGAATGGTGTTTATGAAGAAACAGTATTCTGTCCTAAAGAGGGAGATGATGTAAGACAAGTAAGCTCTAACAATGGAGTTGAACGTGAAAGTCCGTCCAACTTTGAGAAGTTTAAATTTATGTTAGCTCATATTGGAGAACAACTTGCTCCTAAGAAATATGAAGCATTTAAAACTAAAACTTTTGCCCTTCCGGAAGAGTTTGAGAAATTGGTAAAGACATTTGCCGACATCACTAAGGATGCAGTTAATAAGCATACTAATCTGAAGCTGATTGCTAATAAGAAAGGCGAACCTTGTCTGCCTTATTTCGTCAATATCAGTAAAGCAGGTGATGCATATATCTCTAACAACTGGTTAGGAGACAAAGTATTCTTCTCTGACTATGAAATCAGTCAGATGAATAAACAGAAGAGTAACGGCCCTACTGATATGCCTGGTACAAGTTCTGACGATTTTGCAGCATCTAATGATGCAGCCACAGATAACGCAGACCTTGACTTTGAAGTGTAATAATTAATTAGTAAATTTGAGGTTCAAACATTAAACATTGAAATAATATGGTATTGGAATATGAACCTAAAATTACTAAGAAGTATTTACTTGAAAGGCAGACTCAGGAAACTTATCTTGAGTACTATCTAGGAATCCCAGTTAAGAAAGGGTTGTTTAAATCTCCGTTGAGAAATGATAATTCTCCTACGTGTTCCTTTTATAGGAATGCGTCTGGAGACATCATATTCAATGACTTCAGCGGACAGTTCTATGGTAATTTCATTAGTGTGGTTATGTATAAGTATAGTTGTACTTATTATAAGGCATTGCAAATAATTGCTAACGACTTTGGCTATATAACTCATAAAACGTTACCTAAGAACAATAAGCCTGTAGTCGCAAGTAAGTCTGAATTTAAGGACGATGGACCTGCGATTATAAGAGCTGATGTACAAGAGTTCACTGAATCTGAACTACAGTGGTGGGCACAATATGGCATTACTAAGGAGATTCTGAAGAGATTCAGAGTCTATTCTTGCAAGGCTGTCTATTTAAATGGCAGTTATTATGCCACTACTGGTCCACAGAATCCCATGTTTGGCTATTATCGTGGTAAGAACGATAAAGGGGTTGAGTTATGGAGAATCTACTTTCCATTTAGAGAAAGAGGAACTACACGGTTTCTATCTAACTGGAAGTCTATCATGTTACAGGGAGCACATCAGCTTCCGGCAGAAGGCGATTTGTTAGTAGTTACTAAGAGTATGAAAGACGTTATGTGTCTATATTCTTTAGGAATTACTGCAATAGCTCCTAATTCAGAGAATTTATTCTTAACTGAATCTCAATTCGAGAAGTTGAGTAAAAGATTTAAGAAGATAGTTGTATTCTATGATAACGACTTACCTGGCATTCATAACATGAACCAGATAAGAAAGAAGTTTAACATAGACTGCATCTTCATTCCTAGGTCTTATGGAGCTAAAGATATATCTGACTTTCATGCTAAATATGGTAGAGAGAAGACACTTAATTTAATTGAAAGGGCATGGAGAACACTGAAGAAGTAAAACCGAAGAAGAAACGTAACGGTGCATATGCTAAACGTAAAGGTAATAATTATGAACTTAAGATTATTAAGGAATTGATAGGACTTGGTTATAAAGGCCTAAAGTCATCTCGTAGTGAGTCCAAGAATCTGGACGATGCTAAAATTGACATAGCTGAAACCGAGGACAAATTGCCATGTTACGTACAATGTAAATGTACTAAGAACACACCGTCTATTGCTGAAATTATCAAAACATGTGGTCGTAAAGATAGACCCTTAGTAATAATCTGGAACAAGCAGATTGACAAGGGAGTAAACATGGGCTCTGACGGAGAATACGTTATGATGAGTAAAGATTTCTTTTATGAACTTATTAAGAAGGCTACGGAGTAATCTGTGGCTTTCTTTGTTTAGTAATGCTTGATTAGAATATCCTATGGCAAATTTGATATATTCACATCTTGACTTACTAAATCTTGAATCATTTAATTATTATATCTGCTGATGAACACTTATATTCTGCCTTGTTATAGTCTGGACGACGGTGATTTATGGCTAGAGAAGGTAAGAGCTAGAAGCTTTACAGAAGCTGAGGATAAGTTTATTGACTTATTCATTACAGATTATGACATAGACCCTCCAGGTGATTATGATGAACTGGCAGGTACTATGGCTAAAGACAAAGAGATAATTATTGGTGACATATACGATATAGAAGAGTTCTAGTCGTACAAGATGACAATGAATGTTTAGAATAGGTTTAGATATTGACGATTGTCTAGCTGACTTTTGGGGTGCTTACTGTGAGTACTTCGATACAGCTAGTAATCCACGTATGCTTGAAGATAGCATGATTACTAGGAATGTACAACGTATTCTTAGTAAGGACAGAGACTTCTGGTTAAATCTCAAAGTAGTTAACAGACCTGATTTTGTTCCGGAATTATATTGCACTAAACGTGTAAACAATAAAACTTGGACTAAAGAATGGCTAAGACGAAATGGATTCCCAGATAGACCAGTCTATCAAATGTATTACCAACACGGTAATAAGGCTGATATGATTAAAGGTAAAGTGGATGTCTTTATTGACGATTCTTTAAGTAACGTACTAAAATGTCAACGTTCTGGACTGCCTGCATTATTAATGCATACAGAAAGGACTATTGACTTTCCTATGTTTAAAGTATTCTCCTTATGTAAAGATGAGATTATAGATGCTTATCAATTCATGAGGAGTTATGCTTAAAGACATTAAAATTACACCACTAATTGAAACTATCAAGTTCCTTGAGATAAGTGATGAGGAGTATTTCAGTGAAGCTTATTCTGATTACATTAGTAATTCTAGATTGAAGCTTATAAACCCAGAACAAGGAGGTAGCCCAGAAGCTTATTTAGCAGGACTGGGTGCTGATGGAAGATACTCCGATTCGCTGTACTTTGGTTCGGCAGTACATGAATTAGTACTGCAACCAGAGTCTTTTATTCTTGTAGAGTCTGTAGATAGACCAACAGCTAAAGCCGGATTCATGGCTGATGAGCTGTATCCTTTATTTATAGCTAATGGTGTTGTTACTAAGGATGAGATAGTAGTAGCGTCTGACAAGATTAGCTATTATAAAGGTAAAATGGATGAAGACAAAATGGATGCTCTGCGCATAAAATGCGAGAACTATTATGCTCAACGCACAGCTTATGAGTGGGGCAGCAAATATGTTGCAGATAAGGTTCCAATTTATCTTGATGCTAAATCTAGAGACAAACTACGAGAATGTATTGTATCAGTTGAATGTAATCCACAAATACAATCCTTATTGAATCCAGACTATTTATTAGAGAAGCCAATCTCCAAGAATGAGTCTGTACTATTAATAGATGTGCTTGTTGAGCATAATGGTCTTAGTAAGGTTCTCAAACTAAAAGCTAAGTTGGATAATTTTACATACAGTCCAGAGTCGAATGAATTAGTTCTCAATGACTTGAAGACTAGTGGACATTATCTCACTAAGTTTCATGAGAGCTTTGATAAGTATCACTATGCTAGGCAAATGGCTATGTATATGTGGATGCTGAAATTGTACATAGAGAATGAATATAAGGCAAAACCCACACTTAAGGCTAATATGTTAGTGGTATCAACAGTTCCGGATTTTAGGTCTGGAGTGTTTCCTGTTAATAATGGTCATATGTTGTCGGGTTTTACTGAATTTACTACATTGTTGAGGCGTGTAGCATATTACGAGCTTTATGGATACGATGCTGATGGAATACTATGAGCCTACTATGAATGATTTGAAGGAATACTACAAGCAGTACTTCAGTTTAGGATGTCTGGCCTGTGATATAGGAACTAAGTTCGCTTTAATATCACTAATATGCTTTCTTACTAAGCAAGCTAGGAACAAAACTCCTAACGCAACTACTTGGCAAGTAATCCAGAAGATTAGACAGGGCAAAGAAAGTCATAATTCGGAGGGTCTTCTTAAAGGTCTCGCAGTTATATGTGATGATTTTATGAGAAACACTACCGAGTTCTTGACATTTGATTTAAAATCGGCTAAAGATATGGTTGCTAAGATTAATGAAATTCTTGATAAAGAGCTTCCTTGGGAACCTACTACGCCAGAAACGCCATTTTAATTATGGTACATGACAGATATTTGAATAACATGGCTATAATTCATAGTTTGGAAGTATTAGCCAGGAAACATCCCGATATGCGTTTCCACCAGCTGTTATGGGCAGCAGGATTAATAGAGAAACGCTCTGACGAAATCGTGGACAAGTTCTACGAGGAAAGTCGAGACACATGGAAGCAAATGACTAAAAATGAATTTTGCTTTCCGCCAAACGATAATAGTTAAATCTTATTAACTCACTAATTGTTGGCAATTTACTTGTGTAGTTACAAGAAATGTAGTATCTTTGTAACGCTTTCCTCTCGAAGGAGAGTCAGATTAATAGAATTAAATTTAGATTATTTTGCATTAGAACTGTTTGGTAGTTTACTATTAAAGCAGTACCTTTGTAATACAATAACAAAGAGATATGACAATGAACTAATGTTTAAATTCCAATTAATTATGACAAACCAAGTAAATTTTAAGAACGTAGAAGTAAAAGGTTATACTAAACAAGAAGCAATCGCACAAGCACCTTTCCAAGTAATTCGTGATGCAACTCAGGCATGGAAGACAGCTGGTAAACCTATTTCAGAGAAAGCTTTGAAGGAATTTGAAGCAGAGTATCTGGCTAAGCATACTAAGTTTGCTGCTGGCATCGGATGTTCTATCACATTTGAAGCAGGTTCTGCTGATACTCGTGAACGTCCTTATACTATGCGTGACATCAAGAACGAGAAAGGTAAACGTAAATACAAAACTGGCTATCAGGGAATCAATCCTGCAACTGGTGAAGTATTGTTCTTGAACTTTGAAACTAAAACTAAAGCCAAAGAAATCGCTAAGGAACTTTACACTAAGAAAGGTTATACTGGCGATATCTATTGCAAGTACATCAAGGCTGTAGTTGAAGGCGAAGACGGTGCTTTTGAAGTAAAACACACTCCGTCAAAATCAGCTAAGATGGGTACATATATTTGCTTTGGGGTCGAGGGCTAAGCCAACTTCTACTGACCTTAAATATCAAAGGGATTATCTTATGTGAATAAGGTAGTCCCTTTTCTTTTTATTCAGATGTGCATAACTAAAAGAGATTAGATTTTATATAAGCGCCGAAAGGTTATCTAATTTTAACTCAGAAATGAGAGAAACAACAATTACCAAGCTAATCAATCACTTACAAGAAGTTTTAAAACAGAACATTAGTTTAAATGCATATGCAGAACAAGTAGGTCTTCCACAGAATTACTTCTGGGTAAAGAAACAGGTAGTAAACAAAGATATAGCTGATGGCAGTATCGACAAGGAATCCTACGACATGATAATGAGTCTGTATGACAAGGTTAGCAAGAGAGGTATTATACGTCGTTCTAAATCGGAAGAAGTGACATCTTCTGAAGAGGAGGAAACTAGTACTGGCAAGATTACATTGGTCAGAAATGATGAAGGTAAGATTGTTAAGTATCAATTCACTATCCCGCTAAGAGACAAAGCACCATTTACTGGCAGTCTTACTAGGGATGAAATGAATATGATTCATAGACTTTACTCTTATTATGGTTCATCCATAACACAAAGAGAAGTAAGTCGTAGCTTCCCTGAATATTCTCTAGAGGAGTTTAAGAAGATTCTCAAAGTCTTCAATATTACTAAAGCCGCAGCACCATTTGCTCCTCATGTTATTGAGGAGAATACTATTGACGAGCTTAAAGATATGCAACTAAGGGAGAAGGAGAATGACTTCCTAAGGGGCATAGAAGCAGAACGCATCAAGAATAACGAGCGACTACTTAAGAAGTATGCCATGGAGAATGCCGAACTGAAAGCTAAAATAGCTGACGGCAAAGCTCTTATAGAAGGGCTAGACTTCAATAATCTGTATGACTGGGGACGTATGCCGACAATTTCTAACGGCAAAGACCTAATCATATGGTTGTCTGATATTCATACTGGAGCCACAGTGTCTCCTCTATCTATTTATCAGAATCCTTATAACGAAGAAGAAATGAAGAAGAGATTTGACATGATTATAAAGAGAGTATATACTGAAGCTTATTACATTGGTGGTGGGTTTGAGAATATAGTCATTTGTAATCTTGGAGATTCTCTTGACGGATATAATGGACAAACTACAAGAGGTGGTCATGAACTGGCTCAAAACATGAGCAATAAGGAGCAATTGCAAACTTATATTAAGTTAATGACTAGCTTTGTTAAATCTCTGATAGAGAATGTAAAGCATACCAATATGTATTATTATTGTGTTGGCGAGTCCAATCATGATGGTGATTTTGGTTATGCTGCTAACTTGGCATTAGCTGCTGTATTAGAACAGTTTGATGTTAAATGTCAAGTATTTGACAAGTTCATAGGAGAGTTTACTCTTAATGAAACTACCTATGTAATGTGTCATGGTAAAGATAATAAAGACATGTTCAAGAATCTACCATTAACTCTTGACGTGAAGACAGAGAATTTCATCAATGAATATTTGGACAATAAGGGCATCACTGGTAATGTAGTCTTTGTAAAAGGAGATTTACATCAGTCAGCCACTACTTATGGTAGAAGATTTACCTATAAGTCAGTTGGTTCATTATTTGGAAGTTCCGAATGGATTCACAAGAATTTTGGAAATACATGTTGGAGCTGTGACTATTCTATTGTCGACGAAGCTGGTAATAGATTAGATGGATTAATCACAGCTAAGTCCTAAGTTAGAAATTCTATAATTCCATACAAATAGTTTTGATTCGTCCATATTGTTTAGTAACTTTGTCAAAAAGTTATTAATATATGGACGAACAAAATTTTAAATTTAATTATGTATTCCAGGGACAAGATTGTACCCTATCAACTGGAGTCTATAAGATTACTATCCAGAATCATGTTTACATCGGTAGTGCAGCAATCTCTTTTAGAAAACGGTGGAGACAACACCAGTTAGACTTTATTAGAGATATACACCACTCTAGGTTCGCGCAGAACGCATTTAATAAATATGGCATTGCCACATTTGAGATAATGGAATTATGTCCTAGGGAACTATGCATAGAGAGGGAGCAATGGTGGATAGACACTTTGAAACCAGACCTGAATATTCAAAAGATTGCTGATAGTGCTTTAGGAGTCAAGAGGACTGAGGAAACTAAGCGGAAATGTAGAGAGGCTCACTTGGGAAAGAGGTTGTCTGAGGAAGCTATAGCTAAGAGAACAGCAAAGCAAGTTAAGACAATCTATCAATATGATTTAGATGGAAATCTAATCAAGGAATGGGATAGTGTTAAACAAGCTGGAGAAGCTCTTGGAATTAATAGACCTTCTATTAGTAACTGTTTAAAAGGTAGATACAAGTCTGCTGGGGGATTCATTTGGAGGTATTCTGTGGAAGAGGTTTCTCCTGTGAAGAAAACCAAGTCTATAGAACAATATGATTTGGATGGAAATTTAATTAAAGTATGGGACAGTATAAATTCTATTGAAAATGGGACTGATTACAAAAGGAAGACAATTTATGCTTGTGCAAATGGTCAAAATAGTACAGCGTATGGATATGTATGGAAGTATTGTAGATAATAAACTATGCTTAATGTCAGAATTATTACTATAATGCCTAAGAAACTTACTACTGAAGAATGGATTAATAAAGCTAGAATTAAACATGGAGATAAATATGATTATTCTAAATCTGTGTACACTGGAAGTAGAGATAGAATAATCATCACTTGTCCGAAACATGGCGACTTTACAGCTATATCCGGATTGCATATTTCTAGAGGGGATGGTTGTCCTGAGTGTGCTTCATTAGCTAAAAGTAGCAAGCTTTCATTATCTAATGAAGAATTTATTAACCGTTTACGTGACATGTTTGGGGATAATTATGATTACTCTAAAGTCAAATATAATGGTACTAGAGGGTATGTTACCATAGTATGTCCTAAACATGGTGAATTTAAGGCCCGTGTTGGCACTCTATCGAGAGGTGTAGGATGTCTGAAATGTAAAGAGGAAGAAAGACTTAAAAAGTTTAATGACCTTTACATAAAGAAATTTAAGGAGTACTACCCAGATTTAGATTATAGTAAAACTGTATATACTGGGTGGGATACTAGAATAGTTATAACATGCCCCAAACACGGTGACTTTGAAGTCCTTCCTAACCACTTTCTTAGGTATAAAGGGTGTCCAAAATGCTCTGCTGAAAGTCATGCAAAGTATATGCAGAAGTCCTTAGATGACTTTCTAAAGGATGCCAGACGCATTCATGGCACACGTTATGATTATTCTAGAGTAGAGTACAACGATAGTCATACAAAGGTCTGTATTGTATGCCCTGAACATGGTGAATTTTGGCAGACTCCAAATAGCCATATACAAGGTAGTGGCTGCCCTAGCTGCTCAAGTTCAAAGGGCGAAGAAGAGGTATGTAACATTTTGTTAAGTAATGGAATTAAATTTATAAGGGAATACACTATCCAAGTGCCTAATGAGATTAACACCTCTGGACACGCTTATATTGATTTTTACTTACCAGAATATAATACCTTTGTGGAATATAATGGCATTCAACATTATAATCCTAAAATGGCATTTGGCGGGTCTTTCAAATTTGAGCGACAACAAGCTCGTGACGAGTATGTTAGGCAATATTGTAAAGACAATAATATCAAATTAATAGAGATTCGTTATGATGAAGATGTGTGGGAAGTTTTGACCAGAGAACTTCTTGATAATCAAACAACAAACGAAGAATGCAAATAAGTATTGACCAACTCATGAATGGTAAGGCTACTAGAATAGGTAAGAGAGCATATTTACCAACTGCTGCCTATGTAGAACCTTTTATTGAAAGAATGTCCAAGTTTACTAAAGACTTTATAGTTGAAGTAGAATTGCCTAAACAGGTCACTAGGACAGTCGATGGAGATGTTAATGCAGATGATATTACATATAATCGTGTATTGATTCAAGCTGTAATGCCAGAGAGTTGCAGCTTTGACAATCATGATGAAGTTATTGGCATGGTCTACGGACTAGATGTTCGTAAGCCAGTAGCCAAGATTTATAGAGGGGCACTTAACAGAGCATGTACAAATCTCTGTGTATTTGACCCAGAATTTCTTCAAATGCAGCCAGTTAATCCAGAAGAAGCCTTGAATTATAAAGCTGTAGAGCATTTATTAAGTCAAACTTCTGATATAAAGCTGATGTTGGAGAATCTTCATAATACTACATGGAAAGCTGAAGACGATTTAGTAAGTTTAAACTTAGGCAAATGGCAAAGAAATGCTATGCATATGGTTTATAATGTAGGTTATGGAGATGTCAAGATAGGAACAGACCTTGTTACTAAGGCGTATAGTTCTATGTTTGAGGACCCAGATTCTTCATATTATATTGGAGTGGGTAATGAGGTGGATATGTTTACTGTGTACAATGCATTTACGCAGCTAATTAGTAATGACAAGGGTAAAGATTTGATGAATAGAGCAGAGAAGACTCTATTACTAAGAAACATATTAAACTTCTAATTAATGTTAGTAATTAAGAGAGACAAAAAAGTAGAACCTTTCGACGTTAATAAGATTGATGCCGCAATTACTAAGGCATTTAACGCTGTTAACGAGCCAATTGATTCTGATATTCTTCAGGATATTAAAGATGAGTTGTATATTAACAACATAGTTTCAGTTGAGGAGCTTCAAGACCAGTTAGAGAAAGCTCTTATGGCATGTGATTATTATGATGTTGCTAAGGCATTCATCTTGTACAGGCGTAAAAGGGCAGAGAGCAGGGCTTTAAATGAAAAGAAACAATTCATTAAAGACTATGCTAAAGCCAAGAATGCCGCAACTGGTAGTAAATACGATGCTAATGCTAATGTTACCGAGAAGAACATTGTAACCTTAAATGGAGAATTGTTCAAAGGTGATGTTATTAAGGTAAATCGTGCAATTCTTACTGATAAAATCAGAGAGTTATATGGAGAGGAGCTAGCTAAGGAATATATCCGTATGCTGGAACAACATTTACTTTATAAGCATGATGAAACATCGATTATGCCCTACTGCGTGGCTATCACTATGTATCCCTTTCTATTGGAGGGGTTACAGCCAATTGGAGGTTTGTCTGCCAGACCCAAGAACCTGGATTCTTTCTGTGGCATGTTCGTTAATCTGGTATTTGCGATTAGTTCTCAATTTGCAGGTGCAGTAGCAACTGGAGAGTTTCTAATGTACTTTGATTACTTTGCTCGTAAAGAGTGGGGTGATGATTACTGGAAACGTCCAGAGGAAATGGTTGACAAACACAGAAATATTGACAAGACGTTAGAGCAGAAGTTCCAGCAGATTGTATATTCAATCAATCAGCCAGCAGCTGCTCGTAACTTCCAATCAGTATTCTGGAATATCAGTTATTTTGATAAGAACTACTTTGAAGGTATCTTTGGAGAGTTCTATTTCCCAGACGGTACACAACCTCAATGGGAATCTCTTAGTTGGTTGCAGAAGAAATTTGCTAAATGGTTTAATGAGGAACGTACTAAGTGTATTCTTACATTCCCTGTTGAGACCATGGCGCTTCTAACTAACGGAGAGGATGTTGTTGATGAAGAGTATGCAGACTTTACAGCAGAGATGTATAGCAAAGGACACTCGTTCTTTACTTATATGTCCGATAGTCCTGATTCCTTATCTTCCTGTTGCAGACTTCGTAATGAGGTTACTGATAATCAATTCAGTTATTCTCTTGGAGCTGGTGGTATTGCTACTGGTAGTAAGTCAGTAATGACCTTAAATATCAATAGGTTAGTTCAGGATGCAGTTAATAATGGGTATGATATGATTGAGTATTTGCGTGAGAATGTGAAGAAAGTTCATAAGTTCCAAACAGCATATAATGAATTGCTTAAAGACTATTTAAAAGACGGGTTGCTTACTGTATATACAGCTGGATTCATTGATATGAAGAAGCAGTATTTGACTATAGGTGTTAATGGAGTTATTGAGGCTGCGGAGTTCTTAGGAATCCCAGTTAATGATAATCCAACTTATAGAGAGTTTATGCAATCTATCCTTAAAACTATCAGTGATGAAAATCGTAAAGCGAGAACTAAGGAGTTAATGTTTAACACAGAATTTGTGCCTAAAACTTGTGGGCACGTTAAACCCAATCTAATTGACTTGGAACCACTACGTGAGAATCGTAGGCAACAGGGGGCAAGCGTAATGGCAGCCTGAACGACTAAACGAATGGGACTCTCATTGCTGAGAGTGTGCGATAGTCTGCACTACATGGTGACATGTAGAGGAAATCTGAAGTGATTTCCCACCTAGTACATTTGTTTTATTGGTGGAAATGTAGTATCTTTGTGTATTAACTTTAATAGAAGGAACACTAACATGAAGAGAAGCAATTCACTAAAAGAAACTAAATGCACAGCTTGTGATGCTGAAGCATTCGCAAGATTCGAGGGAGTACCTTACTGCAAGAAACACTATATGCAGATGTATCATAAGGGTAAGATTACCACAAGAACAATCTATGACCCTAATGAGTACATTTTACATGATGACTATGCTGAATGCATTACTTATGATAAGGAAGGCAATGAGACAGCAAGAGTTAAAGTGAATTTAGATAAGGTAGAAGAGCTGAAACAGTATAAAGTATACATTCGTAAACAGGGTGGAGATACTTGGTATGCTGCTATAAGCGTAAATGGTAAGAAGGTATTACTTCATAGATACTTAATGGGAGTACACGAAGGGGAGTATTCAATCAAATGTGTAGTTGACCATATAAATGGTGATAAACTAGACGATAGATTGGAGAATCTTAGAGTGTGTGAGCACAAGGATAACATGAAGAACATACGTAAGGGTGGTAAAGTAATTGGAGTTAACCAGTTAAGGAATGGCAAATGGGTAGCACGTATAATGCACAACTACCAAACCATCAACTTGGGAAACTACGATAATGAACAAGACGCCATCATTGCTAGACTTACCAAAGAACTCGAATTATGTGGGGATTATGGTCCCAACAAGGACTTATATCATTTACTAGGTCACTGCTCCAATGCTAGGGAGCAGGCGTAACAGAAGGGCAGAGAACCTTGGGGTTAAACATGCTAATTGGGACAGGAAAGCAGGTTATGTAGTTCCTAGAGATTGCTATAATAGCTATTTCTATGCTGTTGAAGACACATCTCTTACCGTACTTGACAAGTTCAAATTACATGGCAAGGAATATGTACAATACTTAGACGGAGGTAGTGCATTGCATATGAATCTCGATGAACATCTTAGTAAGGAACAGTATCGTAACTTGTTGAGAGTGGCAGCAGTCAATGGTACTAATTATTTCACATTTAATATTCCAAATACTATTTGTAATGATTGTGGACATATTGATAAAAGGTATCTCAAGGAATGTCCAAAATGTGGGAGTAAGAACGTTGATTATGCTACTAGAGTTATTGGTTATTTGAAACGTATTAGTAACTTCAGTCAGGCAAGACAGGAGGAAGCTAGTAGAAGATTTTATACTCATGCTTAAATATGTAGGTTTCGATATAGTCTTCAGGGAAATTCCTGACGAGACTACACTAGCCATAAACATATCCAATTGTCCATGTCACTGCAACGGCTGTCATAGCTCTTACTTGGCAGGAGACGTTGGGGAAGTCCTGACTATTACTAGAATAGAGAAGCTTATTAATGAGAATAAGGGAATTACTGCCATTTGCTTTATGGGTGGCGATAACGACCCTAAGCTCATTAATCACTATGCTGGATTAGTAAGGACGTTAACTACCACTAAAACGGCTGATAAGTTTACTATTCATAAGGAAATTAGGTTTCCCAAAGTAACCATTCCTGCCGAAACAGAAATGGAATGGCAGCAAACAGTACCACTTGATATAAAGATTGGGTGGTATAGTGGTAGAGCTACATTGGCAGATGAAATTGATTTGTACAATTTCGATTACATCAAGTTAGGACCTTACATAGAGGAATGTGGACCACTTGATAATCCAAATACCAATCAGAGATTATATAAAACGATAATGACTGATGACGGTCCTAAATTAAAGGATATTACCTTTAGATTTTGGAATAGAGAACTATGAGTACAATAGCTTGGTCAGACGAACAGCTATATGCTATAGATAGAATGATTAGGTTTTTAGATAGTCCAGATAGGATATTAGTTCTTACTGGCTATGCAGGAGTAGGTAAGACAGCTGTTATGAATGAATTTGTACAATATCTAGATAGTACTAGAGGTTGTAGATTCTTTAAGTTGTGTGCTCCTACTCATAAAGCCAAAGCAGTACTTGAAATGGCTACTGGCTATAGAGCTACTACATTACATAAACTGCTAGCACTTTCCCCTAAACTGGATATATTTAATTTAGACTATAAAGACTTGAAGTTCTATTCCGATGGTATGGGAGACATTCCAAACAAAGGACTAATAATCATTGATGAGGCATCTATGGTTAGTGATGAACTTTATGATTTACTTGTAGACTATTGTGAAACACATCAGTGCAAAATCTTATTTATAGGGGATGTTGCACAGATTGCCCCAGTTAAGAACGGAGGTCTTAGTAAAGTGTTTAGTCATGAAAATGTTGTCCGTCTAACCAAGATATTTAGGCAAGACGAGAATACAGCATTAGCACCAATATTATTAACATTAAGAGAGAATCCTATATCTAAATTCGAAACTCGAATGGGAGAGAAGGGTTCTCTCATTTGTTATAATGACACTAAGCAGTTTATGGTTGATGCAGCTAATAAGATTAATCATGGAATAAAGCATAATGATGTAAATTATACTAAGCTGATAGCTTATACTAATAAGCGAGTTAAAGGATTCAATGATTGTATACGCAGAATACTATACAATGACAATGAACCTTATCATAAATTCGAGTTTCTAACTGGCTGTGAGAACTTTGAATATAATGGAGAAATGTTCTTTAACTCTTCAGACTATATAATTACAAGCATTAGAAGAACCACTAGGAATGTACCTCATTTTACTAGACTTCCAGGGTTCGAATTGGGATTATATGATAGCGTTGATAGACGGCTATTAGACGTATTCATAATAGACCCAACAGACATAAATCCAGACTACCTGCAAACTTTGGCACAACAGATTGAGTCTATAAGGCTAGATGCTATACAGGCGAAAAGGTGGGGTAATAGAACTAAATCTGGATATTTATGGGGTAAGTATTTTGACATGACTAAGTCCTTTGCAACCCCAGTACCACTGTTATTTGATAATAGAGTAATTAAGCCACAAACTTTTGATTATGGATACGCTATAACAGCACATAGGAGTCAAGGCAGCTCTTACAATAATGTGTTTGTAGATACCGGTAATCTTAAGTTGGATAGAGACTTATTAGAACTACGACAGCTTCAATATGTATCTTTATCAAGAACTAAAACAGATGCTTATGTATTGACTTAATACCTATGAATTACTCAGATTTTGTAAACGAAGCTCTATGTAGAGGATTTGAACATCCAGAACGATTATACATGGTAGCTTATAAACTAGACATGCCAGAAGTATACACTCTTTGTACAGAGGAAGAGAGCATATGGCCAGGAATATATGAATATCATATAAATGGTAAGATATTCTACATATTAACTGAACACGAGGCATGTAGAATCGTTGATAACTATCGTAGAATGTTAGCTAGCAAATTAGCTGACCAGTCGATAGATAATGCCATTACTAGAATCACTGATGAGGAAATGGCAGCAGCTTACTATAATGACATATTTGATGTATTTGATGTTGTTCAAGAAGTAGAGCTGGAACTAGATGGAATATTATTTCCTAAATACTATATTGTTGAATGCTAACATTTAAGTATGTTTATGATAGCCAACGTCCTGATGCATTTAAGGACGCACTATCAACAATGAACGGTTACGTATTTAATTTTGAAACTTATGACGTGAATCATTATAAGGAACGCAAGAAGGCTTTCAAGATTAAAGGGAGCTGTAGTGCTAGAGAGAATCCTTTCTTGGCTGTATATGATGATAACGATACATTAATCAAAGCTTTCTATACAGAAGCTGGTGAATGTAATGCAAATCATGTACATACTTGGCTGCAAGACTACTTTGCTACCAATGGTAAGAAGGGCTTTATGACTATCACCAAAGTGTTGGGAACCAATAACGTTAGAATTGAAGAAGGTCATAAGGAGTCTGGATATACTAAAGCATTTATAGAAGGTGCTCCTTTAGAACTTAATTCGAATGATAGATGGTTCAAGACATCTAATGTAATTGAGATTGACTGGGAGAATAAAAGATTCACAACTATAAACTCAATTTATTCATTTACGTTCAATGAAAGTTCAAGTAATTAATCTATCGAATAACAAACTTCCCCAGTATGAAACTCCTATGTCAGCAGGTATGGATATACGTGCAGACTTCAGTAGAGTAACAGTTGACAATCCTATTAAAGCTTATGGTGATTGCGAAGTTGTGTTTGCATCACCTAAAATGGACGGCAATAAAGTAACTATGCTGCGTCTTGACCCAGGAGCTAGAGCACTTATCCCGACTGGATTAAAGATTGCTCTCCCCACTACTGATTCAGATTGCGAGTTTATTTATGAGTGCCAAGTAAGACCTAGGAGTGGCTTAGCTTTAAAGAAGGGAATTACTGTATTAAATACACCTGGCACTGTAGATGCAGATTATAGGAATGAAATACACGTTATTCTTATTAATCAAGGACATGAAGCAGTATGGATTGAGGATAAAGAACGTATAGCTCAATTGGTATTCACAACTGTAGCTAAGGCTGAATGGGAAGAAGTTGCTAGATTAGATGAAACAGAGCGTAAAGGTGGATTTGGGCATACTGGTGAGAAATGATAAGTACAGTAGAAGTAATCGAGAAGAGTAAAGCCATATCCGATATAGGATTGGAAATCCAGACACTTAATAATGCCTATGCTAATCATGCGAAGGCGATGAGTGAGACTATGGAGAAGATTAAGGAATTGAAAGCTAAACAGGATGAATTGGCTAGAAACCTTATTCAAGAGTGTAATAAGCCTTTAACTGTAGATGATTTAGACACTGACGTATAAAACAACAAATTATGAATTACGAAGAATTTGTAGAAACCATTGAGAAAGACGCTGAACAGTATGCTAAATCTTGCGTGTGTGATGCAGATGAACATGACGATGCAGTGGAAGCAATTGCCGCAGATTATATCGAAGGTGCAATGAGGGCTTTTGAAATCTTAAATGGATAAATTAGTAACTAAAGACAACAAGGGTAAAACTAGAGTAGTCGAGATTAGTTGCGAATGGGATGATGCCCAACATGGCTTTGTTATAAGAAGAAAGACTTATCAGTATGGTGGCAAAGTAACTGTGCAGCCAGAGATATGGATATTCCAAGGCAAAGCCAAAAGGACTGTTGCAGAACAGGCTAAGTTAGAGTACAATTCTCATCTAAAGAAGTATACAGATAAGGGTTATAAGCTACTTCCATCCTCTGTTAACATAGAGGATGCGAAGGCAGTTGCAGCATTTGTTGAAGAACACCTAGGTGAGGGTGTTACTGATTCAAATGGATTTAAGAAGCATATGAAAGCCAAGAAGTACGAGGAGGTAGCTACTAAGGTATTTGATAAAATCAAGTACTGGCTAGGTTCTCGTAAGATAGACGGTGTCAGATGTTCTTTCTATCTAAAGGACGGAGAGATAGTATCTGCTAGTCGGGGAGGTGGTGATTATGACGCTTCTACAGTACACCTAAGAACACATCCCAAGATGATAGAGTTATTTAATAAGATGCCAGATTTGGTTCTCGATGGTGAACTTTACATTCACGGTCGAAGCTTGCAGTATATAAGTGGTACAGCAAGATTAGAATCTGGAGAATCCCGCTGCAATGAATTGGAATATTACATCTATGATACCATGGATGCTAATATGACAGCACAGGAAAGGTGGAATTATATATCTGACGAAATAGCTCCTATACTTGGAATTGTGGATTTTGACCCTAATGCTAATTGGAATGAAGATGACCTGAAGGTTAGAATAGTTCCAGAAGAGGAAGTAGTAGGGTGGACTAACATTCAGAAGCTTCATGATAAATATGTCAGCGAAGGGTTTGAAGGTATAGTTATTAGAGACCCGGACAAACCATATAACTATGGAGGACGTACTAATGCCATGATTAAAGTCAAAATGTATCAAGACGACGAGTTTGAGATTGTTGGCTATAGTGACGGATTACGTCCTGAAGATATGGTGTTCATATGTAAGACTCAGGCTGGTAAGGAATTTGAAGCCAAGCCTATGGGACCTAGAGAACTTAAGTATGAATATCTAGACAGAATGGAGGAACTTATCGGTAAAATGGCTACTGTCAAGTATTTCTACTACTCTGACGATGGCAGACCATTACAACCAGTACTTAAGTGCATCCGAGACTATGAATAAGTATGAATTACATTGTAGTATATAGGCAGCAAGGCGAACCTAAAATGGAGTTCTTTAAATATCGCGACGAATCAGACGTTGCATATAAAAGAAGTACATTAATTAGGAATGAAGATGATGTGATTGATATTATGCGGAAGCATTATCAACCAGATGATGATGTCTTTGTTATTAGAGAAACACTATTAAATGTAGATGATTTCTCTGATGCAGAGTTAATTAAAATACTATCTAACGCATTGATGTATCTGTGATTAACAAAACTTCAATATCTATAAGCGCTAAGGTGGCAGACTTATTGACTTCTCTGGTAGGGAACACTCTATCGGAGGAGGATAAAAGTCAGCTATATGAAACTGTATTTGATTTCTATAGAGACCTTCTTAGAGGTTATGACAGTGAGACTATTAATGAAATTCAAGAACAATTAAAAGGTGTAATATGGTAAAAGGGAACTTTATAGAAGTAGTAAATTCATTGGAAGCTATCAACTCTAGATGTTTCAAATTGTCTGAAATGGGAATTGATATTGCTGACAGTGATATAGTCAGTAATGCTGAATGTATAGCCATGGCTATATTTAAAGAGAACTATACTGACGAAGGCATAGACTGGATTATGTGGTGGGTTTACGAGAAAGCCGGAGACCCGGATATAAAAGCCTATGACGAAGAGGGTAAAGAAATTATAAGCACATTGGATGAGCTTTACGAATATGTTGAATCATCCTACAAGATTGTTTAATTTTAATTTATAAGATTATGAACGAGACATTTGACTTTGGAGAAGCTCTATCTATGATGAGAGCAGGTATGACAGTTATCAACTTAAGTAAGAGACGTTACAGAATGAAGGAAGGCAATATCATCTGTCTTCCTATATCTGGTTCTAACCAGTACTACGTTGTTACTAAGTGGTTTCCTGATGCCGTTTTAAGTCAAGATTGGAGTCTAGCTGAAGATTAGCTGTAAGCAATTATTGACTAGTTTTGAATGCAATTAAATCAATCACCTAAAATCAATATTAACTATTGCGCTAAGATTGTGGAAATCCACGATTTTACACCACACCCAAACCCTAAGTGCGAGCGTCTTAAATGTGCTCATATAGACGGATATACTATTTCGGTTAGTAAAGATACAGAACCTGGAATGTATGTGTATTTCCCTATAGGATGTGCTATTGACTATTCTTTCTTGTCAGCTAATAACCAGTTCAGACATATTGAGCTGAATGCTGACAAGGAAGCAGCACCTGGGTATTTCGAAGATAACGGAAGAGTGAAGATTATTAAGTTGCAGGGCCATGTTTCAGAAGGATTTATTATGTCTATAGAGTCCATTACTAAATGGATAAGCTCTCTTGGACATACCGAAGCTGTAACTGGAATAGATGCCGGCACTGAATTTGATAGGGTAGGAAACCTGTTTATTTGTAAGAAGTACGTATTAAAGAATAGAACTTCTGGCTCCAGCAATAAAACTAGAACTGGTAAACAGCCTAAAGGGTTGAGCAAGTTAGTTGACAATCAGTTTAGATTCCACTACGATACTATTCTTATTAAGAAGTGTCCATGGATAATTAAGCCAAACGACATTATTAGTATTACTAGTAAAGTTCATGGCACGTCTGGAATATCAGCAGATGTGTTATGCAAAAGGCAATTGAAGTGGAAAGACAAGGTGGCTGGCTGGCTTACCTATGTACCTGACACTGCATACGACTATCTGTGGTCCTCTAGAAAGGTTGTAAAGAACCAATATTATAATAAGGAAGTTAGTGAGGGTTACTATGGCTGTGATGTGTGGGGAGAAGCTCATAAAGTATTACAGCCATTTTTAACTAAAGGATTAACTCTTTATTATGAAATTATAGGCTGGCTTCCTACTGGAGGAGCAATTCAGTCAATGGGAGGTAAAGCTTATGATTATGGTTACGATATGCCGATATGGGACCCTACTACTCAAACTACTCCATATAAGTATAATGTGCATTTTGGTATCAGAGTGTACCGTATTACTTATACTAATCCTGACGGAATAGTGTATGAATTTAGTGCTAGACAAGTGCAACAATGGTGTAAAGATAAGGGCCTCACTCCGGTAACAGAACTGTATTATGGATATGCGAAGGATTTATATCCGGATATATCTGTATCTGAACACTGGAATGAGAATTTCATACAAAGATTAGCCGAGGACAAGAATTTCTTCATGGAAGAACTATCTCCGGAATGTCACAATGATGTGCCACATGAAGGTATAGTAATTCGTATAGAAGACGGTCTGTCTGGGGCATATAAGTTAAAATGTAATAGATTCTTATTTGCAGAATCTAAAGCATTAGATAAAGGTGAAGTTGATATAGAATCTGACCAATGAACAGGTATATTATAACTTGCATTAATGATTTCGAAACATATAGTGGATATGCTGCATACGCAGAGAGCTTGTTTGATGAAGACATGAACAATGCAGCTGATGCATATGCTTTCGAAATCGCAGTTGGTATAGTTCCAGATTCGTTTATAGTTACTACAGAAGGTTATGAATATCATAACATGACTGAAGAAGCTATAAGACAGGTAGTTGATAGTATCGAGTGGGAAGATTACTACAACTATAAAATTACTCCTTATGAAGGAACAGATGAAGAATTTGATAAACTCATATTAATATATGATGGAAGACTTAGACAAAGAAATTCGGACTCTAGAGTCGATGAAGGAGAAATTGAACCAGTTCAAGGCTGAGTTCGCTAAAGAAATATTTAAGAAGGCAGATGAAGGAGCTATCTCTAAGGAGGTAGCTCTTGACCTGCTGACTGTCTATGATTTATTACCAATAGCTCCTTGGATAGAACTTCCTGCTTTCCTGGAAAGCTATGATTACTTTGACAGATATTCAACAATCAAGTATATGAACTACTTAGACATAGCCGATTTCAAGGATGAAGATGGTAATGTATCACAGTATGCCCAATTTCCTGACCTAACGTGGGATGAAGCTATTAATGAACTATATGAGTTCGTTAAAGAGAAGCAAGTAATCGGTTGTGTGTATGACTGGTAAATTGTTATAATATTAGAGAATGGATAATCTGTCACTATTAGCAAACCTTCCAAACCATGTTAATGGTAAGCATCTAAATGTGTATAGGTGGTTAGATGGATGTGGTTGGTCTATTGATGTGGATGGGCATCACTTCGAGAATCATAGTTTTAATCTTTTAGTACATGAAGTTTTAGAATACTTTAGTTGTTACGAACGTAGCAACGAACGTAGTGGCTATAGTCTAAAAGGAAGCAGAGAGAAGATTATTCAGAAAGTTGAATCAGATTATTTTTATTAATGGAAGATTTTAAATTTTATGAAGTAGGCGGTAAAATTAGAGATGAACTCCTAGGTCTTACCAATAAGGATGTTGATTATGTTGCTGTGCCCAGTGAGGAGTTACTGCGTAATATAGAGGAAGCACAATGTTTGGTGGACGGAATCTATCCAAATACTACTAATGCAGTCTTCACTATGTTAGAAAGCCATTTGAGGGAAGAAGGCTTTGAAATCTTCTTAGTAACTCCAGATTGCTATACTATACGTGCTAAGTTCCCAGAAGGATACAAGTATCAAGGTGTGGCAGACTTCGTAATGGCTAGAAAGGAAGTAGGATATGTCCCAGGCACTAGAACTCCCATAGTAGAACCAGGTAACTTGTATGATGATTTATCACGTAGAGATTTCACTGTTAATGCTATGGCTAAAGACCCTGATACTGGAGAAATCATTGACTACTTTTATGGTAAGCATGATATAACGAATGCTTTGATAAGAACTCCCCTCGACCCTGTAACAACATTCGATGATGACCCTCTTAGGATACTTAGAGCCATTAGGTTTGCGGTTACTAAGAGATTCACAATAGAGCAAACAACTTGGCAAGCTATGGTGTTATATGATTATGATTCTAAAATGCCAGTAGTGTCAGAGGAGAGAATTAGAGAGGAACTGATTAAGTGTTTTAGATGTAATACCATTAGAACCTTAACATATCTTGATTACCTTCCAAGACTTAGAGATTATATCTTTAGTAAGACCAATTTATGGCTTAAGCCAACTAACGAGAAATGAGTAGTTATTTATCATTTTACTTAGTGCCTAGGGCACATCCGGAGGAGAAGTTACTACTTCAATCATTTAGTAGGTCTAACGAGGTATATCAGAGATTCTCTGACAATCTCAATATAGCATATGCTGGTAATGAGGAGAAGTATACTAAACTCACTATTAGTGATGTTGAATCAGTAATTCAAGACATTGATGCTGACATTACTAAAGCAGAAACAAGACGTACAGAATACGAGAAATTCTGTTATGGTAATCCCGAATCTATAGAGGAGATAATATCCACTAAAGAGTATATACGAGATTTACAAAGCACAAGAGATTATATATCGTTCATACGGGACGTTTTAACTGATTTAGATTATAGTGGATTCAGTGATGTCTTATGTAATATTGATTAATGGAAACATTTGAGTTTGTAGTAACATCAATAGCAAGAGTGGCACTTAAAGAGCATGTAAAGATTCAGGCAGAAGGTGTCGAGGATGCCATTACTAGAATAGAGGACAACGACTATTATGAAGAAGATGGAGAAATTTTGAGCCGGGAGTATGAGCTGATTGATTACGAAAGCACAGAGGATATAATGGATTGGGAAGATACTGCTGAATATAAACTTAATTCTAAAGAATCTTTATGGACAAGCGAGTATTAATAATTTGCAGAGGTATTCAAGGTTCAGGTAAGTCTACTTGGGCTAAGCAATGGTGTCACGAAGACCCAGAGCACAGAGTAAGATTTAACAATGATGATATTCGTAACATGCTAGGTGATTACTGGGTTCCTAATAGGGAGAAGTTAGTTACTGAAGCTAAAGCTAATATGATAACGTTTGCTTTGATTAAAGGTTACGATGTAGTAGTTGATAATATGAATCTGAATCCCAAAGAGGATGAATGGATTAGAACTCTATGTGCTAATATAGAGAAGGACAAGGGAATACATGTTGATATAGAGTATAAGGACTTTTGGACTCCTGTTGAAGAATGTATTCACCGCGATGCTATGAGACCTAATCCTATTGGAGAGAAGGTTATTAGGCAAACTTGGAGACGTTATAAGGACTTCATAATCCATGAAGAAATTATGGCAGCCAAAGCTAAGTCATTAGTTCAAGATACTAACCTACCAGCAGCAATCATTGTAGATATGGATGCAACTGTATGTTTGAATACTAGTGGCCGTCCCTTCTACGGAGAAGGTGCAGCTGAAGGTATGCTTACTGATGAGCCTATTACTCCTGTCATTGAGCTTATTAGAAACTTCTGTGATAATTATCCTGCTAAGTTAATAATTCTAACTGGTAGAGAGGATACTCCTGAAGTTCGTAAAGCTACGGAACAGTGGTTAGAGAACAATTGGTTGCATCCTGACATACTTCTCATGCGTCCTGCTAAGAGCTTTACTGCTGGTCCTATATGTAAGAAGAAACTGTATGAGGACAATATCAAAGGCAAGTTCTATATACCTTTCGTACTTGAAGACAATTGTAAGTGTGTGGAGATGTGGAGAAATGAAGGCTTGATTTGTCTACAACCGAATGAGGGTAAGTTCTAATGGCAATACTTGTAGGACAACTGATTGAAATTCTCCAAAAGTATGACCAAGACAGAGAAGTAACTATACATACTCTTAAAGGAGAAACTGTCGAAGTTAACGGATACTTCGTACAAAAAGATTTAAACGACAATGCATTTTATTTGACAGATTTAGATGTAGTTCCAAATGACTGATTTAGAGAAACGATTTCTAAAGAACACTGATGACACTGGTAGATTTATATATCAATCATTAGTGACTGGTAGGAAATACTATGTTGAACCAATTGGAGGACATTCAGATTGGGGAGATATCAATCCCGCTACTAAGAAGGTAGAGGGAGATTATGGTGAGAAGTATAAGGGCAGTGTAAGTGAGAAGGAATCAATGATTACACCAGAGAATGGATTTGTACTTATTGAAACCTTAGAACCTGGAGTATCACCATTATCAGTAATTGAAGAAAGGGATAAGCGATATGAACAAATGGCTAAGAAGTAATTTCGATGATTCTACTGTACGCAATTTGCTTGCTATGGCAGCACCTTGGATGTTAATAGGAATGATAGTTGGGCTTGTAGCTCTGTTTACATGTCCTGTTTTAATGGCAGAATGTTTCTGTTTAGCTCTGTTCTTCATTACCATAGACAGGTATTACGAAATTAAAGACGAGAAGAATGGTAATAGATAATTTTGACCAAATACTAGACATTCTGGAATTTAATAATTCAGATGAGTTCTATTTCTTGCAAATTATACAACGCAAGAAAGACGGCTGTGTTACTGATACTGGTAATAACGGATATAGGACCGTTAAAACTTACTATATATTCAGTAGGGAACAGCTAGAGCGCAAAAGAGCTAAAATTACTGAATTGTGCCAGAGTAATCATGCAAGAGCATACATTACCTTGAATAGACGTAATGCTGAAGAAGTGGCATGTACTGCTATACAAAAGTATGCCAAACTAATCCAAGAAGGCAACTGCTATCAAGGATATCGCATTTGGGATTCATCTTGTGGGCATACTAGAGCTAGAGGCTACAAGCCACTATGGGTTGTGGATGTTGATAGTAAGGACGAGAACTATCTTAACACAATCATAGAAATTGTTAATAGTTGTAGAGGTGCACAAGACATCAAAGTTAAACATGTAATTCCAACTGCACATGGTTATCATCTTATAACGATAGGGTTCGATACTAATCAGTTCGCTCAACAGTTAGCTATTAGGAATCTGGATTCTATAGATATACAGAAAGATAACCCAACGTTGCTGTATTTCGATACAGCTGATTAAGACTCGGTGACGAGGTCTGTGGACAGATTACTTATTATTAATTCTAACAGCTATTAATTAATGAGTAATTTACCAGCTGGAGCAGAACGTGACCCATTTGCTCCTTATAATGTAGAAGAGAAAGTCTTCAAAGTTGACATAAATGCTAAGGGATTAGCATGGTATGAATATTACGGACATTTGGATATAGATGAAGCCATAGAAGCTATTAAGAGCAGAATACAAGCCGCACTTAGTAGCTTAGGAGATGTTGATATTAGTACTGTTGATATTGAGGTTTCATGATATATCTAGTCAGTAATCAAAGGTCACTATTTGAAACTGACGCTTATAAGGAATTATCTCTATCTGATGCTATAGACATGATTATGCCACATAGTTGGGTAGAATATGATTCAGAAACTGCTGGTTTAGACCCCTATACAAAACCATTACTGTGTACTCAGTATGGTTTAGGGGAAGACCAAATAGTCGTTGACAATGTAACTATTCCAATTGAGAAGCTTAAATGTGTCCTTGAAGACCCTACTAAGACTTTCTTAGGTTGGAATATTGCATTTGATTTAAGGTTTCTATATCACCATAAAATAGTTCCTTATAATGTATGGGATGGAATGATTGCTGAGAAGTTACTCTATCTTGGCTATCCTCCCCAGTTTCATAGTCTTTCTTTAAAAGCAGCAGCTGATAACTATCTTGGTATAGATATTGATAAAACTGTTCGAGGGCAGATTATCACTCAAGGATTAACCATACCAGTGGTACAATATGCTGCTGGTGATGTTATGTATCTTACTAAGATTAAAGAGAAGCAAGATGCAGAATTAGAGAAGAAGGAATTAACTAAAGCTGCCGAATTTGAAATGAAGTTTACCCCAGTAATTGCCTATATGGAATATTGTGGAGCTAAACTTGACCCAGTAAAATGGAAGCAGAAAATGATTCGAGATAAGGAGGAAGTTAATAAAGCAGAAGCTAAGCTTAACGAGTGGGTTGAAAATTATTATAATGAACATAAATCTTCTGAAGGCTATATTAAAGCCTGCACAGAGGAAGTGGACATTATGCATGAGAATCAACTATTTGACAAAGTAGGTCCTCATATGGGACAAATAAAGAGAGTTTGTAATCCGCAAACCGGATTAATTCACTATGAATATGACAAACCTTTCCCATATGTTACCAAGAATCTACAAGGCGATTTATTCAGTGGATTTGACGCTTCAGCTAAATGTAACATTAACTGGTCTAGTAGTCAACAAGTAGTTCCACTATTTGAAATGTTGGGACTTAATTGTACTACCATTGATGCTAAAACTAAGCAGAAGAAGAAATCTGCTGATATTAAGTTGATAAAGCCACAAGCACATAAGTGTAGTATAGTTCCTCTTTATGTAGAATATAAGAAGGCTAAAATTCTAGTTGATACCTTTGGACAGAAGTTCATAGATAAAATTAATCCAGTAAGTGGTAGGATTCATCCAGACTATTTTCAATTAGGAGCTGATACTGGGCGGTTATCCGCTACTAACCCGTCTTTAATGAATTTGCCACATGACCCATTTACTAGGTCGTGTTTCATTTCTGATACTGGGTATAAATGGATTAGTTGTGATTATAAAGGACAGGAGTCTTTCTTAATGGCATCTATTGCCAATGATAAGGCGATGTTGGAAGAGCTTATCTATGGTAGTGGTGACTTACACAGTCTAACTGCCAGAATAGTATTTACAGACATCCCCGATGACACTCCACTATCTGAAGTTAAAGCTAAATATAAACCTCTTAGAGATGCTGCTAAAGGGTATGAATTTTGTTTTAATTATGGTGGAGATTGGAACACTTTAATGAAGAATTATGGTCTTACTAAGGCAAGAGCTCAAGAAGTATATAATAACTATATGTCTGGTTTCTCTGGACTAAAGAGATATCAGGAGTTTAGGAGAGAAGATGTCCTTGATAAGGGATATATCCTTCTTAATCCTATTACTAAGCATAAGGCATTTATATATGACTGGGACAATCTGTGTAAAATCGACGGTGAACTTGGGTCTCCTGAAGCTAAGTATATGCTAGGGCGTAGTGGGGACAATTATTATAAAACAAGCTCACAGCATTTGAGAAGAAGGTTATCTGATTCCATGAAGCAATCTATTAACTATCCGATACAACATGCTGGTTCTATGTGTTTCAAGTTGTCTGCAATTAAGTTCTTCAATTGGCTAAGGAAGAACAATCTGCTATTTATAGTTAAATATTGTGTTCCCGTACATGATGAACATAATGTTGAAGCACCGGATGATATTGCTGAAGAAGTAGGTAATGTACTAGTTAAATGTATGGAAAGTGGAGGCGAACCATTTTGTGTACGTGCTCATTTAGGTGCTGATATATCAATTGAAGACCATTGGGTACATTAATATGATTGAAGTTGAAAGAAAGTATTTAGTGAAAAACAATAGCTATAAGATGCAGGCTCAAAGAGCAGGATTGATAGTCCAGGGTTATCTTGGAGACAATCCTCTCTCTGAAACTAGGATAGCTATTAGGGACAATCATGGTTGGCTATTTATTAAAGCTAAGGGAACCCTTAGTCGTTTTGAATGGCAACAAGAAATCCCATTGTATGAAGCACAGGAGCTTCTAAAGTTCTGTCCTAATATTATCCGTAAGGTACGCTACATAGTATATCACATGGGTAACAAATGGGAAATTGATGAGTTCTTAGGAGAGAATGAAGGGTTAGTAATTGCCGAGTGTGAGTTATCACAGGCAACTCTCAACCCTCCTCTGCCTGATTTTGTAGGAGAAGAGGTTACAGAAGATACTAAGTATTATAACTATAACCTCGCGTCTAACCCTTATATGAACTGGGACGATGACTCTGAATGATTTAGAGAATACAATGGTTGTTCAGATGAGAAATCAACAACTGTATCTAGTAATCACTGATTGCTTACCGCCTAATGCTTCTGAGAATAAAGACATTGTATTCTTGAGCCGGGGTGGCTATATGCAAGGTACATCATATACTTTTAATATGCTCATGAATACTGATAATGAACTTTATCGGGAATGGGACATAATGAAGGTATTTAAGAGAGTGTACAGTAACTTTGACCAAAATCACAGAGCGCCTTACAGTTTAAAACATCTTGAAAGTGCACTTGATTTGGTATGTATATGGGATAGAGAGAAAGATGCCTGTCAAGAGGAGGAGATAGTCAATGATAATGACTTTGTCTCCGAACAAGATGAATATAGTTCTAAAGAAGTAAAATTCTATTAATGGCTTATTTCGTTGAAGCTGATGACGGGTTTGCAATTAATTTAGACGCAGTTGCTTACTTCAATGATGAATTTGTAAGGTTTGTTAACGATTGGAAGATGGAGATAAGTACCAAAACTTATCATCTACTAAGAGATTATGTTCATTGCAAATCTAAAGAAGTAGAATTAAAGCTTAATGCGCCTAATCAAACCGAAAGTAGAACTTATTAACCAGGAACCAGGTGTTGAAGGTCTATTCAAACACATGGAACTGTGTGCAAGGACTTGTTATAAGTCTGAAGACAAGATAACAGAAGACAGTGCTAAGAAGTTTATTAATAATGTCATTATAGCTAGAGGACATACTGCTATGCTAGAGCATGGTACTGTATATCTCATGATTGATTGCTCTGGAAGGCTGCTTGATGTTGCAAATAAGTATGTCAACAACAAGTATTCCGAATGGACCTTACATCCTGATGGAGTGCATTATTGTATCACGACCAACTATAGAGTGTTACTCCAAAATGGTTGGCTTGAGGACTTGCAATACTTGTGTGAACCTACAGAATATCACGTTAAACGTGTCACTGTAAGGTTTATATGTGATATGGGAGTTGCTAGAGAGTTCTGTAGACACAGACTATTTAGCTTCGCTCAAGAAAGTACTAGGTATTGCAATTACTCTAAGGCTAAGTTTGGTAAGGAATTAAATTGTATAATACCGTGCTGGTATAAGAATATGTTCGAGGGTAATTCATATAATATAGAACTATGTCATACTTATGATTTAACTATATCTGAAGGATTGTCTCGAACTGAAGCTGCATGGATACAAGCTATGTGTGAGGCAGAAAGTACATATTTCGGATTGTTGACAGAGGGCGAGCCTGCTCAACAAGCTAGAAATGTACTACCTTTAGCATTAAAGACAGAATTAATAATGACTGGCACTGTTGAACAATGGATAGAGTTCTTGAAATTGAGATGTGCAAATGATGCTCATCCGCAGGCAAGAGAACTTGCAATTGAATTACGAGATAGATTACTATTGGATAATTATATAGATGTTGATGCAGAAGGGAATCTACAAGTATCGAACAGATACTAGGAGATATAAGCGAGAACTTCATAAGGAAGAGGCAAAACTCCTAGACTACAAGATGCACTTAGTTATCAGATTTATATTATTCTTAAAGTATCTAATCACATTCAGAATGCAGGACGCTAAAGACGCACTAGACATGGACAAGGAATTGTCAAAGGAGGAAGAAGCATTGCTAAGGAAACATCTTGCTAACTTCCTAAGAAGAGAACCATATGTTAGACCTTATCCTAAAATAGGTCGCAACGCTCCTTGCCCATGCGGCAGTGGCAAGAAATATAAACATTGTTGTGGTCGTTAAAAACTTTAGCGACGGAACAGTAGTAGAGATAGATAGAGGTCGATTTGATGATTGGTGCATTTACATCGCCGGAACATGTAACAGACATGCTCCTAAAGATGTTGCATATTTTACCGTAGTACGAGGTTTCGGCAAAAGATATGGAGTTGACAAAGTATATGCTGATTTTATTAGTGTTTACGACAAAACTTCCAAATCATTAGACCGGTCAGTTCTAGACCATATAGAAACTCTGTCGAAAGACTATGGCGAATATTCAAACAAATTTGCTATAGTCTTTACTATAATATATTTAGGTATGGTTGCCGAAGAGAACAAATTGGGTACAAAATTAGGGAAGAGAATTAAACGATTAGGTATTCATCAAGTATTGTATGATAGATATTCTCCTGCGGCAGCTGCTAGTTTCAGTAGAGGTCTGCCTTGGACTAGGATTGACAATGAATGTAAATTAAGAGGATTTTAATATGACAGATAAGTTTAAATTTGACCCAGAGCATACGTTCTTTACGTCAGATACACATTTTGGTCATGCTAACATTATCAATCTGTGCAATCGTCCATTTAAGGATGTAAACCATATGAATGATATGTTAGTTGAGAACTGGAATAGTGTGGTCTCTGACGATGATACAGTCTTCCATTTGGGAGATTTTGCTCTAGGTGGTAGTGCAGTATGGAGTAATGTTTTGTCTCGTCTGAAAGGCAAGATTTACCTCATACTGGGAAACCATGACAGGAAGAATATAAGACAAGGTTACATGGGTAAGTTTGAGATAGTGGTCCCCCAAATGCAGATTTCGATAGAGACTCGTAGTATATACTTAAATCACTATCCATTTCTGTGTTATGGTGGAATATATCGTAAACCAGAGGATGCTGTATGGCAGTTATTTGGACATGTACATTCAGGCCCAAATAGTGCTGGAGCTGATGCAGCTAGACTGCCTTATTTACTTCCAACCCAGTATGATGTAGGAGTTGATAATAATAATTACACTCCTGTATCTTATGCTCAAGTTAAATGTATAATTAATAAGCAAGTGAATGAAGCGCAGGAATCTTAGTGGGATATTCATCTTCGATAAGTTAGAAGGAGAGGAGAAGCCTACTCCTACTTGTCTCGAAGATTGCACTCCAGAGACTAGGCTTAAATGGCTAGAGGGACTGGAGAAAGGAGCTCTCATAAATTGCATAGAGCATTTGTGTGAGACTATTAACGAATTTAGTGAATTGTTGGACATTTATAAAGAATAAGCATTATGGCTAAAATTATTAGTAGCAGAAAGAAGTATGTCCCGGTTAAGGACTTAAAAGTGTATCCTAGTAACAAGGAAACTATTGAAGTAATTCCTGATGATTGTAACGGGGCACATCGTTACCGTGCTCAAATGTGTGCTGGCTTTGTTAATGGCAAAACCAAGTATGTGGATGCTACTGACACAATTCAGTTTGTTCACAAGCACGAAGACGGTACAGTAACTCCAGGGTGGCAATCAGAACAACTTGCCCTTATCCTGCTTGACAGAGTAAAGAAGTTGAATGAGAAGTTCCCTTGTGAGCAAAATGCTAAACAAGTTGCTGCTCTAGAAGCTTACCTTGACGCTTGTAAGGAGAGAATTGATGACAGGCTTAACCGTAACGTAATGGGAGACTTGAAGGAATGAAAGTTGAAGTGAATAGAAATGACGAAATGCCAAAAGCAGGAGACCTAGTAATAGACGAGCTTGGAAATATTGGCATCCTAATGCACAATGGTTATATTTGGCTTCTTAAGCATCCAGGAAAGCCTGTAGATGTTCCAACCCTAGTAAGTTACACTGATTCCGACAAATTGTACAAGTTTGAGGGAACTGTGACTCTTAGTAATGATTAAGACTTATTACTATGCAATAGATAAAGATGGGCAGGGTTGGTATTACGACAACCCGCCTATCTTTGACGGTGAAAGCTGGAATGTGGACCCTACGTATGACTGCTTAGAATGTATGGGAGCTGTTAATGATTTACATCCTGCAAATCTATTTAGCTTTCCAATTCCGGAAGATATGACGTATGAAGATGAACCTATAAAATTTGAAATATGTCTAAAGTAATTATAATTCACGGGCATACTCTAGAATTAGATATGGGGCCTTCTTATCCAAATCCTGGGATAAGAAGACAGCTGGACGCTAAAGGTGAGCCTTACATGTGCACATCTGACCTGACCACTTGGATAGGGATAGACGGGGATTGGTATCGTATATACAAACCTAGTATAACCTTAGAGTGGCCTGGTATTTTAGAACTGGCTGAAACTGAAGACGAGTTATTAGATTATTTAGAGGACGTATCTGAATTTACTAGAAATGAGAAAGGAAATAACTAACCCAGTGGGTAAGTGGTGGGTAGTCGCCAATAGATGTGGAGACCTTCATGTAACCGATGGTGACATGCCGGAGAAAGCTGGCAGCGGTTGGCAAGGAATGAATAACGACTATGAGTGGACTTCTGCCACAGATGATGTATTTAAAGACTGTGTTATTCCAGCTACTACGTTTGATAAAGGCCCACTACAATTTGAGATTGATGAACAGTTAAACACAACTTGGTATAAAGAATGAAACGATTTTGGTGTTGTAGAGACTTAGAAGGAGCTGCTAACGAGGAAGTATTTCTGTTTGTTGGAGAAGAACCACCAATTATGGACGATGATGGTGAGTGGGTAGACCCAAGAAAAGAAGGTCTGTTTTGGTCGGAAGAAGACTTCAATTTTGACTTCGATAAACTTCTAGGAACCGTTAAGTTCCCTGAGTTAAATAAAGGTGAACGGATTGAGATGAATCTTCAGTTTGAATTTGGAATTAAGTAACTATGCGTTATTGGTATTGTATAGACAACAACGGCAATAAGTGGCTTTACGAAGGGTCAGTGGCTCCAGTTAAATATGATGATGAATGGAATACTTCTGATGAAGAGACAGATGACTCTACTTGGATAGGAGAGTTCGATTTAAGAGCTACCTATGGTGTAGGTTTTGTTGAATCACTTCCAGATATTGCTAATGGTGAGATGACTGAAATACGGATTAAATATACAGCCGAGAAATGCGAATAGGAGTTACATCTGATTTACATGGAGTACTTCCCGCAGTTGAAGAATGTGATATATTTCTCATCTGTGGAGATATCATGCCGTTAAATATACAACTAAACATGCCTAAATCTAGGCTATGGCTTCAAAATACGTTTATTCCATGGGCTAATGGGTTACCATGTAAACATGTAGTATTCATAGCTGGTAATCATGACTTCTGGTTTGAAAGAAATGGAGGTTTGGAACCAGATATGTACAACATGTTTCATAAGCCTACTGACGGCAAATTGGTGTATCTACATAATAAGTCTTGGGAATACGAGCATGAAATCGAGCCAGGAGTATTCAAGAAGTTTAAAATCTTCGGAACTCCCTACTGTAAGCAATTTGGTAATTGGGCGTTCATGAGAGAGCCTGAACGCCTGGAAGCTAAGTATGCTCATATGCCTAGTGATTGTGATATTCTTATATCTCACGATGCTCCTAGACTACTTGGGCTAGGTGAGATACATGAAGGAGCGTGGGCAGGAGAAGATGCGGGTAATACATGGTTAGCCGATGAAATCATGCGTAAACAACCTAAACATTGTTTCTGCGGACACATTCACAGTGGATGTCATGGAATACAGGAATTTAATGGCATGAAGTTCTCTAACGTATCGTTAGTAAATGAAGATTATGTAGTTTCTTACAAACCTCTATATTTGAATGTTTAAAAGGATGCCAACTGAAAAGGTAGTTTATACATCTGGCGGCTCTAGCCTATTAACTGCTATAGCCATAGTATTTGTAATTCTTAAATTAACAGGAACAACTGCTGTTGCAACATGGTCATGGTGGTGGGTACTTGCTCCATTATGGCTGCCAGTAGTCTTCGCTATAGGTATTGTATTAGTGTTACTTCTAATACTGCTAATAGTTGCCGCAATAGCAGCGTGTTCTAAATAAAGTATGGATAAGATTTTATTAATTGTAGACCCACAGGTAGATTTTATCAGTGGGTCCTTAGCTGTAGAAGGAGCTAAAGAGAAGATGGATGCTCTTGCTAGTGCATTACAGAACGGTGAAATTGACTGTGACTATGTAATGGTTACTAAGGACTTTCACCCATCTAATCACTGCTCCTTTAAAGAGAACGGAGGCCAATGGCCTCCACATTGTGTTAAAGGTACTACTGGTAGTTGTATATATGCCCCACTATGGAGTGTAATATGCAACTACGCCTATCGTAAAGATACAGACATCTTTATTAAAGGAGATAGTCCTGACAAAGAAGAGTATAGTATCTTTGATAATCTAGAAAGTCTTTCTGTTATATCAGACATATTACTTGATTTTGAGTCTGACCCAGACAATGAGATTAGAGTAGTTGGTATAGCTGGTGATTATTGTGTGCATGAAACTATATGTGACTTGATAGCTATGGGCTATAAAGATAACATTGTAGTAGACACTAAGTATATTGCATCCATAGATGGTGGAGATAAGCTTGCTAATTTAATTAAAAACTGTGGTTTAAAATGGGATTAATTTATTCAGTATCGGTTTTGTTCTTCGCATTCATGATATTTAGAATGTATCTAAAGAAGGACATTAGACCCTATATGACAAGTAGAGTGGTTACTTTACTCACAATTCTAGGGTTGTTGCCTTATGTAAATACGGTAATTATAATTGCAACTCTCGGTGATGCTGTTGTTAAATTCAATGAATACAGGAATCTTACTAAGCAAGAGAGGACAGACAGAATGATAGAATCATTGCAGCTCATTGACTTAGCAATGGAGAGATTAATTGATAAATTTAAAGAGAAATGATAGTAAAATCCATTCTTGATACGGATTTGTATAAATTTACAACTTCGTATGCTTACATGAAACTATTTCCCTCAAGCTAGAGGAACATTTGAGTTCTTTGACCGTGACTTAACAGAGTATCCAGAAGACTTTGTTCAGAAGGTGTACTTGGAGTTAAGTAATCTTGGAATGTTACGTCTTACCAATAGTGAACTTGATTATATGACTTCTAACTGTAGATTTGTTCCACAAGTCTACTGGGAATGGTTATATTCTTTCAGGTTTAACTCTGGCAAAGTGCAAGTATGGCTTGATGACAAGAAACATCTTCATATTACTGTTACTGACTATCTGTACAAAGTAACACTATATGAAGTTCCTATTCTGGCCATTATATCTGAACTACGTAATCGTGTATTAGGTAACAACTGTGACATGTCAGAAGTCATTAAGAAGCTTGAACCTAAGTTAAGGTTGTCGAATGTTGCAGGAATAAAATTCTCTGAATTTGGTACCAGAAGACGGTTCAGTTATAATGTACAGGATGAGGTAGTATCTGCAATTAAGGAAGGTTCTATCTATTGTACTGGCACTTCTAACTGCTATCTGGCTATGAAATATGAAATGCCTATGATGGGAACTCATCCGCATGAGTGGTTCATGTTCCACGGTGCTATGTATGGCTATAAACAGGCTAATTACATGGCTCTTGAGAATTGGGTAAATGTGTATGACGGTGATTTGGGAATAGCATTGTCTGACACATATACTTCTGAAGTGTTCATGAAGAACCTGTCTCGCAAGCAAGCTAAATTGTTTGACGGAGTAAGATGTGACTCTGGCGATGAGTTTAAGTTCATAAACAGTATGATTGCTCGTTATAAAGAACTTGGAGTAGACCCTACTACTAAGACTATAGTATTCAGTAATGCTTTGGACTTTGACAAATGCCAGGACATTATGGAGTATTGTGGAAGTAGAATCAGGTGTTCGTTTGGAATAGGCACTAATCTCACTAATGATACTGGGTTTAAGCCGGCTAATATAGTGATGAAGCTTATTAGCTGTCAAATGAATGCTAATCAACCTGTTTATGGATGCGTGAAGCTGTCTGATGATGCCGGTAAACATACTGGAGAAAATAAAGAAGTTAATGCTTGTTTAGTTGAATTAGGATTATGAGTGAACTAAATTATGAACACGTATTTAACGTATTAGTTGATAAAACAGCTGAATACGTTACTTCTAACAACCTTAAAGCAATGGTATTGGGCATCAGTGGAGGAATTGACTCCACTGTTGTCGCTGCTATCTGCCATGAGGTTAGTAAGAAGACTGATATTCCTCTTATAGGTAGAAGTCTTCCTATTAAGAATAAGGAAGACGAATTTAGTGTGTCTGAGTTAGTAGGAGAAGCTTTTTGTGATGAATTTAAGGTGTTCAACCTGAGCAACTCCTATAAAGCATCCCTATTTGACCTTTGTGCTGATGCGGGATTGATTAAAGACTGCAAAGGCTACGATTGGTATTGGGTAAGTGATTTGGAAGAACTTACTGGCAGAACTCCCATTGCTAACGGTAACTTACAAGCTAGGTGCAGGATGAAGCATCTCTATGATATAGCATCTATTCGCAAGGGGTTAGTAATGAGTACAGATAATCAAACTGAGTATCAGCTTGGATTCTGGACTATTCATGGTGATGTTGGTGACTTTGACCCGATTCAGGACTTGTGGAAGACAGAAGTTTACGGACTAGCGAATTATCTGCGTGACCGTTACAAAAGTAAAGCTTTAGAAGCTCTTCACAATGATTATAAAGAAACTTGTGATAAATATAGAGCAATGTCATATGCCGTGTATAGTTCTTGCAAGTTAATTCCTACGGACGGTCTTGGCATTAGTAACAGTGACTTAGAGCAAATTGGAGCTAAGAGTTACGATGAGGTTGATGATATACTCTCTAGATATATTCCATTTAAGGAGTATCGACAGAAGCATGGAGAACCACTTCATCCACATGATGAAATGGCAGAATCTGATTGCTGGTCACAGTTATGTGCTAGACATGGAGAAGATGTAGTCAATAAGGTTTGGAGCCGACATTTAGCTTCCGAATTTAAACGTAAGAAAGCTCCAATTTATATATCTAGGGAATTATATGAATGATTTAGAGAGAAGAGTTCACACAGCTATTAAAGAGTGTTATGATGTAGTCATAGCCCCAACTTACGGGTTAGGTTCTGCATTAGCCGCTGTATTTATGAAGATACATGGAAGAGCTCCACATAGGGCGACTTTTAGAACAGATTATTATGCAGTAGACTTACCAGAAGGACGAGAATGGTCAGATGCAGAATCTAAAGGAAAGATTAAATCTATTTCCGGAAGTAAATCTATAGACTATTGGGCAACTCAACACAACCTTTTAAAGTTGTTTCCAGATGCAGTTCATATAAGGTGGGGAGATGATTACTTCTTATTTACTGATGAGTATATTATAGACCTTCAGGACCTAGAAATTCTAATGTTGAATACTGATGATATTCCAAAAGAAATAGTAGATTGCTTGGTATATAAAGAGGCTAAAGCTACTATGGAATACGTAACCTACAGTAATCAAGGATTCAGAACTACACTCATGAAGGTAAAAGAGCAAGATTGTGACATACAATCTAATTATAATGATGACTTACCACATCAACAAATAACCGATATGATAAATTCCAAGGAGAGTGGAATTGCCATACTACACGGAGTTCCTGGTTGCGGTAAGACTAGTTATATTAGAAAGCTAATAGCCGACAATCCCAATAAAAAGTTTGTGTTCTTAGACGCTTCTACGTTTCAATACATTGGGGATGCTTCATTTATTGAACTTCTTACTAATAAGAGAGATTCAGTGTTTGTAGTAGAAGACTGCGAGGACTTATTAGTAAGTAGGGACACTAAAGGAAATCACAGAATATCCTCTTTACTAAACCTGTCAGACGGTATACTTGGAGACTCTTTAAACCTTAAGTTCATATGTACCTTTAATGCTGATATTAGTAGTATTGATAAAGCATTATTACGTAAAGGAAGATTGAAAGTTAAATATGAATTTGGTAAACTTACCAAAGATAAAGCTACTGCCTTAGCTGTTAAACTTGGTAAGACTGAACCTGTAACTGAAGACATGGCATTGTGTGATGTCTATAACTTAGGCACAGACAATGGTGGTGAACAAATTGAAAGTGATAGACCTAAAATTGGATTTAGATGAAAATGAAATTGTATTATGGAGCCTTGGCCTTGCTTTGGCTCCTTTCTAGTTGTACTCCCAGTGATAATGTAACTGACAACCATGACAAGGTTGGAACTTGTCGTAATGGTCATATCAGAGCTCTTACTTTGAATGGTCATACATATTACTGGAAAAATCATTGGTTTGCACATGCAGGAGACTGTAAGAAGTGTAAGCATGAACTTGATAGTATAGTTAAAGCAGCAGTTAAGGAGGCAATGCAATGCGAGTAGGATTATTCTTTGGCTCATTTGACCCTCCCCATATCGGGCATGTAAACGTAGTAATGGGAGCCATTAACTCCAATCAGGTAGATAGAGTGTTAGTGATTCCTGCTTATCAAAACTTATGGAAGGAGAATAGCTCTAAATTTTCATATAGGTATGCTATGAGTTGTATGCAATTCGACACTTTGCCTTTTGTACATGTAAGTGATGTAGAGAAAGACTTAGCAGGTCCTGCTTATCCCAGAGGTATACCTACATACGTTGTACTGGAGGAATTGAGGTCTAGAATGCCAGAGGATGAATTAGTAATCATTACTACTCCAGAAACCTATAAGGATATTCCTGAATGGCATAAAGGGTCTGTAATATTGTGTGACTATAAATTCCTCATGGTGGTAAGTGGAGAGGAGACCCCACAAGACCTTCCGGAGAATGTACATGTTGTATACGTTCCGCAAATAACAATATGCTCTACTTGCATTCGCAATAGAGTAAAGCTTGGAATATACATCCAGCCATTTGTAAGAGATACTGTAGAAGCATTCATTGACCAATATAGATTATATGTATAAAAGCTGGATTAACTGAAGAATTTTACTAATGAAGAATTATCCTATTACAATTGAAACAGGTGAACATGCTGGGGAGACAGTCTGGGTTCACCGTAGTATAGCCGTTGCAGGATTTATATTCTGTAGGATTAACAATGAATGGTGTGTTCTTGCTAATCAAAGAGGTGAAGGAGCACCAGACTTTCAAGGATATTGGAACTGTCCTTGCGGCTATTTGGACTTTGATGAGACATTAGCAGAAGCTTGCTCTAGGGAAATCTACGAGGAAACTGGAGTTAAGATTGAACCTAGTGCTCTTTATATGTGTAGCGTTAACGATGACCCGAAAGACTCTAACAGACAGAATGTTACTATGAGGTTCATGGCTGTAGTAGACGAGAGTCATATTGGAATTTCTACTAATGCTATCAAAGGACAGCTAGGCGGAGAGGAGAATGAGGTAAAGGCTATCATGTGGGTTAAAATATCTGACCTTGATAATTACCAGTGGGCATTTAATCATAAGCATCTCATTGAAGGTATCTTTTATACTTATGTAGATTATGAAGAAGTAGAAGGTTTAGACGATTTATTTGCTGAATGACATACTTTATTAGTGGACACAGAGACATAACTCCTGAAGAATTTGAGAAGTTCTACGTTCCAGCAATTGTTGATGTAATAGATACATGCAACGATAATTACGATGACTGTGAATTTGTAGTCGGAGATTGTAGGGGTTGTGATGAAATGGCAGCTAATTTCATAGCAAATTACATTAAGGAGAATACAGATGATACAGAGTGTCCTCCATGTATTTTGTGCATTTATCATATGTTCTCTGAACCTAGGTTTAGAGTAGGCGTAGCTGGACAAGACGGTTTTTATCATGTTGACATGGTAGATGAGCTCAATGCAGACTTATGCGAGGATGATGACCCATATACCATAGATGATTGTCCTATTGTACATTATGTAGGTGGATTTGAGACAGATAGAGACCGTGATTCTGCTATGACCAATGTTTCAAGTGAGGATATTGCCTTTATAAGAAGCAAATCTAAATGGGATTCTGGTACAGCAGAGAATATATTACGTAGGCACACTATGAAATATCTAAACCCTAGTTTTTATGGACAACAGTAAAGATTGGGGTGAGTTCCTGGAGGGCATTAAGGCTGCACAACAGGCAACTGAAGCTCAAAAGGAAGCTAATGAGCAACATGAAAAGTATGAAAGATTGAGATTTGAATTTACATTAGCATTAATCAATAACAATGACCTCTTACATGAGAGGTCATTTAAAGAGATATGTCAATTAGGAGTTGAATTAACAGATGAATTTATGAAACATGAATCTGAAAAAGGGAAAGTTTAAAATTGTTGAGGGAACAAGAGTTAGAATGGTTTCTTCAAAAGATACTCATATAGTCGAAGGAGCTTACGGTACTGTAGTCAGTCCTGGTATAAGAGAGTCGGAAGTGCGTTGGGATAGTATGTTAGCAATTAGAGCAGATTATAGATACAGAAATGAACTAGAAGATGCTCTCATCATTCCAGTTTATAATGACTTATTGGACCCTTCTGGAAACTTCCAAATTTGGACTCCTGAACCTATTGCGCGAATATACCTTGACGATTGTATCAAGTATATAGGAGAGGATACAAAAGACCTCAAATATGGTGATTTGCTTTGTGTATATTCTATGACTTTATCAGAGCATTCATTGTATGCAATACAGTTAAGTAATTACAAACTACATAAATTGGACACCAGTGTCTGTGCATTAGAGAAAAAGGGATATGCTTTAGCTAAAGACACTAAGGTCAAAGTAGTCCTAGACTCCGCTTATACAGAAGTTGGACAAACTGGTAAAATTTATCGTACTGATTACAGGTCAGCACTGCCCTATGAAGTTATTATGGATAAGGGTGGTTGTGTTTGGGTTGCTGGATGTACCATACAGAATGTTGATACTGAAGTGTACATAGAAGAGTATTCAGCAGATGTTGAGAATGAAGTATCACCAGACGAAGATATACTAGAGAACGGATTCTCCAGACAAGTAACATTTTATGAAAAGGATTAACAAATATTTATTTCTAGACGTAGACGGGGTTCTCAATAGTGTCTCATGGTACAGAGCAGAATGGAATAAGGACCATGTGTATCCTCAAGGTGACTTTGACCCTAAGTGTGTTGAAATTGTAAACAGAATAGTCAAAGAGACTGGCTGCAAGGTAGTAGTCAGCTCCTCTTGGAGAGCTGAAATTAATTTGCAATCAATCTTTGACAAAGCTGGTTTAAAGTTCAAGATACATAGTATTACTCCGTTTGGAGTCCATAGAGGTTGTGAAATAAGGGATTGGTTAGCATCCGAAACCGAACCTTATGTTTATGCTATATTGGATGATGACAGAAGTATGCTTGCAGAACAGAGGAAGTACTTCATTAAGACTAACACAGTTACGGGTATTACTGATGAAGACGCAAGACATGTAATTAACATTTTAAATAGAAATGATATGTGGAATGATAAATTAAACTCCTTAATTATGGAGTCTATGAAGAATCACGACGCTGTTCGGACTACAGTCCTCCGTGCAATTAAGACGGAATTTAGCAACTATGCAACTGCTAAGAATGCTAAACCTCTTGACAATGCTGCTGAAGTAGCCATTATTAAGAAGTTACGTGACCAACGTATTGATAATGCCGAACAGTATCGTATGGCAGGTCGTCAGGATTTATATGATAATGAAATGGCAGAATCTCTTATCTTGAATGAGTTTCTGCCCGAGGTCCCTGATGATAAAGTACTTGCTTTAGGGTTAGTAGAAGTCTGTGCATTACAAGGATGTGAAGACGGGCCTAAGATTCCTAAGAGCAAAATGGGAATCATTATCAAAGAGCTTAAAGCTATGTTCCCTGCCGCAGATGGTAAACAGATTGCTGATTTAGTAAAATCTTGTGTAGTATAATATGACACTAAAAGAAATTGTAACCTTACCTTATCCAGCTAAGATATCACATGCTATAGCTGGTGTACTTTATTATCAAATAATAGCTGGTGATAAAGCTATTGTCTTTCCAATAGACATGAATGACAGAGACGATGTAGGAACTACTACGTTTCTAGCAGAGTATCCGAAACCTATCACATTAATGAGATACATTCGTAAAGCAATTGACTCTGGTGAGTTAGTAATAGCTACTACTGATGCCGAAGTATAATGTAAGTATCGATAGACAGCTTAGATGTCGTCTATGCTTTGACATAGAAGTTGAAGCCGATAGTGAAGACGAAGCTTGGGAAAAGGCTTACGACACAGTAGACCTAGGAGATTTAGAAGTAAGAGATTGTGAGTATAGCGACGATGAAATAACCCTTCTAGAAGAATGATTATAGGTATAGTTGGTAAGAAGCAAAGCGGTAAGGATACAGTTTGTACTATCATTCGGTATATAAGTTGGCTTAAATCTTCTAAACTATGGGGAGAAGTAACTCTGAATGCTAAACACTTTGAAGCTGTCCGTGAAAGTGAGGATATTGCTCCTATACTTAGTGTATGGGAGAAACATCCATGGGCAGAGAAGCTGAAACAGTGTGCGTCCATTATATTGGGTTGTGATAAGTCAAGCTTTGAGACAGAAAGTATCAAAGAATCATTTACATATATTCCAATTAGTAATAGTGAAGGGGAGCCTATGACTCATAGAGAGTTCCTACAAGTACTAGGTACTGAAGTGGGAAGAACTATTGACCCTAACCTATGGGTTAAATCTATGATGTTTGACTATGAAAGGAAATTTAAGAGTTATCCTACTTATGGTACTGATGAATACGGTAACACTGTATTCGTACATATGAATACAGTAGAGCCTTGTTGGATTATGCCAGATACTAGGTTTCCAAATGAAGTCCAGGCTATCAAAGATAGAAAAGGAATTGTCATTAAGGTAAACAGAGATACCGGATTACTAGATAATCATATTTCAGAACATGCTTTGGATGATTACAATGACTACGATTATGTTATTGATAATAACGGAACTCTCGGTGAGTTAATTGTCAAAGTAGCAACTATGATGGAGACCCTAGGGGTGCTTCAATAAACAATAATGGCCTGTATGGTGGAGTGTAATGCTCTACTGTACAGGCCATTTTTTTTGATTATTACTCTGTATCTTCTTTAACTGTGTCAGCTGCTAATTTAGCTATATTCTTTAGTTCAGTAGTAGCTCCCTTGAAAGTTCTACCGAATCCTGTAGTTCCCATAAAGTATTGAGATAGAGTCTTATCTCCAAATGCAAATTCATAGGTATTATTGAACACCGTGCTAAGATACCCAATAGATACAGGTTCTGAATTATTAACTAAACTCAACATAGTGTTGATAGGAGTTACATCGCCAAATGAATTGGTAAATCCTCTCTGGAATAGACTAAACACTGTATCTTCCATAGCCCTAGACATAGTAGGATTTAATGGGTCTCTATCTTCCTCTCTGGCTTCAGCCCACAACCTTATTAGATACTGACCTAGAGCTCCTAATAACAACCACAGCATTAAGTCATGTCCTAATCTCTTTAAATTAGATTTCTTGACACCAGTATCTTCGTTCCATATGTTGTCTCTGACTCCTTTAAGCCCTCCGGATTTAAATTCCCTCCAGGCATCTTTAAGGGTGTAAAAGATTCCCTCTAGGTATCTGTCAGCCCAAGTTTCTACCGGCACTCCTGTATTCTCTGTAGTTACTATAGTTTTAGTTTCTCCATTATCGTCTACTATATCCTTGTACCATAGGAGGTCTCCATTATCATTTTTAGCCTGAACTCTACCTGCCAGTCCATAGTTCTTTGGTTCTAGTAAATAAGCATTCCTGGTTGCGGACAAGAATGTTTTAAATTGACCAAGCAACGCTCCCATAAAGGTCTTCTCGGCCTGCATTCTTCCGTCATGGTCATAATAACCATAAACTAAATCTGATAAAGTTTTAATAGCAAGTACTTCGTCCTGTGTATAAGCAAATGGTAATGCATCACCTTCTTTTAGATTCAGACCTTCAGTTTCATTGAAAGATTTCATCATAGATAGATACAGACCTCTTTGCTTATTGTAGTCTGGATTACTCTTATTGCCAGAAGCATAAGCAGCTAACCGCTTGTCTTTCTTCCAATCATACTTTAATCCATCCTTAGTCATTTCTATAGCATCCCAAGTCCCATCATGTAGACTTTGAGCTATAAACATGGTCATTCTATTATAGTAATCCGGTGCTGTAGTAAACCAATAAGTATACCTGGATAGATTAGACAATCCTGACTTGTTACTTACTAACCTCTGTGACAATTTATTCATATCAAAATCAGCGAGTCTCATTCTAGCATTAAGAGCCTCTATCTTAGTGACTCTTGATAAAAAGTCTGGCCCGTCTTTCATGATAATAGCTCCGGCCTGTAGTAATTCTTTATAAGTAAATTTCTCTCCAGTGTAATACATTTTACTAAAGGCCATTGCAGAGTTCTTCCACATTCCGTCAAATACATCTCTGACTCCACTAGTAACATTAAATGCTAACAATCCGAAAGATGCTAATCTCTTAATGGGGCCCACAGCTTGGTATAACTGTTTACCTTCCTCACTAATAATGGATTGGTTAAATACTGCAATTTTAAGGTAATTATCCATTGTCTCATTAAACACTGTTAAATCAACACCAGTCTCTTTAGCATAGTTAAGAGCTAATAATTTAATTGCTTTAATTGCCGGGAGCACATCATCAAAGGCATCTTTACGTTCTGCGGCGAACACATAGCTAGTTACTAATGATTCCAAATTACGTTCCCAGAAATCAGAATTGTATTGTGCTAGTAATGCCTGTCTGGCATCTTCACTAGATTCAGAAATGTTAAACCTATTATACATTTCATATCTAGTAATCATGTCAGATTTAGCTGTATATTCTTCCTCCGAATATGCATCATTCTCTTCCCTATTCCAGAAGTCTTTAAACTTCATAGTAACATCTTTAGTCTCTTGGCTAGCCCATTTAGCAATTCCCATTTGCAATATCTTATTATTAGTCTGTTGCAATGGTACCCAGAACCATTTGTCTTGTTTCTTTAATTGCGACACTTCTGAGTCAGATTCTGACTTACCTTCCAAATTAAATCTGTACTTGTTGATGTCCCATAATATCTTCTTCAGGAATCTTCTTTCTTCAGATGACAGTGGAGTACTATTATCGTAAGGATTAGCAAACAGCATTTGCTCATTTAGAGACCCGTCTGGATTTCTTCTAAACATATTGTCGTATATTTTAGTCTGGTCTCCTATTACTAAGTTTCTTGCGTTTGAGTATCCCTTATCCTTCCACAAGGCTTTAACGTAGTCATTAAAGAATGGATAGTAATATTCTTCAGTCTTCCTAGTAACTCCATCAAATGCCTTTCTTACTAATTTAACAGCCTGTCTAATATTATTCTCTGGAATTAGTTCAGGGTTAGTATTCATACCTCCTGATAATGGAGCTCCTTTACGAGTATATCTTCCCATCTTCTCCGGCTGTGTAAATGGAATATCTCTATAATAAAGCATCGCTCCTAGAACTGCTTTATAGAATCTTTCTATACCAGTATTAGAGTTCTCTTTCATTATATCCTCCACTGATGCTTTCTCAAGGATAGTTGGGAATGAAGTATACAACGTTTTGGCTATATCTTCTAACCTGTCGGCTGTAGCAGCTTTATCGTTTGCATTTATGTCAAATAATGCCTTACGTACTTTAGTGTTTAATTCTTGCTGGGTTCTAGGAGTAGCATCCGGTCTACTCATAAGTGCTAAGAACTCTCCTTTTAAAACCTCAAGTTCATCCATAAATGTAACCTGATTAAGTCTATTAGTTACTCCAGCTTCCTTTGCTAATAAGTTGAAAGTTTCTCTTATACTCCTCATATTGGCTATAGTAGCTGTAGATGTATCTGCGTTTAAGACCTTAAATGTCCCAATCCTAAATACATCTCCGAAGACTTCTGGCATCTCATTAATAGCTGCCATAATCTTCATCAACTCTATATTACCGCTAGTAGACCTTAATAACCATGGATTATTCATAGCATATGCGTCTTTCTCATAGTCTCCCAACATAGTAGTTCCTAAAGACAGTGGTATAATAGTATTTAAGTCATGTTTACTAAGTGCCACAAAGTCCACTTGCTTAGTAATAACATTATGAATAGCTATAATTCCCATCTGTTTAAGATTCTCCATATCAACCACTTCCCAACCAGGGTCGTTTACATACTTCTGAAATGTACTTACTACAAAAGCTGTAGTCTTAAACCCTGAAGGTGGTACGATTTGGTCTAAAGGTTTATAACCCTTTAAAGCCTTGTCCAAATCGTATATAAATGCCTGTCTCTTCTCTGCAAAGATTCTATCCCTCTTCTTCAAGTATTCTTCAACCTTTTGTCTAAGTTCTTCATTAACAGCTTTATCAGCTGTATCTTTAATATAGATAGGTTTACTATGATTGTAATAATCACTAAAGTACCACCTTCCTTCTGAAGGATGTGGTGAATCATGTACTTGAGTTTGAATAAACGAATCTACGTCTATTCTATCCATTCTGCTCTGTAATTTAGGATTGGGAATAAACTTTGATAAAGTGTTAAGCACTCCGTCCTTAATAGGATGTCCTACAGTCTCATCAGTAATCCTTACAGGTATTATGTTACTAATATTTGAGTAATATTCTCCTACTCCCCAAGCTAATCTATTAACAGCTGAAGATGTGTCTTTCTTCCTGTCTTGTACTGCCTCAAACTGAACATCTGTTAAAGGACCTTCATCTAGGCCTTCTATTTTCATTGGAATTATATTAAGTTCCATATTTCTTACTGGGATTCCCTTAGAAGCTAACATCTGCCTGTAAAATCCTAATTGATAATCATATTTAGATGCTTTAGCTGCATCCCAGTCGTTAGAAATTTTGGTAGAACTTTTAAATAAATACAAATGAGGTTGTCCTTCTTCATCTACAACTATTAAGTCGATAGAACCTACTAGTTTAAGTCCGTCATTTGTATTGGCATCAACCAGAAATTGAGACATTATTTTAGCACCTTTACCATGAGCTCTATATAGCTCACTTTTAAGTGTTTCTAAATTATCATACAATGATTTAATAACAGCTTCGTTGTATTGCATTCCATATTTCTTAGTCAGGGCTTCTAAGTCATAATGCCCTGCAAAGTAGTCTCCAATCATAGAATGTATATCAATACCAGTTTCAGCTATTCTATCCCACATCTCTAACGTTTGGTCTACTCTAGCATGTGCTTCTTCTCTACTAATCTTCTCCTTATCCATTAATTCAGTAACAGTTCTACCTCTCCAATTAGTAACATTAAAGGGCTGAATTAATGCACCTTCACCGTCACCAGACCTTCCTTTCTCTAAGAAATCTGTAACGGACATATTACCGTCAGAAGCAGTATAACTTATATCTCCCCCAGTTAAATCTACTCCGTCTTCTCTAAGTCTAGCTTCACTTCTGATACCTCTTAGTTTAGCTACTATTTCAGCTTGCTTAGTGTCCTGACTAAGTACGATATCAGATATAAGACCATATTCTATCTGATTCTTATGTGCTATCAAGAAGTCAAATAGGTCGGCATAGTTGTTATTGCCCTCCCCAAATTGTACTACTTGACCATTTATATTTAAACTATATGAACAAGCCATTAGCAATTCTCCTTTAAGTTACCACTCTTTATTAATTTCTGAATTAAGTTAGTTATAGTACGGGATTCAGAAGCTAAGTTCATATCAAAACCTGCTGCTAAATCGTTGTTAATAAGTGCACTACCAAATTCAGACATAATATTATCTATAGACATATTAAGAAGTCTTCCTAACTTCTCATTCTTAATATCATCACTAGTTTGGAATGTCTTTTGAGTCTTCTCTTTAAATATTCTCCCCATTTCCTCTAGTGAAGCTTCTTTACCTTCAAACCAAGGCTCTGCGATTCTAGCGAAGTAATTACCAAACTCTGTAACAAATATCTCCTCATTCAAGTCAGGAACAGCTCTAGTATCTCCTATCATCCTAAATGCTTCTAGTTTATCATCATAGTTCGCCAGAGACTCCACCTGTTCAACTAGCCCATAATAAAGACCTGGATTAGTCCTCTTCATGGAACCCATAATTAAATGTGCAAACTCATGCAGTGAATCAGCTGTAGTAGCTCTATCTACATTTAAATAGACTTCTCCATTATAAATAAATGCATTAGTTCTTCCAGCATTAGGAATCACTCCTCTGAATTTAGAAGCTATCTCTCTAGCAGTAACTACGTTAACATTAATGCCATAGTTCTTACTAAGGTGATTGGCTATCTCTACCATTTCACTTTTAAATGACCTGGGTACTTTCTTGTGAACTGGTACACTTCTTTCTGATTCTAGCTTTCTGAATGAGTATTTGTCCCCATTTGCCCCAGTTACTTCATATACAGATTCGGTAGCATTCTGAATTGTATTTAAAGCTTCTGTCATTAATTGCAGCTCATAGTCTAGTTTGTCTTGAGTTAGCATACTAGGTACTTTACTGTTATATAGAGAAGCATGAATGTCTGGGTCTCTTAATTGATTCTTTAATAAGAAGAAAGTCTCCAATTTCTCTTGAGTGTTAAGTATAGATTCTATATTAAGTCCCTGCTCTTTAAGTATGCCAATTAGTTTCTTATATTGGGGCTTCTTATTAAGCTCTGATATAAAGTTGTTAAAAGTAATACTCTTAACTAAATCCTTATCATTGTATAGCTTTATGTTATCATTTAGTTCTATATCCAAAACGGAGAATCTGTCTCCAATTTGTAAAGATTGATAACTTTGTATTGCTAAACTTCCATTTTTGAGTTTACTAGTAACCGATTTCAAATCTATAGGTCTGTCTAATAGTTTATTGGCAATACTTCTAGCATATTTGAGATTATCTACTCCTGCTCCTTTCAGCCCGTCTGAAGTTGTAACAATCCTACTGTCTATATAATATCTGTCATTATATTTAGCGATGTTATAACCCCCTACAGTTTCAATAGGCTCTATTAACTCTCCAGAGTATTCTGTGTTAACTATAGTCTTGTCAAACTCCGGCTGCTTAAACGTATTTCTTAATAATATTCCCCCATCACTTATAAATGCAATGTCTAAGAACTTCTCATTGTCAATTTTATTATTCAAGTCTTGTATAGTAGATACTATAGATTCATCAGACAGTTCTCCGTAGCTATAAGCATCCATAAAGTCTTGCATATCTTTCTTAGATATACGTAAGTAGTTCCCAGATACTTCTGCTCTATCTACTAGTGCTTGAACTGTAATATCTGAATAAGAAGGAATTTCAGTAGTAGGAGTACCTATTATTTGATTAAACAGCTCATTAAATTTACTAACAAGCCCATTCTTATATAATGCATCATTGAAAGTAGCACTAGTATAGAAGTAATTCACAAAAGCAGGTATAACATTACCATGAATACTATTGGTGTTAAAGTCATACCCTATATATTTCATGATAGTCTGCACTCTGGATGAAGTATCATTACTTGCAGCTAGCATCTTTAACGCAGACTCTATATTCTTGTTTACTTCCTGAACTTGTTCTTTAGGAGCCTTATCTAATACTGTATTCACATATCTTTGCTTTAGATAGGTCTCTATATATTCTTCTTTAGGCTTAATAACTGCCAAACTGCCACTAGTGTCTCTAAATATACCATAATTGGTATTCCAAGCAAGGCTAAATCTAGCATTAGTGAGTAGTATATTATTCCTATTTAAGTCCTCACCTTCCCCTTGCAACTTGTCTACTAAGTAGGTAATATTTGGAGTTGGGAACTCATTTTTAATTGTATTTAAATTATAATTACCAATTGGTAATCCGTCCTTGCCAAGATTCTTGGAATCCAAAGCTGTAATAGGAAATCCTCCTGAATTTACTGCATTAATAAAATCATTATAACTCTCTACATTTCCCATTAATGCTCCTATTGCATCTTCTAAAGACATTTCACTAACGTCAGGAACCTCTAGCTTAAATAAGCTAGGGGCTCCCTCGTTAGAATGTACTAAAAATTCTACTGTACAACTCATGTTAACAATTAATTCTTATTTGTATAGTATTACGCTCCATTAAGCTCTTAATCTTATTAACTATATTCTCCATAGAATCATTCCTATTAAGGACTAACTCTTTCATTTTAGCATTCTGATTTGGAGTTCTAATAACGAAGTAATCATCATATAGTCTTCGCATGTCTACATTACTTGGGTCTGGGATGTCATTTACTTCATAGTAGTCTTCTCCGTCCCTTTCATACAGTTCAAGACGACCTGTTTCTTCATTTCTCATTCTAATATACTTATCTCTAGCTCTACCCTTAGCACTTTCACTAATAATAGGAGCCATTCTAATAAGTGCATCTTCTAATGAGAATGTGTCCATGTTAACATCCAAATCATAGTCTGATTGTCCTACATACTTTTGATACTCTATTAGTAAGTCACTAACATCAGTCTTATCAAATGTGTTCAGTAAAGTAGTAAGTCTGTCAGCACCGTACTTATTCTTATTAACAACTAAGTTATATAAGAAGAACCAGTCAGTAAGAGGTAATCCTTGCAGATTAATTCTCTTCAGTGCTGCAAAATCTTTCTGGTATCTACTGAACATTGCTTGGTCTGATTCAGTTCTTACGTTCATCATATCAATAGGTAATTTCATATATGTAGTATTACCTCTAGTAAATGGGTCAGTACGTCTGTTCCTACTTAATCCTTGCACAAACTGGTTGATTAATAAGGAGCGAACCCTCTTATCTCCAACCATTCCGTTATGAAGTTCCGGAATAACTGTTCTTTCCATCCAGAGTTTAAAGTTAGCAATTCCATCATTAGTAGCCAAACTAAATACCTCGCCTCCTTCTTTAATATCATGCAGAGTCATATCATTTCCGATATACTTCTGACCCTCATCCATTCTGAAGGTAATGTTGCGTTTAGCCAGCCAGCCAGTGATTAGTACATCGTCTACATGCTCACCGAGTGCATTTAGTTGCTCTTTAGTAACAGCTCTACCATATGTAGGATTCTCTTTAATAAGAGCTTCTCTATAGGAATTTACTAGATTGAATTTGGTACTGATATTTACATCAGTTGTATCAGTAAGGTTATATACTTCGAACAATGCCTTAAAGTGAGGAATTTTATCAATCATGTCGAATATATTCCAAGTTCCCTTTATTAGATTATAGTAAGCTATGGTTGACTTCTTATAACCAGAGTTCATTGGGTCAAGGAATTTCCTCATACTAAATCCTCCATTAGTAATACCTTGTGCAACAGCATCGTTGACTACAGCTCTTACTTGCTCTTCGGATAGATAAGGCTTATCATTCAGGATGTTCTTAATAACTACTTCCGGGTTATAACCTTTCTCATATTTGTCATCTTTATATAGTTGCTCTCTGCTAGTAATTGCAGATTCATATGTATTTAACCTGGACATCTTACCTCCTAAATCTGTAGGCATACCTTGATTTAGTCCGTAGAATCTTCCTAACAGTTCTGTCTCTCTAGCATTTCTATTTACCTTCTTAAATTCGGCAAATCTGTCCATGTCCAACCTATTTTTCATCTTCTGTAGGTACTTATATTCTTCCAAGAATCTGTGTTCTTTATAAGATACAGCTGGGAATATATCATCAATAGAATCACCTTCTGCAAACCTATCTTTGATAGCTTGAATCCAATTACCTCTCTTATCGAACGCTTCCTCTCCAGAGTCAAGTAGTTTCTCTTGCACTCTTTTGAAGAAGTTACCTAAAGAAGTAGAATCGAAGTAGTTTCTAATATTAGGGCCTTCTTCCAATGCTCTAACTACAGAGTCTACTGATGCATGGTCATGATATTCATCAAATACATTTACCTTCATTAAGTCATTTACAGTTTGTACTGTCGGGCTTGTCATGAATTTAGCGATATCATTAAAACTGAATCCTAACATAATCATATGTAAGTACATACCAGCTAGATTAGGACCTGCATTAATTTTAGAAAGAATCAACTCTTTAGCATTATCAGTAGCAGCTGACAGTAATGCAGAAATTACTAATGACTGGTCTGGTTGCATACCTAATTGCTCTTGAACTACTCTAGCTACATCCTCCGGTGACAATTGCTGTTCTACAGCTCTGACTATTAAATTTCTCCAATAATCTTTCTTAACTGCCAAATCATCGAAGTTAACGTTGGCCATTATGTTTCTTAGAGTAGGTACTGTTATAGGTTTACCATTCTCACTTAACATTGTTTGAATGCCTTCAAATCTAGTGGAGAAAAACATGTTGTCTAACCAATCCTGGTCTCCATTTCTAACACCTTCATTGAAATAGTAACAGTTAGCAAAGAATACTTTCTCACCTACAGCTGCAATACCAATTACCTGTTTACCGTCCATATTCTGCATCTGCATTACCCATTTGGATGAGGGTGATGTCATGGTAATCTTATTAGCTTCTTGTCCAGATGCTGATTCCTTAGCTGCCCTTTGTGGGTCTCCCATTTCAATAGGAGAATAAGCCTGGTTCATATTCTTCAAATTCTGGATAATATTGCTAATTTTAGATGATACAGAGTTTCTAAATGCAGGAAGTAAGTTGCTTCTTCTAATCTTCTGTCTACCATTTCTAGCTTTCTTTCCATTCTCATCAAATTCTTCAGTCATATACATAGTATGATTGTTAATTCTATTAAGAATGAAATTAGCATTATCGGTGTCAACTTCACCTGAATATGTTAATATTCTAGCATCATCAATAGCGTTAAGCATCTCTGCTATTACTGGGACAGATTCTGGATTATAGAAATTCTCCTTATTAAGTTGGTTTAGATAATTAGTAATGTCTACTCCACCACTTCCGTATGCGTATAACTTGCCATTAGGAGTAGGTAGCATTTCTGATGCTTTGAGTGACTCAATACTGTTAAAATTAAAATACGGAGACCAACCTACATAATGTCCGCTGGTATCAAAATCATAACCCATAATATAAGCCTTGTCAATATCATAGTCAGAACCCTGCAACCATGTCTGCCAGTGAGATACATGTACCACATTCTTATCAGAATCATTAAATGCAACAGCTTTCATCTTCATAAATGACTGCATTGTCTGTGCAGGAATACGAGCTACTGTAAATTCAAGTGATTTCTGGAATGATACAAACTTCTTCTTGGCATCTATAATCTTCTGATTCTTCTCTATTCCGTCTAATTGATAAGCCAACCTAGATACGCTAAACTCTTCTCCTTCGTTCTCTTTATAAGTATCAAATAGTAATTTAAGCAATCTGTCATTTCTTTCAGAACCTGCTTCAATTACTCGTTGCATCATTTCCTTATTCTTAGTGTATTGGTTAATTTTAACAGAATCGAAGCTGTCCATTCCGTAAATGTCAATTACACTATCAGGAGTCTTAGCTACTAATACTTCTTCAGTAGTGTTATTACCTAATGCATTGTAAGATGTTACTACTTCATGATACTCTCCACTTTCATCATAGAATCCAGCCTCGTACATCTTCTCACCATTTTCATCTACCCTCATAACACTATTACCAACTCTAACGAAATCAGATTCAGTAAGTGCTTTATTAACTGACAGATGTTCCATTAAGGAAGGAGTTTCTCCGAGTGCAACATACACATGTTTACCATTAGCTCTAGTAAACATCATATCATACCATTTAATTTTAGGAGCGTGATATTTATCATACCTATTAACGAAGAACTGATATCCTTGTGTAAGTACATCATTAATACTATCATTAGGTCCTAAGTTGAACTGGTCTACATATAGTTTACTAATAGAAAGTTCAGCAGGATTACTAACTAAATTCTGAATAGGAATAGCAATATCTCCATTGCCTAAATCCCTAATATAGCCATTGGCTGCATATTTATCACTGAATGCGACTGGGTCTGCTAAGTACTCTGCTTTCTGAATACCAGTTACAGGCATATATCCGTTGTCCAGTAACGTAAATGTTGCTTGTATTTGTGCTTGTATTTCAGAATCTAAAGCTTTAGGAAGTTTACCTCCGTCATACTTAGTTCTTTCACTGAATGACCTTTGTATAGCTGGCATATCAAATATGCTATGTCTCATACCGGTCATATCTTCCCAATAAATCTCTGCTGGCTTTAAGTCTGTAGGTCTAGTAATATCAGTATAAAATTGAGAGAAATTAGCTTTTACTAAGTTGTATGTATCAAAATCATTTACATACACTGGTACGTAACTGCCCTCTATACTCCAACCTCTATCAGCTAGATATTGGTCTACAGTCATTAAAGAATTGGCTTGATTCTTAGCTTGTGCAGACACAGCCTTGTCATAGTTATCCTGTGCTTTAGCTATCTCTACGCCTTCCCCGTCTCCATTCTGTGCTTTCTCAAGTTCTGTCAGAGTTCTCTTAACAGCCAAATCAAGAGCTATTTGCTTGTCTAATGCATTTTGGCTAATTCTAGCCACTACTGATGCTACTTCTTGAATAGGCAATTTGATTCTGTCTCCAGGAAGTAATCTATCTATAGTAGATGCTGGCTGTGCCTCTATTTTAGCTTGCTCACTTTGTAAATACTCATCAGGAGTCATTCCTTGTTCGGAAGCAATCCTATAAATATCATCATATTTATAATTAGTACCTCCTATGCGGAATTGTTGTACTATATTGTATGCGGGAGCCATAACTGCACCCATACCTGGGAACTTCCTCTTAATAGCAGTTTTATTAATATTAGATGTAAACGAAGATAAAGTTTTACCAAAGATAGAAGGGTCACTGTACGGTATTTTATATACATCAGTTCCATGAGAATTATTATTCTTTCTGTCTAATGCAAACTCTGCTTTAGCTTTCTCAATAATAGTCTTAGCAGTACCAAGTTCATCTCCGTCCTTATTAAGCTCCTTAATAATAGCTTTACCTACTATCTCATAAATATCAGATTTAACATCGGGATTGTCAGTAGGTTTAATCCCAACTAATGTATACACTGCATCTCTAATGCCACCTATTGATGATAATGCCACTCTACCTAAGTCCTTGTATGCCATTTTAGCCATACTGTGAGTGAATCCCATAGCTTCCAATGCAGATATTACCTGTGAGAACTCTGTCATTGTGGACTGATGTTCTGGGTCAGTTACTACATGGTCTGCATCCATTTGAATACCAAGACCTTCAGTATTAAATTCCATTTCCATTAAAGGACTGTTATCAAACCAAGAACTATCTCCATTTATATTTTGGGCTCCCACTTTAATTGCAGACTTGTTAACCAAGTAAGCAATCATCTTATGTTTAAGCGGCTGAATAGTATTACGTTGGGAAGGTATCTCTCCATTAGGTCTATACCAACCCACATTGTTAGCATAATTAGCAGTAACGGCTAAAGAAGCATCACTGTAAGCAAGTTCTCCATTTCTAAGAGATTCACTATATACTCCACCTAATGCTGCATGTAATTCAAATAATGAATTAATAGGAACATTTAACTGAACCATTACATTAGCGTCTCCTACAGCTTTAACTGGATTACCATATTCATTAACTGCTTGAGTTCTAATATTATATAATCCGTCACCTACTCTATCAAGACCTAATATCTCATAATGATTGTTACCGTCCCTGTAGAATATTCTTTCACCACCAGTAACATCTTTAAGCTCCATAGTGTTTCCGAATATGTTCTTAGTAAGGTCTATTCCTTCATAAGCTCTGTCGAACTGGTTTGTAGACTGATTCCATTTGAAATCAGACATCTTTCTAAACATGTTATACAGACTAATGTCAGATTTCATAGAGTTTCTCATTCTTTCGTTGTATGTAGAGAATGTAGCAAATTTCAACAAAGAAGCAGTACCATAATCCCCATTAAAGTCATGTCCAATAGGCTTTTTGTCATCACCTACAGCAGAATCCTGTAATGAGAAGTTCTCTAAATAAGACATAATAGGATTACAGAACGCAGAACCGTCATGTGCATCTACAGTAGATGTCTCACCTTTAAAGTTGTACACAAATGCTGCAACGTCGCTCATAATAGCCAATCTGTATGTCTTAGGAATACCTAGCAAGCTGTTTTGTTGGAAATACTGTAGTGTACCTGGTATAATTACATTTCTCTTTAATTCTGCAAGTTCTCTAGAAGATTGCTCTAACTCTATACCATTAAATGACACAGGATTAACTTTACCATATTTAGCTTTATTAGGATGTGCTATACTACTACCTGTAGTGACTAGTCGCAAGTTCTCTGAAGTTAGAAAGTCAGCTAAGAAGTACCTTTCGAGAATAGGATTTAGAGTAATATCTTCATCATTTCTTAACCATGTACTATCTAAGTCAGACAACCTACTAAGTACCTTGTCTCCTTGCTTAGCTAGTATTAATTCTTGAGTATCATTGTTTATCCATGATGCCTTATCAGTAGGAATAAGAGTATTTAATGCCTTATTTAAAACAGAATTTACTCTGCCGTTAGCATATCTAAGAGGGAATGTCATATTGTTATCAATCATATCTTTGACAAACTTCTTCTTCTCTCTCAAGAACATTTTATTATACACATCTTCCTTAGCATATAACTCATTAGCATTAAAATTCAATAGAGCATTCGGAGATAGTCCACCTTTCTTATTTCCATTCAATACAAATGAACCTCCCTTATTAACATGTACATTATCAATATTAGGAACTCCATTACGGTAGGACATACTACCATACTCTCCCTTAGTAGTTACTGACAATATTGCTTGGAAGTCTTTAAATGTCATTTTGTCTACTAAGTCAATAGGTTCCTTAGGCTGTAATTCTGTTAATATATAGTTATTAATTGCATCAATTTCCATATAATCTCCAGCCTGCAATGCCGCATCAGCTAATGCTTGTTGTTTAGCAACTTCTTCTGCCAATTTAGCATTATGTGCTTCTATTTTAGCATTCTCTGCATCCACTGCTGCTTGCTTACCAACTATGCTATTATAAGCATCTGTTAGTCCATTCTCTTGTAGTCTCTGCAAGAATGTATCAAGACTTCCTCTATATACATTTCTATAGTCATTAAGCACATTATTAAATGTGTTCTTATAGTAAGAACCAACAGTAGACCTAATAGCTTTGTTTAAATCAGAAATTGATGAATTAAGTAAGTCAATAGTAAACTCTTCTCCATTCTCGTCAACAAGTTTGATTCCGTCGGCAGTTAAGGTCCACATTACGAATGTTCCCTTATCAGAATATACAGTAGGTTGAACATTAATAGTCTTAGATTGTCCTTTGTCAACCTTCCTTAATAGATTAGCATAGAAGTCATATAATATTGAAGAATATCCAATCTCTGCTACAGAGAAACTAGTAGCACTCTTCTTAACTCCAGTTCTACTAACAACATCAGTTTTAATTGATGTACCTCTAAGCATACCTGGATTTAATCCAAATAATGTATTCTTTAAAGAAGAGTTCGGATTCTCTATAATGGTTCTTGTGACGTATCTTCTAGTCAATCCAGCTAAATTAGCAATCCTACTATTAGGAATATTATTACCTTCAGCGTTCTTAATAACAGATTTAAATATTTCTCCAGTTACTATTTGCTCTGCTGCTACTAAATCATTCAAAGTGTTAATTAAAGCACCATCAATAGCTTTTAATGAGTTAGATGACTTGTCGTAGTAGAATCTAGCTTCTGGACTATCCTCATCAACTTTATCAGTATAATATTTAAGGGTCTTAATAAATGAATACAGGTCTAGGTTGTCTGGATTGTTAGTCTCAAACTCATTATATACTGTATTTACAAATGCAGAACTATTAGCTAGAGACATTAAGTTCTCTGTTAGATATTTTAGATTGTCTGCTTCTTTTACATTCTTAAATGCCGCCAGTAAATCTATGTTGCCATTTAGGAATCTAGTATTAATGAAATCATCCATAAACTCTACTAAAGATACATATAGTCTCTCCTGTGGAGTTATAGTTTGAGGGTTATTCTCTTCATAGATTGCTTTTAGTGTAGTAAATGAAGGCTCTTTTAATATAGTATCTAATGAACCATATTTAACCTTATCAGAAGGACTTAACTCAAGTTTCTTTTGACCTTTACTACCAATAGCAGCCCTATTATATATAAGAGTAATAGTGTCGCCATTATAAGGTAATTTAAATGAGATGTCTCCCAGAGTAGCGTTATGTACTTCTACTCCCCACTTGTCAAGTAGTTCTTGTCTGTTGCCACGTAATTCATTACTAATATCAATATCATTCTCTCTCTGGATTTTACGTCTGTTGACATTAGTTTGTTTAATTTCCATAGAATCTAGGTCATTTGTGTCTTGATTCATGGCATACTGAATATACTTAGCATTATTAGTTCTATCTACAACTCCAGATATTGAATCAAGCAAATCATAAGTGGTTATAGCTTTGGATTGCTTGTAATCGTTATTAATAATGTTATATAGAGAGTTAGCTCTGCTATCATTATAGAACTTCTCATAAATAGATTTAAATACATTCAAATCATTTATTTGAAATATTCTAGAACCTCCCCCATTGTTAATAATTTCTTCAAGAATCCTCTTCAAGTAATAATTAGGAGCTGAATGGAAGTTAATAACTAATTCTTGCAGTCTGTCTCCAAAATATAGAAAGTTCGCTTCGTCTTTAAGCTTATTCATTGAATGCAAGAACTGTTTAAGTGTAAGGTAATTGTCCCTTATTTGCTCTCCAGTGGTAAAGTTAAGCACAGGAGTTTGCTCAATAAGTAACCTAGACACATTACCTATTTCAGATATTGCATCCACATTCTCATTAGTTCTCCAGGTTTTAACCATGTTAGAACCAGCTCTAAATTGATATTTATTAACTGATACGGGAATCTCTATTCCAATATATCCTTTGTTCTTAATCTCCATATTCTTTCCGAATAGATTCTTAAGAATAGTATCAAAATTACCATTTGACAGTACAGCCCAAGCATTAAACGCATCAATCAGCATTTGATTCTTATACAGGTCTCCGAACTTCTGCTTTCTTGAGACATATGCATTGTCTAGTTTAGACCTAGGCATGTCCTTAAACAATTCATCAGCTAGTCTAAGAACTTTCTGCATACCTTCCACATCTGGAGTTCCATCTATGTAGATAGCGTTAGGCATATTGAAATCTGTAGTAATTCCGTCTTCTTCATTAGTCATTTTAATATAATCGACTAAGTTCTTGAACATAGTATTCTTATATTTAGCAATATATATGTTCAAATCATCAGTAGTCTTGATTAATTTACCATCAGTAAAATTAACTAAAGACGATTCAATTATATTATATCTGAATTGATTTAGCATGTACTCTTTTACTACTGTAGCAGAGCCATACGTATCATTCAAAGACGGAGTAAGTATTCTCTTCTCCGAGTTGGAAACCTCATTATTGATATTCTCTGGAGCATCCGGAATGATAAGGTCTTTATCAGCTACTTCAATTGTAGTTGCTTCAGGAGAAAGTCCAAAATTCTGACCTAGAGGTTGTGCATATTCAGCTAACAGCTGTTCTTTCTGTGTATCTTTAAGTATTCTTGATGTTTTAATATAATCTTCAAAAACCTTAGAAAGCGAGACATACTCTGCCTCGCTTTCTAGGTTGAATAGGTTAGTACCTTTCAAGTTAGTAAAGAAATGCTGAACAAAGTCTGTAGTAGACAACGGTTCAGCCTTTCTAAACTTAAGTACTGTTCCTCTAAGGACACTTTCGGCATCAATCCTATGTAGTCCTATGTCAAAGTTAGTACATGCCATTATTCTTATATATTTAATTTACAGTTCTGACTATCAATTATTTGCTTATTATTAGCAAGACTGTTAATATATTCCATAACATCTAATATGTCAGGGTCGTCAAGTTGCTCATCAGTCAAGTAACCTTCGAAGTGATTGTCCACTAATCTTATCTTATCAAGAAGTGCATCAGCAGCTTCCGGAGTAAGAGAGGTAGTAGCTCTCAATTCTTGGATAACAGTCATGATTTCGGTCTCTCTAAGATTCTCATGGTCTCCAATGGTATCTTCGAATATCTTGAGTTTCTGTTCTCTATTAGGGTCAAATGGAACTTCATACATCACTGTATCAACTATATTAACTTCACTTCCAATAATGCTTCCTTTAATTGTTTGTCCACCTTGCAAATATACTGTAAAATCTTGTAAATTACCACTACTATAATCAACATTTTGAATACCCGTAGTATCAATCTCTCCGTCTTTAGTTTTGGGTAGTACAGACGGACTTTTAACATTTATTTCCTGTAATAGAGTATGTACCTTATTAATGACTGGCATGTTGTTAACATCAACAGTCATATCTAGATGAATTACAGGGTCGTTATTAATTAATAGCTGTCTGTTATTTATGTCATTAGTAAGACTAGTATTTACCTTAGTTGCTACTCCTTTTAATATTTCATCTAATGCAATATCACCTTTCTCTAGATATTCATTGCGTGCATCATTAAGGATTTGGTCTATTGAGGTATAGCCAGTGAAAGCACTGGATACTCCATTAGCAATTAACGTAATGTTATTATCAAACTCTGACTGTCTGTTATGTGGAACTCCTTTATTAAATTGTCTCTCTGATAATACAGTAGGGTCAATGGTTATTTCAAAGTTAGGACTTTCTATAGCAGTATCAATATAGAATTGATTGTCATTATTTCTAGTTGGATAGAAATCAGAAGGTCTACTATCATGTGAAGTCGGAGTTCTAGGAGTATAATATATTCCATTTATAAATGGAGCATATGTAGTAGTTGCAGCTCCTTCTTTAATAGTTGGAGTGCCATGGAATATCACATTAAACATATTGTTTAGTACAGAGAAGTAGTTATCTCTACCTGCATCTCTAACTGCCCTAACTATATTAAATGATAACTCCTCTAACCTAGTTTCCTTCATTTTACCGTCTCTAGCCTTAGCTCGGAATACATAACTTTCATCTGATTTCTTACCAGCGGAGAATAGTTTGTAAACTGATGATAACAATCCAACCATTTTGAATGAACCACCCATTCCACCTATATTAGATGCTGCATGTTTATAAGTATTCTTACCGTCAGTCAATTCTATGGCTCCGTCGTCAGCTATTAACTGTGCTAAGATATTGTCCATATCTCTGCCGTTAGTAGCTATGGTGAAGTTCGGATTACCCGGTAATGAAATATACTCTTCTAATATACTAAATAGATTATCCAATATAGATAGTTGAGCTTGAGCTACTTTAGGGTCTATGTAAACACCGTATGTAAGAGTTCTAGGAACTTTACCGTTAGAGTCAAATGTTTGCCATTCATTTCTACTTAAATTTATAGGTCTTACTACCATACCAGGAGCATTAGTCTTGATAGCATCTGCGTATGTAAGTCTAAACATAAATCCATTATAAATAGAAGAATCCCAAGGAACTCTCTTCTGTCCATCCACAGTAGATTGGTCGATTAGTCTATTAAACTCATTAACTTCAGAAGTACCTCTAACATCATCAAGGTTATTAGCCTGTCTGTAAGTGTCATAAGCCTTAATGAAGTTCTTTAATCCAGACCTGTAATTCCACATACTTACTAGCATTCTAGCAGCAGTAGTATTACTTCCAAATGTTCCTAAATATTCCTTTACTTGATTCTTGTCTAATTTAGTTTTACCGTCATCAGCAGTATGAACTAAATCATTAAAAGACAGTCTAAAGTAATTATCAATAAAGGTTCCATTGGAATTAGCTACTATCATTCTTATAAGTGGTGGTACCGTCTTAGCTACTTCAGCTTGAGCATCCTTATCACTAAGACCTCTAGATTTAGCTTCATCTAGCGCGGCTTTACGCTTCTTCTGCATTCTTAGATACATCTCTGCAAGATTAGATTCGGTTACTTTCTCTCCGTCAATTTTAAGATGTTTGTTAGAAGTGGCAAATACTACACCTTTACCTCTTACAGACTTATCTACCATAGCTACTCCGCCATGTCCTGCATAAAGATACATCGGACTAATAATGGCATTAGGAAATGCTTCTCTAACCTTATCCAAGTTCCAAGTTTGGTCTGGAACTTTCTTAAGTCTAGTCGCAGCAGAGAATGATATATCACTTTCAGCAATTCCAAGATATTTAACAGTACTAGGATTATCTAAGATTTCCTTCTGCATATTCTTATACCACTTCTTGTACTTATTAATTCTAGCAGCAATATCAGCATCTTTGCCGTTACTATTGTTCCATTTCTGCCAAGTGTCAGGATTGGTTAATTTACCTATAGTGAATTGTAAATCATTACCTTTCTCCATAGGTATTCTATATACTATATTGAACGCAACAGGTTCTACTTTAGTAGAGTCATAACCCTGTTTGTCTCTAGCTTTATCAGTGCCTTCTTCGTTAGTATCATCTTTCCTGATTTCTAGATTGAACGTACCATTATTCCAAACTTCTGCACCCAATCCAGCTAAGTATTTATAGCCATTATCACTTAGTTTCTGAATGAAATCAGCATCAAACTTCTCGCCAAATGTCAAGTAGTTTCTAACGTCTACTAACATATCCTTGGCAGGTTGTAATGTATTAGTATCATACTCTACATTACTTCTAGTGAAGACGTTCAAATCATCAACTACATCATTCCTTACCACTCTAGTAAATTTACCATCGGAAGTTTCTGCCATACCATATCTCATATACCAGCCGTATGCTCTAATTCCAGAAAGAGGTTCACTTAGTAATGATTCATCTATAACAGATTCTTCTCCTTTACCCTCTATATCTGCTAAGAACTCATTTTCAAGCTCATTAGTGCCAGTCATAGTTCTACTAGGTGGTATAAATGTAGGAGCTTGCACTTCCTTAGATTTCTCTTTAGTTGTAGGAGTAGGCTCTGGTATATCAGTAGATTTTACTGGCTCCGGAGCTTCTTCTGGATTAACTGGAGCAGGTTCAGGTATAGGTGGCTCCTGTGCTTTCCTAGAAGGAGTATATCCCTCTAATTCGGCATTAAATGCAGCCATTCTAATTACCTTGAATCTATCTATCACAGCAGAAGGGTCAGAAGTAGTAGATGTATATTCATCTTGACGTAAATTAGCTTCTTTGATAATAGTTCCCATGTTGCTATTAATAAAATAAGCTCCGTCCTTAGAACGAGACATCATAGTATAAAATGACTTCATATAATCAATAAGTCCAGAGACTGTATTTGTATTATACTTACTGAAGTTTACATCAATTATAGCATGTTTAAACTCAGAACCTTGAACTGATTTAGGAGTACGCATAATAATCCTACTATCTGCCATATTGGTTAGCATTTTGTAAGTAGGAGTATTCTCATCATCATACACATATCCGACTTCTCCGTCCCTTTCTAGTATTTGTCTAACGTCGTCTTCGGTAATAGCAGTGACAAATTTACTTCCATTAAGGATATTGTCTCCGTCTTGATAATAATGTAACTCCATCATGTTACTTATTGTATCTTTGACATTATTAACAGCATTAGCTTGACTCTCTGAATCAGCCATTTGTTCTGGAGTAAATGTCAACACACTCAAAGCCGCATTTACCGTAGTATTATTATCATTCTGTTGAGTATTAGTAATACGTAAGCTAATATCCAGCTTAGGAGTTCTGACCATTAAAGATTCAGATGACTTAACATTATAGACACTGATGGTAGGATTCTCATATCCATTCTGATTTAAGTCTCCTAGTGGAACAATAGTTACATTGTTCTTATGTGCCCAATTAGACAAATGTTGCATATAAAGGCTATTTACCCAGGTAGCCTCATCAATAAATACAAGCCTCGGAGTTTGAACATCGTTATACTCTATATCTTCATTGATAATGGCAGCTCTATAAGATTCCATTACTGTTCCACCAGGCGATGTAATGGGGCCAAGTTCTTCTATTGTGAACTGCTTAGACTCCTTATTATTATGTAATATATCATTAGACAGCTCTGCATAATTAGATTCTCCCAATACATGACTCATTAAATCCTCTATAGTAAACGCTTTGCCTTCACTTCCCAAAGAATTAACAAGATTGTCAACTTGTTGCTTAGTTGGACCTACCTTCCATATCTCTGCATCAGGATAGTACTTCTTAACAATGTTCTGAATTAACTTAGCAATAACAGCTGTTTTACCAGCACCACCAATACCGTCTACCATTACAGTATTCCAGTATCGTATTAACTCGCTACCATAAGTTCCTTTAGGAGTATCTATATTATTAACAGCAGCATTCATTATATCCGGATTAACTGCCATAGCTGTAGCCAAATATGCAGCATATTCTTGTGAATATAAAGGGGCATAATTAGCATCTGTCTCAACAAGGGATTCTCTTAAGTAATAATCAAAATCTGACTTCTTAAAAGCTATCATTGCATGTAATAGCATATAAACATCATAATCCTCTAAAGATTTAGTCTCCGGGCTAAATTTGGTGTTTCTTTGCTCTACCAAATTATTAATGTTGAATTGATTTCTTACATCAGAGAATAGGTCCTTCAATATAACTTGTGGAGAATCTCCAGTAGTTTGCACTATCTCCTGGAAGTTGTCATACAGTTTGTTCTGCAATGAACTAAGTTCCTTAGAGATAAGCGGATTGTCATAGCTAACATTGTCAATATCATCAAGAGTAGGGGTTGGCATAGTATCTATATCTTTAAATAGCTGCATGCCTTTATACTTAAGTTCTTTTAGGAACTGGTATCTATCCTTACCCTTTAATATATTAGCTGTCAATTTAGATATTTGTTGACCTGTTCTACCATGTTTGCTGAACTGATTAACAGCATTCATTCTGGACAACTCTTTCAAGAATGTAAGTTGCCTAGTTATTAATGCCAACTCCTCTTTCATGATTGCAGCTATATCACCTCTAATAATCCCATATTTCTCTTCCTTTGGGAAGTAGGTTTCTAAGAAGTAATTCATAGTAGCATTGTGTCCAAATGGATTATTGATGTCTAAATCAGTAGTAGAACTGGCATCAATAACAGCACTAAGCATGTCTATGATTTTGAATGCTTGGTCTATTTCCTTCTCCTTATTACCGTCCAATACGTAGTCAGATACAGAAGGGGCGTTCTCTAGTCTTCTATTCTCATCTCTTAGTAAGTCAAAGATAGTGAGTTTGCTTCCATATACAGTATTAGTAAGTTGGTCAAGGAAATCATATACTGGACTAGTTTTGATTTGTAAAATATCCTTCCTTAATTGAGCTATAGTAGCATTAGTAGGATTAGACATTACAAGACTTTCCATATCCTTAGCTGCTTGTACAAATGTCTTCTCGAAATTATTTATTCTCTCTTCGACTTTCTCCATTACTACAGGAGCGTCTTCCGAAGGGTACACGTCCCCATTGTTGTCCATGAAGTCTAAAGTGTCATAAACAAGTCTCTTTCTATGTACATCAGAATGAAGAATATTATGAATATTGTCTATAACAGTATCCAAATTATTACCGTCTATGTCTTTTAATGTTTCTAATAAGGCATCATATATAGGATGTGGTATTCTGTTCCCGTCTATATCTAAAACTGGTACATCATTTGCAATAGCTTTTAACACTACATCAAATGCTGCTTCATTAGAGATTTTGTCTCCAAGTACACTTAATAGAATCTCCTTGGTATCAGCATCCATAAATCCAAACTGCATAGCTTGTTGTATTACAGCTTGCACTCTTCCGATTACTTCTAGATTCTGAACTTCAATAGCTTGACGTCTTAGGTCTGCGTCAACTTCAGACTCACCTTCAATAGGAGAGAATCTTTCTCTTACGAACTTCTTGTTTAGTACTGGTCTAATATTCTTGTCTCTTCCTAATTTAGAAATAAGTACCTGTTCAGCATCAGCACCTTCTGGCACATCTAACTTGTCAACAGTGGCTCTTAAATCGATTAGATTATTATATGCCCATGCTTTGAACTTATAATAATCATCGTAAGTTACTGTGCCTTCTTCGAGTTTAGTAGAGAAATCTTTATTAAGCTTCTTAAATATACCATATGCTGTATCAAGAGCTTGCATCTTGTCTTGCTGTTTATAAGATGCATAATCAGACTCGTAACCTTTAACTTGTTCAGGAGCCATATCTTGGAATCTTTGTCCTGATTTAAACTCAACAAAATCCCTAAATGTTGGTGCATAGAAGAATGCATTTACACTATTATCAATAGCGAACAGCATTTGTCCAGTGTAGTATTCAGAGAATGTTCCGTCTAGGAATTTCTGTTTCTTCAAATCAAGGTCAGCCTTCTCTTGTCTTAGCCTTTGTAAGTCGTCAGCATAAGTAGTACTCTTCTTACTTTCTGTTCCAGTGTCTTGTGTATTAGACTCTAATGCGGCTATCTTTCTACGAACTTCTACAATGTCGGAAACTAAACTATTAAAATCCTGAAGCATTTTGCCATTATATCCATTCTCTATAGCTCTACCGAACTTCTGCCCGTCTGATACTTCAAAGCTAGCTAGAGCTTTCATCCTAATGTCTCCCATTACCATTTTGTCAAGGAGCTGTTCATCAGAGAAGTTTAATCCCTCTTGATTAATAACAGCGTCAAGATGCTGTAGGTAATTCTTAGTCATGGTATAGACTGCTTCGTTTTGATTGTCACTAGGAGTAGTAGGAGAGGTCCATATTGTGCCTTGGTCTGTGTCTTCTGTCTTAGTAGCAGATAGATTCTTATTACCAAGCTTGCCCTTTTTCCGCATGTCATTTAATTCTTCCATTAACTCGCTAGTTCTGCCATTTCTAATAAGGTAGATAAGTTCTTGGTTAGTTTGTTCATTAGTGGCCTTCCTATTCTGTGCAATATCTACACCATAGAAGATAGCACCACCAAGAGCTCCTCCGAAGAAGTTCATACCATATCTTTCGGCTGCATTCTCCCAAGCATCAAGTTTCTGTTTACTCTTAGTGTAACCCATTTCTTGAGCCCAGTTAAATGTAGCTTTCGATAGGTCAACTACTAATTCTTCAGACATTTCTTCCAGACCTTCACCTATAGCCTTACCTACGAATCCTGTAGTATGATTCCTGATGTCAGACCAATAATTAGAAGAATATTGTTTAGCAGTATTAAACATTTTAGCCAGCTTGTTAGGCTTAGGCATGTTACTAGTAGCAAGTTGACCCAATCCCTTATTAATTTCTCCAGTTACTTGTGAGATAGCCTTTCTGTAAGTGAGAGCGTCTCCTTTAAGCTCTGGGAAGAATAATTCACCAAGTCCAGTTCTATCAACTGCATACATGCCAGCTACTGCTCCCCATGCTATAGCTGCTGCTTCTGCTCTATCAGCTCCTTGCTCTATAGCATCTTCAAAAGTCTCAAGACCTTGCATCATAGCCATATAACCTAGAGCTGTATTAGCTGCCATTCTGTTATTTCTTTTAAGAATAGTCTCAAACGCTTTTGTACCTTTAAGCCTATTCATCTCATACAAGCTGCCTATGGCTCCTTTATATTTATCAGGATTAGAAGCCAGTAATCTAGTTGATTCCAAATCAGCAGCTTGCATTGCAGCTTTGTACTTCTTATCTGTACCTAGTAATGCATTCATGCCTTTGAAGATAGTTCTTTGCTGTCCCCACTGTAATGCCACATCGGTTACTAAATCAAAGAAATTCTCTGCTGACATCAATTTACCTTGAGAGTATTCTGATTTAGAGCCTTTAAATGTTCTACCTATACCTTGTATTAGATTAGCTGTAGGCGTATCTTCGTTCAGTCCTAGAGTAGATTTATAAATAGTGGGTAGTATATCCATTAACTGAGCACCAATCATAGCTCCTCCATATACCAAATTCACATAAGGTACAAATAAAGGTGCTAGTGAAGTCACTGTCTTCATAACAGTACCAGTAACAGACTTATCAAGTCCGTCAGAATCAAAGAAGTCATATTTATTAGCAGCAGAACCGTCTACTGTGAAACTGTCAAACATAGATTTAAACTTACGACCATAGGCTTCTCTTCCGGCTAGTGTCTCATAGTAGTAAGTTCCTTCGTCATTGTATTTAAGGTCACCTTTACTATGCTTAACTATTCTGCCAGAGTATGGGTCTTTATGCTCTCCGTCTGAATCCCATTGGGCAAGTACTAAAGGTTCTGAAAGTGATTTCAAGAAACCTAATGGGCTACCAAATAGAACGTTATCATTAGGAGTATAGTCTTCGTACTTACCAGTTTCGTAGTTAAATACCTTCTGTGTTTGTGCTAGTTCTGATGCTGTCCATTCTCTATTATCTGTGCGTCCTATTTGTGACACACCAGTCTTCAATCTATCAGGATTAAGTACCCTTCTAACATTAAAATTAATAGGTTTATCCTCTGCATCATTAGGTTTTAATTGAGAGTATGGGTCCCAATCAACGTCCTCCATGATTGTATCCTCAAATTGGTCATTGGCAAACTTTTGATAAGTAAATGCAGCACTATCATACTTTTGGTTAAATGCTACTTCATTAAACTTACCATTCTCATCCTTAAACATTTCTTGGACAAACTTACTATTCCTGTAAGTATTCTTATCTAGTAATCCAGTATTATCAGCTGTTAATCCCACATCTCTAAAATTGTCCATAGTAAATGAAGGATTCTCTAATTGAGCTACAAACCAATCATTAGGTTTCTTTATATCATTCATATCAATTATTTAATATTTTAGATGTACTTGGAGTCATAAATGAGTCTAATTTAGCTGCTCTAGCTGCCCTTCCTTTTAGGATTGTCATATCTCCCCAGTCAGCAGGTACAGTAGGATTCTCGCCAGCGACGTTAAGAGCTAATCCAGCACTCTCTCTTAGTGGCATATAAGCAACTGTTTTATATATGTCATCATAAGGTTTCATTCCAAGTGTTCCTTTAAATAAGTTCTCTATATCATCAGGGTCAACATTAGGCATACTTCTGATATTAGTCATATAACCTTCCCCTGCCCTATCTACATCAATTGCACCTTTCTTGCTACCAAACCATGGGTCTTCCCCGCTAGCATATACGTTAGTCATTAAGAAAGGACGGAATTTAGATTTGTCCCAAACTAGTCTTCCGTTAGCATCTTGCACCATATATCCTTCTAAGTCATGCTTCATAAGTATGCTCTGCACTTCATCAGCACTTATATTAGCTCCTCTGGATTCTATTTCTTTTTGAGCTTCGATGAATCTAGGCATAAGTTCAAAGTCTGGAGCTATACTGCCGTTTTGGTCATATGTGTATGGTAGAACTGCCCTTGCAAGTTGAGTTCCGTCATATAGCACCTGCCCAAATTTAGAAGAATCGACTTTCTGATTGCCTAAATGAATGCTATTGCTGTCAACAATACCTCCAATTCCAGACATTAGTAATGACTCTAATGAGCCTTTAGCAACTAAGTTACCGTCTTGTCCTTGTGGTGTACCATAAAATACAGCATCCGCTTCCATTTGGTAACCTTGTCCGGGATTAAGTATGTATTTACCAGCATCTCCATTCTCCCCCATGTAATAAGACATAATAGGTTTAATCTGCATAGTCTTATTAGATTTAGAGCCAGATTCAGATGCTCCCTCTGTGGCATTCTTATCATAATCTACTTTAATAGAATAGTCAGAATCAATTCCAGATGAAATCATACCAGCCAGTAATTCATATGCACCTTTAGTAGGGTCCAATCCAGACAATGCAGCCTTACCTCTTAGTAAAGCCTTTGCATTATTAGGCATGGTAGACAGCAAGTAAGTAAGAGCTACTCTAGCCTTCTTTGATTGGTCAGTATTACTTTCTGTAATTTTATACACTCCGTCCTGTCCAGCAGCTAGTAATTCGTCTATTCCCTCCTTTATATCTTTACCTTTCTTAGTTTTAAAGAACTCTTTAGAAGTGCTATCCTTACCTATTTTACCAATGAGGTCCCATACTGTCTTATTAATACTATCCATGCTGACTCCATTAGCAATTACAGTTGATATATTATTAGCATACGGCAATTTATTAGCTCGTAGGTCAGCCAGGTCTGCATTAGTAAGAACTCTATCACCTTGCTCTAGAGTTGCTTTAGTAGTAATTCCGTCCTCTCCCATCACATAATATCTACCGTCAGTAGTAATCGCCATTTCACCAAAGGAGCCATTCTTCTGTGACTCTGCTATAGCATCTTTTAGTTGAGTTTTGCCCTCTCTAAGTCTTGCCATTAGTTGAAGAGTTCTTCTATAAGCTGTGGCAGTTTGATTTGGATTGAATGGGTTGTTCTGACTACTGAATAGATTACCTATTTCTTCAGCCACTGCATCAGTGTCGCTAATAAGACCCTCTTTATACAGAGCAGTAATCAATGATTTGTCTATACCTCCTATTGTATTCTTATCTGCTTCTGCATTGCTGCTCATTGCTCCTTCAACATAGGGAGCCGTAGGTTGCGGTTGAGGAACGTTAGTATAGCTAACAAAGGCGGGAATACCCCCGCCCTGTAGCTTCTGTATTTTATTTATTATTTCCATGACATTCCTTTCTTAATTAGTTCAGAAGTTAATGAAGACATATGTTTAATCATATCAGCATGTTGCTTCTTCGCTGCCATTATGTCTTTATGGAATTGCTTATTATCTGCTAGCATTCTTCTGTTGAAATCCTTAGCTCTTTGAATTATAATCCTTTCCTGGGCTGTCAACCTTCCACCCTTAGCATAAGTATATGGGGTATTAGGAGAAGGAGTAGTTCTTTGGAACATCCAAGGCATTCCAACATTATTTCTAGAATAATTAAGCATATCTGTATTGTACTGTCTTAATAATTGTTGCTGTTTAGCTGTATCCCCAGCTTGAACTGCTGCATCATATTGTGGCTGCATTGTAGATAGTAACCCCTGCCTATAAGATTCAGCATCGTATTGTTTACGAGCTGCTCTATTCTGTCTGAATTGATTTTCAATGCCAGATAGGTAAGGATTAATAACTTGCTGATAATTAGCTGTAGTCTTAGCAGAATCAATTTGCGCCTTAGCAGCATCAATTTGTAGCATCGAAGCTCTATTTCTATTGGCAACATCAGTTCTTCTAGCTTTAGCAGCATCCGACTCTTGTTGAGCCATCATTCTTGTCTTATAGAACATATCAGCATCAGCCATATCTCCTCGGAATCTTATATCACCAGCTTTGTTCTGTGCTTCTAATTCTCCAGCAAGCTGAAGCGATGCATCAGAAGTTCTAGGTCTAGCGGCAAGAGATGTCAAATTAGAAGCTTGCCTATCAGCAGATGCTTTAGCAAAGTAGTTACCAGTAATGGGTACAGTGTTCTCATATGTATCTATTAGTAATGGTTTTAATCCAGCTTTGTACTGTTCAGCTGCCTTGTTATTAGTTGCCAATCCTCCAACCATTCTGCCTAATGCTATCACATCCTCTGGCAATACACTAAAACCTCCTAAACCTTTCTTTTCACCTCCAGCTGCTCCGCGTACAGTACCGTCTCCGGCAGCTTTCTGTGACCTTTTAGCATCTCTAATTTGCTTCTTAGTAGGATTACTACCCATAGCTGGAACTGGAGATTCTAGTTTAGTTGGCATAGCTGGTTGTGGATTTCCACTAGTAATACCTGCTGCCTTAGCTTTAGGCATAAAATTCAACATCCCGGTGTCTAAATTCTTAACAACATCAATATTATCATTAACTCCAGCTCTAACTTTAGCTAGATTATCAGCACTGATATTGTTAGTTCCTAGATGTCTTAACCAAGTTTGGTCTCCTGCATATCCGTCAGCAGTCCATTGAGTACCCTTGTCAGAACTTCCACCTCTACCTGTTATTCTACCAGATTTAACCAGACTAGCCATAGTTCCAGTATTCACTTTAGTATTAGTATTAAAGTTAGTCTGATAGTTAGCTACGTTCTGATTATAAGATAATCTAGAAGCCCCAGGCTTAGTAGCAGTAAATCCAAGATTACTGTAATCTCTTTGCATATTATTGTATGTACTAGCATTTGCTGGGTTAATCATGCCTAATGTGTCGTTGTAACCAGCACTTCCTAAGACGTCTGTGTTCCAATTCAAATCATTAGCAGATTGTACATTACGTATAGCTTTACCTCCTTGATATTTAGGAATTAACACTCCTCCGTTAGCTTTCTTAGTAACTCTGTCATCCTTAGACTTCTTCTTAGTCTTAGGTTTAGATTGCTTCTTAGGAAGTTCTCTTTTAACATGAGCAGTACTACGTTTGGGCGGATTAACTAATTCCCATAAGTATCTGGCATTCTTATCGGTAATCTTATTAGTAGGAGTAACAGTAATTTCAGTTGGAGTTGGTGGAGTATACACATTCCTTCTAGGAGTTACATCCTCATATCCAAAATCCTTTTTATTCTTAACTGCTTCATCCCATACTTTATTGTACTCACGTTCAGCTACTGGTTGGAATACTTCTCTGTAAGTCCTTTCCTTATTAGCTCTGGCTGCTCCAGCTAATGGTTGTTTAGGTGAAGGTTGATTAGTAGCCCATGCAGTCAAAGCTTCATTTCTAGCTTTTTGAGCTTCTCTAGCTTCAGCCTGCTTATTAAGCCTTTCATTCCTAATAGCTTCATTACGTCTGTTTCTATCTCCTGTGGCTCTAGTTTGTGCCAGCTTGTTTGGGTCAGTAATGTCTACAACTTGTCTTGACTTACCATCTCCCATGTAAAATACCCTGTTAGACGGAGTTACTTGATTAGGGGCAGGTAACGCCAACAGCTCTGAAGGCTTAGCTTGACCTTTATTAAGATTTCTGTATTTGAAAGAGTTGTACCATTGAGCTGGCTTATCAAGACCAGGAATAGATATAACTCCAGTTTGCATTCTTTTAACTATTCCCTTCTCTGAATCTGAATAGACTAGAGGCACTTCGATATCACCTTTAGTAGTGCTGACTATTTTAGTTTTGTTGAAGTTGTATTCTGGTCTTACTACAGAATTGGGCAAACTAGTTATAAACGGATTGTGCCATGAGAAATTAACTTGACGACCTAATCTATCATCACTCTTAGTAATCTTCTGGAAAGCTGCCTGTTGGTCTTTGAGTTTACCATGACTAGCTATCTCGTCCAACTGCGCTCCAGTGACAGTGTATTCTTTACCAGTAGCGCTAGTTATTACATGATTTCCAGTAGCAGCAGCATTTCTAAGCTGTTTAGATTGTATTTGGCGTTTAACCCCTTTACCACCCCCAACTACAACTTTTATTAGTTCAGCCAAGTTTCTATAATCATCTACGGAAAGGTCTTTTGGGTTAGTAGCCAACTTTCTAGCTGATTCTATACCAGGGCCTGTATAGTTTATTGCAGCTGCTGCCGATAATAGTCTTGGAGTCCATTTTATAAGATTCTTGACTACCTTACTACCTTTAGCTGCCGCACCCAGTCCGGGAATTAATCCAACTGTATCTAAACCTAAATTCATAGCTAGACGTCCTGCATCTCCCCAGTCAAGACCATCTTGGCCCCAATCAGCTCCAAAATTGGCTAGTGTTCCAGCATAACCTACTACTCCAGCTCCAGGTATCATAGATATTAAATCAGCACCTATAGCCCCAAGCCTTGCATAATCAGAAGCAGTAAATCCAGTATCTGCTGGCTTTCTGCTATCATTAACGGCTTGTTGTGGAGATTTGCCAGATGCTACAGATTGTTCTACTTTAGCTTCCTTGTCAGCTTGACGTTTAGCATCTCTCTCCCTAATAGCTTTAAGTATTTCAGCATTAGCAGCTTCCCTATTAAACCCTATGCTTCCTCCCTGTTGGAAATATGAACCTCCCCGCTTTGGTACTCTAGGAGCAACTCTAGGTTTTGAACTATCAGTAGGATTCTCATAATGAGCATAGGCTATCTGTTGCAACGCAGGTATATCTAGCATAGATACTTCCTTGTACTGTTTAGTTTCAGGATTATATGCTATACTAGTATAATTATTGAAATCATATGTAGTGGGCACTGCTACAAAGCCATCGCCTATGTCTGGGAACTGTGACCTCATGACACTTAAGGCAGCATCCATATTATTAACTATATGCTGTCCGTTGTCTGGTCTAAATGAAGTTCTTCCTAATACATTGGTAAAGTAATTTGCCATGTCTGGTTGACCTTTCAAGTAATCCAGTAAGTTGTCAATATTGTAATTAGGATTAACATTGCCGAAATGTCCTGACATGGAAGATTTAAACGGATTATTCTTTCTATAATCCTCAAAGTATTTCTTAGTAGCTTCAGTCTTCAGTTCAGCCTTGTTAGTATCTATTATTTCTTTCTCCTTATTAGCTTGGTCTCTTAGACCTTTCTCTACATAGGCGTTAATTGCTTCGTCTCCTAATATTCCTTTACTTTTGGCATCTGCTATTAAGGACTCCCTGTAAGCATCTATCAAGTTTACATCATTACCTCCTTTAGAGACTTCGTCATTTAAATAAGTACCTAAATCTCCATAGCCCATAGCGGCAGAGAATTTTAGGTCTTCAGGGTCATATTTATTGTCTTCTAGAGCTTTTAACAGGTTAGAGCTTCTCTCTATCCAATTCTCTCTAGTTCCGAATACATCTTTGTTATATTCTGCTTCTGGATTATTAATGAAATCATTATGACTAGATTGTATTGCTTGTCTTAGGAATCCTAAGCGGTCTTGTGAATTAAACTTCCTCCATAGACTATCATCCCAGTTTCCTCCCATAGCTATATTAGCTAGTCTTTGTTTAAATGAAATTGGAGCTGCCTTAGTTTGAGGTTTCTCTTCAACCTGTGCCTTATAGGGACTCATACCTTTAATATAGCTTAATGCATAATCACCAACTCTGTTGAATGCATTATTCTCTGTATTCTTAGTACCTAATCCTAGAAATTTCTTGTCATATTTACCAGTACTACTCATTTGCCCAGAAGCATCTGTAAAGGTTCCGTCTCCATTCATAGTCACAGTCCCGGACTTAAGACCCTCTATGAATTGACCAGCAGCCTTTCTGAATTGGTCAGCTTTGTCCCCTTTTAGTCCGTTATTCTGTATATAGGTGTCAATGTTTCTATATAAGCCAGATACTAAATCTGATTTGTTATATTTGTTAACATCTTTCCACTCAAACAGCTCTGGTTCTTGTGAGGACTTGCCACCAGTTTGATACTTTCTTATTGCTTGTGACATATCGTATTATAAACTAAGAAAGGGACATATACTGTTTGATATATGCCCCTTTCTAACTTGTTAAATGATTATCTAACTCTTCTAAGTTTAGAACCATTTCTTGCAAAGGTTGGTTCCTCTTGAGGAGCTTCTCCAGGTCCCATACCTCCCTGTGCTGCCGACATAAGAGTCTGACATACAGCTAGAGCTGCTTCGCAGTTACCTGTTTGCACTGCCTGTGCTGCCACTTGAAGAATCTGTTCCATAGGATTACCTGCTTGTGCTCCTTCCGGTGCTCCGCCTTCCATTGGTGCTCCTTCAGCAGGTGCGCCTCCTGCTGCGGGGTCTTGTGGTACAGGAGCTGCACCACCCTGTTGAAATCGTGAAATTTTAGATTGAATTTTCATGTTAATTACTATTTAACGTTAAACATTAACTTTCCCACAAAGTTAGTTATACTTAACGATATTACCAAATTAATCTTTTGTTTCTACATATTCAGGCTCACGTTCATCTTGCTGTTTTAAATAGGTAAACATCTTCTTCCCGAGTGCCTTATAATCTCTATCTGCCTTAGATTTATCTGCTCTCTTAGCCATACGAATAAGAGTTTTAGTATTCTTTCTACTAAAGATTCTCTCTCCTCCATTTAATTCCATTTGAGTGGAACCATCGGGAGCTATAACCTTCATAGTTGGTACTTCATCATCGTCATCTATGTCAAGCTCATCTCCTTCCTTAATTCCAGAACCTTGATTTACTTCTAATACAAACTGCACATCGTCTTCTTCAGCAATAGTTTCATCGTGCGGTTGTCCCTTATAAACTGATATTACTTCAAAATCTTCGTCAATAAATATTATATCAAGTGGAATGTCAGTATCTTGCATCCAGAAACCAACTGTTTGAGGTTCATCATATATGAACAGCATACCTTCATCTTCAGCAAGCTCTTTCTTGCCTTGCAATCCTTTGGTCTTCTCCTCATCTGTTTGAGCTACCTCTACATTATACTTCTTATCGCCAATTTCTATTCTCATTCTACTACCTCCATTAGACCTGTATTGTCAACAGTGTTATTAATAATTTCATGTGCAAGTAATTTGCCAGCTTCTATAGCCGCGTCATCGCTTCCGTCCTTCATAAGTTCTTCTAGTTTCTTAGTGACTTCTAACCTGAAGATGATTTCATTACGCTCAATTTCAGCATGTTGCTTCAATTTACCACCTTCCTCTTCCGTTACTACAGGTATTCCTTTACTAGTTACTTGTTCATACTCTGGACTAATATCCTCCAAATGATGCTTGTGTGCATGTAATGCTCCGTCTGGAATTACATTGACTGTACCTCCCTCTGCGAACTTCTTTGGAACATATTTATAATAATCTCCAGACATATCTAAATCATAAGCGTTTCTGAACTTTATTGCTTCTGGGTCTTTAGAATTATACCACTCTAATTCATATTTAAGAGTTGGATGATTCTTAGCCTTCATAAATTCATAGATACCTGTTTTAGGATTTAGATAGACAGAGTTTAGGTGATTCTTCCCATTCCTTAAATCTTCTACACTAGATGTTCTCCAGGCCTCTAATTCCTCCTTAGGAGCTAACTCAAAGGCCCTTCTAAGATTATATGAAGTAGTATCGTTTCTATCAGAAGGAACAGTTTCATACCAAGACTCAAATGTTATCTTAGGAGCCGCTCCTGTAATTCCGTCTACCTTACCTCCCTTTTGAAGCTTATTAACTTCTCTAGCTTTATTAAGAACTTCTCTAGCCCATTGTGATTCAGCATCTAGTATCTTCATTCCGTTTCTACCAACTGCCATATTTCTATAACCTCCACTAAGTGCTAGTTCGTTTCTAAGACCAATTCCACTATAATTAGAAGCTGCAAATGCATCTTGTGCTTCTTGATTAATATCAGATACCAAATTCTGCTGCCGTTTAGCTTCTGCTATTTGTGCATTAGCTTTACGTCTAGCCTTACCACTGAAGGCTCCGTACTTCTTACCACTTTTGGTGAGAGCATCATCTACCTTAGCCATTGAACCTCCATAAGCTGAACCTTGCTGTTCCCAGGTTTCGTTATCTTTATAAATAGTATCAGCCTTCTTAGCTCCGAAAGCATTTACTAACCCCATTGGAGTTAACTTCATAAATTTACTATCAAGAATCTTATCAGTAGTAGTCATTTGGTCGGTTCCTACTCCTAAAGCTGTAAGTCCATCTGACAACATACCACCAATCTTCATTGCCCCTCCAACGATAGTTCCTACTCCAGGTACACTAGAAATCATATTAGCTGCTGCATCATATCCCTGATTTAAGCCAGTAGTAAGTGCTGATTGCTCCTTCTTCGGAATAAAACTGCCAATCATATCAGCATAGCCTCCTGCCTTAGACATGGTGTTACCGATATTTGCTTTACTAAACAGCCCTCCACCAGGTTTAACAGTACTTCCAGCAGTTCCAGTTGCCATATTAGCAGCTGATTTAGATAATCCATTGACAGCTTTATTAGTATTAGCATTCATTAGTAATGCCTTAGAAGCCATGTCACCACTAGCCGCACCAGCTTGTAATAAAGGATTATTGGCGGGAGAGAATTTATCGAAGTTAGCGGATTGTAATCCAGTCATTGCTGTATAGAGGTCGCTACTAGACTGTAGGGGAGTTATACTCCCCATACCTTGTCTTAATAGCGAATTTCCCCATTGGAATTTCATAATTTTACGCATAACTTATTGTATATAATGTCTTTAATGCTGTTATTATTGCTAACTCTTCGCCAGTATATCTTACTCTAATCTTGATGTATTTGTCTCTAAGTCTTGCTTCCTTCCTACCACTCCACCAATCAGATGTGTCTATATCTTCAGGTCCATATCCTAAGTCTATTAAATCTTGAGGCATATAGTCTTCCACAGGAGTTTCTGAAGTTATATCAAATCCTTTTAAGTCGTTTGGTATAGGAGAATTACCTACAGAGATAGGAACCTTATCTATAGTTTCCTTAGTAAGTTTTGCTGTATTCCATGCTGGCTCGTTTCGCTGTACAAAGATAATAGGATTAATTTGAATATTCCAAACATCTCCTTGATAATTCATATTTCCTCTTAATCTTCCAATTCTTGGGTCTTTAATATCAGCAGCCTTAGCATGAGTCCAGACTCTAAACTCATCTAGCTTCTCATTATAAACTATTTCAGAACCTGACAGATTAACATAATCCTTATTAGGAGCAGTCTTACCTTTGTAGTAATCCTCAATCTCATTAAATGTATCTACTCTAGCATAGTATAATGGGAACATTGTAGATTTCACTTTCTGTCCAGTGGGTTTCCAGTTTCTAAGAATGTCTCTTTGCTTACCTCTTAGGTCTAAGAAATTCCTGTTGTACAGTATATCAGAACCATTATATTGATAGAAGTCTTTAGTAGCTTCTTGTCTTATATACATGTTCTTCTTGTCCTCATGGAACTCATAGCTCTCACCTACTACTTCATAATGGAATGAGTCCGGAACAGCCTTGTTACTTACAATTTGCAAGTTCTCGAATATTTTATGTGTAGCTGGGTTGTCAACTACTACAAATTCATACTCAAATGGATGTTGCTTACCATACCAATAACATGGTTTAATCTTGTCCTTAATATCAATGATTCCAGACTGACCATGTTTCCAGAAGTCTGTTGTTAAGTTAGGCAGCTTTTTATCATCTTCGGTAAGTCCAGGATTGTTCACTACTCTATCAGAAGTAATAGCGACTACAGACTGATAATAACCATAATTGGTAGTAGAGTAACTATTCCATCCATTAATATACTGTTTTATATTATTATCTGTTCCAGAGTATCTATCTATTACTATACTTACTTTAATATTAAGCAACCACACAGGCTTAGAAGTTAATTCGTCATAAGTACCTAAATAAGTTAATATTCCATCCTCAGAAACACTGAACTGTTCACAATTCTTAAAGTTGTCTCTTTCTAGGCTGTACCTGTAGTAAACTGCTGGTAAACCTGTGTTGTATTCATTCGGAATTGGTCTATTAACAAGACTCAATTTGGTAGATTTCATATTTTCAGTAAATATAACAGAGTCAGCCACAATTCCATCAGCACTGGTTGAATTTATATTAGATAGTGCTAATTTACTTATCCATTTAGAGGTATCTCTATTAAAGCTAAAATGAATGTTGTCAATGTTAGCTGAATAGGAAGGAATCCAAGAGTAAAATGTTACAAACTTCTGCATAACCTCATTATAACAGATGTTCCAAGCCTTCTCTTCAAATCCATATAAATTATCATAGAAAGTGAACATAACATCTTGTTTGAATGCATTATAATGACCCTTAACGTTTCTAACACCTATTACCGGGGTAAGCTCTCTTTCACTTAGTGTAATATTCTCATTTAAGAACTCCTGTATCTTAAAATCAGATATAATTTCAAACTGGTCTCCATTAGTTCTCCAAATCTTCTTTCCAACTGTGTCCACTCCATAAACGAAATACGGGGTCTGTACGACACTTTCCGGCCACTGAGTACCATAGGTATCCGACAGCATCTTTGGATTCTCTGGGAGTACGTTAGAGGTGTTAATGAAGACATTTCCGCCTGAACCTTCACCTGCTACGGCACGTTCATTAACTGGAATTAACGCTATACCGTGTTCGAATATACAGAGGATATTACCAAACAGCTCAACTAGTTTCATAATTCCTCCATATATTCTAGGATAGTCTCTATAGTGAGTAAACTGAAATACTCTATATCCATTCTTGAAGGCATCTGTAATTGCTAGGTCAGAATAAGCTATTCTAGTATCAAATCTGTTCTTTATATAGGGAACATCTGGTAATGTAAAGAAGTTCTTATCGCTAGTTGTACTACTCAATCCACTGTTAATGATAGATGCCTCAGGTATTTTATAATTTCCAGATGTACTCATTTCTTGTAATGGATAGAACCCTCTCTTTAATCCGGTCAAGCCTTCCTCGGTAGGATAACTTGGGTCTAGAGACCTAAGAGATAAATTAACAGAAGAGCATAATTTAAATGTAATCCAACTGCCTAATTGAACCGCATTTATATCTCCTCTGTTTATATCTGCTAACTTCTCCGTATTCTCTACATCATAATTGTCCTTCCAAGTATTTTCATCCACAATTTCGTCATTTATAGGAGCAGACGGGTCTTGGAAATTTCTATTTAGTCTGTGAGTGTAATTGCATATATAGCAATCTCCCCTGTAGCATACTGTAGAATAAGCATGTATGTCACTTTGCTCTACTACGTCATAAGTCTCGCTTACTGTATCAAAACCAACTCTGTCTGATATGGCGTAATAAGGGGAGACGTCCTCATATCTTATCTTAAAGTAGTCAGACATGTTACCTATGGAATAACCAGGAATGTATATATTGATTATTCGTCCTACACTAGGAGTCCCCACTATTCCAATATATGATGAATATGAACCCCTGACTAGATTGGTTGCCTCATTATTTTTGTTCTCTATGCCTAAGTATCTAAATTTATATCCCTCCTCTGCTTCTCCAGCTCTAGCTCTGAAAGAATAGTCTTCTATAGCTATTATGGGAGTATTATCAGGTATTCCGACTATTTTAGCATCCATCTCCTTTACAGAAGTATTATAAGTATAAGCATCAACATAATAACTTCTAGATTCGTAGGTACTCCTGGTTAATCCGGCACTAGCTGGGATTACTCTACTTTCTTTAATAGGAAATGATGTTCCCGTGAACAAGGTGTTAAAATAGGATTGTTTTAAACTATATTCAGGACATATTCCAGCTCTAGACCACGTTGTATTCTCATTGTAACCTTCTAACGTATACAACCTACTTAAATAGCTACTGTTTATGCCCTTGTTATTATCTAAGAATCTTTCTGCCACCACTGAATATTGAGGATTACTGTTTACGTTTAACACATTGATTCCAGGAACTTCTGCTTTGGCTATCAAGGGTAATACATATGCTTGAGCTAATATAGTAGGTATTCTCTTTTGTCTAACTATAAAGAATCCTCGTACCTTACCTTTTAAATAGTTGACTACATCTATTGGTATAAACATTCCTAAGCCGTAAACTTTATGGGACCCAGTACTAAGATTAGAATTTATTCTAATCACTCCCTTACTATTCTCTATATATCTAGAATCCTCAAGTTCGTAAGTAGATTCATCTACTTCTAAGTATTGACGTTCCCCAGAATCATCTAATATAGAATAGTTTGATAAGGAGTACTTATCAAATAAAGTATTTATGTCTGGTAATCCGTTTATGCCTCGAATATTAAACACAGGAGACAATGAGCCATCAAACATTATATATACTATTCCAAGTCTGTATATCTCTTCATCCCAATAGCCTAAATGGTAGTAAATATTCTTAGTATTATAATATTCAAATGCAGTAATGGAATCAGAAACATCTCCATATTGAGGGGACACTTCACCTATAAGAGAATGGGCATCAGAAACTTCTAGATAAGGCAATATTCTAAGACTTATATCAGACAAGTCGGAGTATAGCATATCTGGTTTATTATAATTACCTAGAAATAGCATATTCTGGCAAGCCGCTTGTGCCTTAGCTTTGTCTGCTATTAAATACTGCATATTAATTTCAGACAATGGTATATCTTGTCCAGCTTCATTACCCGTTATTATTAAATTACAGGTGCGATTCTTGACAGGATACTTCTTAGAAATTCTAAATGCAGTAGTAATCTCATTACCGTCTACATCCGATGTAGACCTAGTATAATAGACTTTTATATAGTCATAACTATCATCTACATCAGATATTAACAAACTTATGGATTTGTTGGCAATCATATCCCTAAGTCCTCCGTTTATAGAGAAAGGGTCCCTATCCAACCCTTGGAAACATGATATTATTCCGGACTCAGCAACGAAGTCTGTTTCGTTATCATCTGCGTCTGCATATTTGAGATAGACTACATAATTACCAACTTTCAAATTACCATATGGAAGAACCTCGTTAAACGTTAAAGAAGGTATGTTATTTACTCTTTTATAAAGTGATGTATCTAAATCAAATTGAGAATCGTCATACAAATTGGTATCATTGTTACCAATTCTATCTACAATTTCGTATGTGTTGTTTTGTAGCACAGAGAATCTAGTGTTGATTAGTCTTGGTATATTCTTGTTATCATTTAATATAAGATTTACAGAACCGTCATATGACTCTTGTGCAATAATATCTACAGGGTGGTTTAAGCTGAATTGAAGTGATTCAGTATCTAAATCTAATATACTTCCACCTTCCACAACAACATCGTTCGGATTGAATCCATCCTGACCAGATACTTTACCCTTACTATCAGTATCTCTGGTTATTCTATAATTATGTAGAGGATTATATTCATAGACTATGTTGCCCTCAGGTTTTATTTGCCCTAGGAAGTATGAGAAAGCTAAAGTATCGAAGTTCAAGGAGTAATTATTAAATAATCCGTTCTCTAAAGTAGTCATAATATTTAGCTTAATGTGCCCCAGTTGTTACCACTACCTTTGTCTAGCTCTATCTCTACAACAGGGAAGCCTGCAAAATGCACGGATATATCACCGTCTCTGAAACTATCCCTATACACTGCAAAGTCCTTAGTGGTGGCAGACGTAGAATTTACTAACAAAGTTCCATCTTTTAATTTCAGGTTTCTGACTTTAGCCGCTCCTGTAGTTGACTGTTCTATTGGAATTATCCTGTCTACAGCTTCACCGTAGTAGATACGTCCTCCTATAAATGGATTACCAGTTCCGTCCAAAATAAAGAAAGTGTCGTCTCTGCTTAGAACCCCTACATTAGAGCTAACACTATCAGATTTAGCATTCTTATCCAATTCAGCATACACACTCTCCATACTTAGGGCTGTCATTGGCGTGGATAATGTGTAAGGAATAGTAGATTCATAAGTGGTCCCATCCACTTTATTATACCCAGAATCTGATTTTACATAAAATGTCATTAGATTTATATAGCTTTCCTTATCCTCTATTTTGAACAAATCTAGGAAGTCACTTATAGACGTTGTATTAACATCGTTACCATTAACCTGCAACAAAGATTTAGTACTTATGTTCCTTTTGCATGAAACGTCGTAAGCTAGAGTTATTTTAACGTCTGGATTATATAAATAATCATTTGGATTATAAATCCAGTAACTTTGCACAGTAGAATCACTGGTTTGGATGTAAACATCTCTAAACGTTTCATATACTATATTCGCCATTTCATTATTAATAAACAAACTGTCGCCGCCACTCTCTCCTGGATTTCTATATGCAAAGTCTTTAACCCAAGCATAAGTCGTACCAGTGTACCATAGAAGCATTTGGAATGAGCCTAATGATTTATCACTGACTAATCCCCCAACATGTGTAGCATCTTGACTCCCTGGATATTTGTAACCCTTATTGTTAAATTCACTGATAGTTCCAAATATTACACATGGTGGATACCTTTTAAAAGCGGACCATACTGCCCCCATAAAATTATCCCAATAGCTTCTGAAGTCTTGACGTGTACCACTATTTTTGTCAGTGTATATTTGTGAATTAATAGAACTAGGTTCTCCAGTAGGAGAGTATCTATTAATTGTGTCTAGGTATATTCTTCTACGTTCGTTTTTACTATACACATGAACTCCAAATTCTGAACTACTGTAATAAGCTCCAGTACTCTTCTTATTCATGTTGGTCCCAAATACTTGACTCATGTCGCTTACAAAGGATTTATAGATATTAGAATAGGTTATGGGTTTAGGAGTAGGGTCTTTAGCAGCTACTAATTCAGAAATAACAGCTCCATTAACTCCAATCTTATCTCCCTCAACCTCTATAGAATACTTATGACTATTATAATCAGGTCGTGCTTCAACTAATGGCAATCGTTCAAAATCAGAATCTACTATATAATCATCAGGCTTAGCTCCATTGCCTTCCAGAAAGTAGTCCTCATGTGTAGTCCTGGCTTCATCAGAATCTACTAAATATTTAGTATCAATTGATGATACATTCAACTCGAATGGATATTTAGCCTCTGTTGCTATCTTATGGCTTTCTATCATAGTATACGAATAGTTATACAGAGTCACTGCTTTTACATCAAACTCACTTAGAGGTCTATTGGACAACGGAAATAAATCTGCACCATCTTTTACTAATGCTCCTACTTTCCTGGTATACGTATTACTGTAGGTAGTATCTAATTGTAATGAATTGTACTTTTTAATTAAAGTATCATCAAATCTGTTATAGTCTAGCTGTGTATTATCTATGTAAGCTTCATTGTACAAAGGAGAAGCTACGAGCCATCTAAATTCGGAGTCTGGGTCCACTTCTGTAACATTCCCTTTTGTTATAGTCTTTTGTATCTCAACCAAATAGATGTTATTAGGCTCTAAAACATCCCCGAATCTTAGAACCTCTGTAAATACTCCGTTATAATTCCTTTTAGCTGGCACAACATACTCGGATGTAGGCATATCTGGTCTGCCGTCTGGAAATCTATAAAATTTAAACTTAATTTCATTTATAGAGGTGCCTTCCACTAAATAAGCTTCCAGTCCCCAAGTCAATATAATTGACATATCATTGTAGTAATACCTCCAGGTATTTAGCTGAATTATACCGGAGCCTATCTTGGATAAATCCATAGCCCCATTGATGCTTAATCCTTGAAGCCTACTATATGTCATACATGGAGTAACAGTATAGCTTATTAAATTCCCAGTTACGTCACTTAAGTTAACCTGAACTGCTTGTTCTCTGGTATATTGCTTTGATTCTAGGCTGTAAACTGGAGCTTTGTCTGAGTTATCAAAGTTAACGTGGCCTTGAAGAGTAGCCTTGCTAGAATCAATCATAAAGAACTCACATCCCTGAATTACATTTTGATGAGAACCGAAATCTTTTGCCTCTCCGTAGTATGAATTATAATACTCTATAACCTCATCATAATTATATGGCTTATTGTCCTCATAATACCCATCTGGACAATTATACTTGTATGTTAAATCATATATTAGTGTATACTTGGAACCAGAGGGCATAACTATGCCAGATTGATTAGGAACTTCATATTCAATATTCATATCCGTTTCTTCAGGTCTTACATATCCAGTCACCGCTACATCTATTGAATCTATAGTATTCAAGGTAGCTATTAAAGTTAAAGAGCCTGATAACTTGTTATTGTATACATTTGCTGGATACGCCTTTCTATATTCATCCACATTAGATGAGTAATCCTCTGCCACAGTTTGTATATAATATCCCGCATTAGTTTTATAAAGTGGGGCATCACTTTCGCTGAATACTATAGTTTTATTATCCTCATCAAATCTCTTTAATTGTTCTGTAATATCCCTAAGATATCCATTAGAATCACTTACAGCAAGAGTTAAAGTCATCAATTTGTTTTTAGGAGAATCGGGCTTGTTACTTGATGTATTAAAGCAATTTGATAGGTATGTCCTAAGTATTTTAGTGTCTATTTGACTCCCCTTAGATGCATCTAGCATAATAGTAAATTTGTCTCCTGACCTTATAATTGTGCCTTCAGGGAATATGTTTATTTTAGATACAAAAGTGTCTAAAATTCCATTAGACAGCGCTCCAAATGAACTGGGAGTAAGCACACTCTGTGCCCCTTGAATTTCGTTACTACTAATATTACGCTCTGGAGACGGGAATGAGCCAATCTGACCCTTATTAGTAAGAGGATTATATGACGCAACATATATTATTCCTCCATATTCTTTAATTCCAACTGGAACATAGCCTGAAGGTAAATAGGCAGTTTCAACTCTACCATTACCCATATCATTCTGAAGCACAAATTCATTACCATTATAAGTAATCATAGTAGCATTCAGAGCACTTGTAAGTACATTGTTAGGAGTGGTTAATGGATTTAGGTCCATTATTATTCCTTCTCCAAAGGTATTTGTTGCTTCTTGTTTCATTGTTATAAATATTCATAATTGTCGTTACTTACTAAGATGTCTTCAAACTTAGCATTTCTATCTCTTGTGAACGCTATCTCTGGATACTCACATTTAAGTACTTCTTTCTTATAGGAGAATCCTAAATCTACAAGTCCTTTGAATTTTATAATACAAGGACTGCCAGAGAATGATAGTTTACACTCATCTAGAATCTTAAACACCTTCTTATTATTGAAGGTGTAATATTTCCTCTTCCTGCCTTTCTTATTAAAAGATTCTAGTAGTTCTTCATATTCTTCATTGGTTAAGGCTACATAGTAGTACCCGTCCCATTGAATCTTCTTTCTAGTATACATCACTCTCAACTTGTTCTGCATCTTTCTCCTGTAATATCTAAAATGCTTAATAGGATTCTTAGTTAACTCCCCTATATATAACCAATATTTATATTTATGGCTATTAAGGATTGTATCTCCTCCTCTTTGGTTTAAGAAGTATATTTGTCTCCAGCCATATCTAACAATAATTTCTATGTCATGCTTACTAAGATATGGAAATTCCTTCATTATTTCGTCTGTATAATCAGTAAACTTCTTAGTAGTATTGCATTCCATTGTTAGTATTCTCTGTGATTACGTTCTTATTAACAGGGTCTAGATAAGCCATCTTCTCCCTTTGTATCTCTTGATTCTTGTAAGTTAATACCATTCTATATCCGCAGAAATCAGAAGCTAGAAAGTCTACATCTTTCCACTTACCAAATCGTCTAGCTTCGGTAAATTCATTACCAGAAACTCTCTTCATGTATAACCAGGCATTTCTTCCTAAAGTTGGAAGCTCAAATCTATTGTTTCTATGTATAATATCATCAATTACTAGCTTAACTGCGTATTTAAACACTTGCTTAGCAATTACTTCTTTATGTCTATTACCTATTAATTCCTCACATGTCTTACTGTCCAAGTCAAGTCTGCTGGTATCAAAACCAGCAAACATGTCATGGATGTTAAAGGCATATCCTAAAGCATAATTCATATCATTTTAAGGGCTTATATGACTTATTAAATATCTTTCTATTCCAACTAGTTTTAGCATCTAAGATTTCATTCATGTCATTTTGACTTAAATGAATTGAAACTCTGGCTGCGTCACATAGTTTCAACCACCTCTGTTCCAATAATTGTGCTTCCTGTAACATATTCTGGTTGTGATTCTTCCAACCTTCTTTAAATCTCTTAGTGCAAGCACAGTAACATGCAATGGCGTCTTTCTCTTTATAATTGATTTCAGGTAACCCGTCCTCATCTACCAGAATGCCCTTATAGAGAATGTTTACCTGTCCATAATTCTTCTCAAAGTACAAAGTATCCCCCACTCTTTCAAATTTGGCATACTTGCCACTTATATAGAGAGGGTCACTATAAAGCTTTCTTGATTCTATATAGTTTTCAGTAAACTGTGAAGAGTAATCTCCGTTTACTGTGTCATTCGTAACATAATTCCACTCTTCAAAGCCATAAGTGACTGCTTCAATTATGTCACAGTTGCAAGGTAAATCCACTGTGTTGTCAGGGCATTGAATATCAGTAACATACCTGTATAATCTAGTTCTCCTGTTACCTATCTTATGCCAGGCAATCAGTCCAATTTCTTCGAACTCTTCAGGAGACAATTCTGTTCCATAGAGCAGATTCATTTGATAATAAGCTGAATTAAAATTCTCAAACGTCATACACTTCCTTCCACATAAACCCTCTGAATATATGATTATCTTTTCCTTTTACGAACTTAGCAAGCCAATTCCTATCCATCTCATTATCTTTGGCTGCTTTGGCTATACTCTTATAAACACATATCAATTCTCCGTCTAATGTATACTTACCTATAGACTTTCTGTTTCTAACTTGTCTATCTGACGTGTCGATAAGTTTAGGATAGTCAGAGCAAGTTTTAAAAATGAATACATAATCGTTGGTTTGCTTAAGCTTGTTGTTTAAAACTAGGCTTATATTGCCAGCGCTTACATGTAGATTCTCCGAAGCTGCAACGACAGAGTCATACTCTGCTAAGAAATTTCCATTGATATCATAAACGAGTACTGGTCTTTTATGACTATCTCCTGCCTTACGCTTCTGTTCCTCTGTTAAAATCACAGGAATCCCACCGCTAGACAAATTATATCCTAGATTAATTGAATCATAAAGTTGTATATACTCTGACTCTTTAGCATTTAGTAACTCTATTAGGTCATATTCATTCTCAGAATTAATTTCCAATAGCACCTCGTACTTGAAGTTAGTAGGTCCATATTTGCTTCTTGCAGCATTTATCTTAGGTCCTGCATAAGGGTGGTATTGTTAGTTGAAAACGGACAAATCTAACTGATTCCTACTGTTTGAATTTTACTCTTATTATCTGAATTT